TGATAATTCTGGCGCAGACGAAGTACATGGTAGACTATATGTAACAAGAGGATATGGAAGTGGGTCACAAGGTGATTTTGTTGGTGATTTAGCATCAGCAGCTCAACCATACGATGAAGGTCAGGTGATAGTATCAACTGGACTGAGTGGTAGTGGTTACATTAAAATGAATGCAAATCCACGAGACACCAATACTCCGTTTATGGATATTGTTGAAAGAACAGGTAGTGGATTATATGATGTTGGATTAAAAGTTCGATTGGGTGATTTAAGTGGGTTGGCTAACTCATCTTATGTATTCGGTAATTCAAATCCAGGATTTGGATTGGCAACTGATAATGTATTCCTTCAAGGTGGTATAATAGCAAACACAGGTTCTATTGGTGGAATCAAAATGCAAGATTCCAAATTGTTTACAGGTGTCGGAACACATGGTAATACAAACACAGGATTCTTTTTAGGTTCGGATTCAAAATTCTCATTAGGTGATAAATTTACATGGGATGGTACTAACTTAGTAGTAAAAGGTACTATTCAAATAACTGCACCAGAAGGTGGATTTCAATCAGTAGAAGAAGCAATTAACGCCGTAACGGAATCTGCAACTGCAAAGTCATTACAAATAACAACCGACTCATCGGTGTACGCATTTGATGATTCAACGGATACTTCCGCAACTCCGAATGTAATCAACTTTACAATCAGTCAACAAAACCTGTCAGCTACAATCGCAGGAAGTGATATCACAATCACTAAAGCAGGTGGTTCAACAATATCAACACCATCATTAGGTGGGACTTCAGGAATAGTATCAGGGTCAGGACAACAAAGTGGTAGTTTATCTTTTAGTGGATTGTCATTAAATAAAACTGACTTACCATTAACCCTATCGGTTACTAAAGATGATATAACTGATAGTACAACAATATTTAAAGTACAAGGTGGTGCAGACGGAACGCCAGGTACAGATGGTCAAGATGCAGTAACGGCATTCTTAACTAACGAATCACATACATTCCCTGCAAACTCATCAGGAACAGTATCAGACTTTAGTCAAGGTGTTACTGATATGGTTGTCTTTGAAGGTATTACTGATAAGACATCAAAGTATTCATTTAGTGGAACAGGTTCGTTGGGTGTTAGTTTTAATCAAAGCACAGATACATTTAGTATAACCGCAATGGGACATGATAGTGGTTCTTTAACAGTAACCGCGGTTAGTGCAAGTACTCAATTAGTTAAAACTATGTCACTTGCAAAATCAACCGCAGGTGCTGCAGGTGCAAAAGGTGCAGAGGGACTCGCAGGTTCTAATGCTAAAACATTAGTAGCAAGTTTAGATTCACAAGTGATGGCATTTGATAGTGCATCAGATAATACGGCTACACCTACAAATGTTATATTCTCATTTAACCAACAAAACTTAAACGCCGCAATTGGAAGTAGTGATGTTACAATCACAACTCAAGGTGATGATGCTATTACAAACTTTGCTTTCAACAATACTAATGTAACTTCTACTGATGGAAAGTTTAGTGGTATAGCAAGTGGTAGTATTGTGTTTGGAAATAATCTAAATGCAGGTGGTATAGAAGGAACTAAATCACATTTCCCAATTACAATATCAGCAACTAAAAATGGATTAACCGATACAATAAAATTATTTAAGGTAGAGGGTGGTTCAGATGGTTCACCAGGTTCTGATGGTCAAGATGCAGTAACGGCATTCTTAACCAATGAAGCACATACCTTCGCTGCACAATCAGATGGAACAGTTGTTAGTTTTAATGGCGCAACTTCAGAAATGGTTGTCTTTGAAGGTGTTGTAGATGTAACTGAAAACTATTCTTATAGTAGAACAGGTAGTTTAGGAGTAACATCAGCATTGGGTGGTACAAATGGAAATGTATTAACAATATCAGCAGCAGGACACGATAGTGGGTCAGTAGTAATTACTGCAGTAAGTTCAAGTACACAACTTGCAAAAACAATGTCCTTGGTTAAATCAAAACAAGGTACTGCAGGTCTCGCAGGTTCTAATGCTAAAACATTACAAGTTACTGTTGATTCTCAAGTTTACGCTTTTGATACATCTGCAGATACTACTGCAACACCAAGTTCAATATCGTTTATTATCAATCAACAAAATTTAAGTGGGGCACTTTCAACAGGTAATGTTACCATTACTAAGAATGGTGGTGGAACAATCACAACACCATCATTAGGTGGTAATGTAAGTGATGGTTCTGGTTTATTAAGTGGTAGTATTACATTTGATAATGGGGCAACTCCGGCGGCAGGTAAAGTCGTATCTAAAACTCATTTACCAATTACAATTGAAGTAAGTAAAGACTCATTTACAGATAGTATAAAAGTATTTAAAGTAGAAGGTGGAACATCTGGTACAGATGGAACGGATGCAGTTACCGCTTTCTTAACAAATGAGAATCATAACTTTCCTGCAGATTCGGGTGGTAGTATTGCATCATTCGCAGGTGGTGTAACTGATGTAAAAGTATTCGAAGGTGTTACAGACAAATCATCTAATTACTTATTCTCTGCTACGGCATCGACAGGAACAACATTTTCACATTTACAATCAGCAGGTGGTTCGTCAGGTAATGCAACAACGGCAGGTCATAATCATTTTAGTATAACAGGCCTAAGTGCTGATTCGGGGTCACTAACAATTAACGCAGTTAGTTCAAGTACACGATTGATTAAAACAATGTCACTTACACGAACTAAACAAGGTGCAGATGGTAATCCAGGTACATCCGCTAAATTACTAATTGGTAGTTTAGATTCGCCTGTATTTGCTTTTGATGATTCATCAGATTCTTCAGCAACCCCATCTAATATTATATTTAGTTTCCAACAACAAAATCTTACAGGTACTATTGGAACAAGTGATATTACAATTACAAGAAATGGTGGTACGGTAGTAACGGGATTTGCTTTTGATAATAGTGATGTTTCAAATGGAACTGGTATTGTAAGTGGTAGTTTAAAGTGGGTCGGTGGACAATCCGCAGGTGGGATGCAACAAACTAAAGGATATTTACCTGTTGAAATTTCTTGTACCAAAGATGGGTTAACTGATTCAGTAAAAATATTTAAAGTCGAAGGTGGTTCAGATGGTTCGCCAGGTTCAGATGGTACATCCGCAGTTTCAGCGCTTTTAACAAACGATTCTCATACACTTCCATTAAGTTCATCTGATGAAGTTATTTCATTCGCAGGTGCAAGTACTGAGATGATAGTATTTGAGGGTGTGACTGATAGTACAAGTGATTATAGTATATCTGTTACTAAATCAGCACATATAACAACGAGTGGTACTAATCCAGTAACCATTACAAATACAACTTCACCATTTAGTGGTTCTATTGTATTGACGGCAGTAAGTGCAAGTACTCAAATTGCAAAAACTATGTCGGTTGCAGTAGCAAGACAAGGTGATGATGGTTTAGATGGTTCAACGGCAAGGTCACTAACTTTACTTTCGGATTCTCAAACCTTTGCGTTTGATGACTCAAGTGATACAACTTCAACTCCTACTACAATTACTATGAGTGTAGTTCAGCAGAACTTAGCACATACAATTGATACAGGTGATATTACAATCACTAAAGGTGGTGGTAATTCGATTACTACTCCATCTTTAAGTGGTACGGTAACAAATGGTACAGGTACTCAAACATTTACATTAACATTTGACAATGGTGCATCCAATGCAGCAGGGAAAGTTACCAATAAAAATCAATTTCCAATTACAATCGAGGTATCGAACAATGCAAGTGATTTATCTGATTCAATTACAATATTCAAAGTAGAAGGTGGTTCGGATGGAACGCCAGGTGCAGATGGTTCTGACGCAGTAACAGGTTTCCTTACAAATGAATCACATACAATTCCTGCAAACGCAGCAGGTTCGATTGCAACAGGTGGATTAAATGGTGCAATTACCGATATGATTGTATTTGAAGGTATTACTGATAAAACTAATTCATACAAGTACGCAGGTACAGGTTCAACAGGAGTTTCGTTTAGTCAATTACAATCCGCAGGTGGGTCATCGGGTAACACATACTCAAATGGACATAATCACTTTAAGATAACCGCCCTAACAAAAGATTCTGGTTCATTAGAAATTAATGCAATTAGTGGTAGTGGTTCACAAAAGGTAATAATTGCAAAAACCATGTCGTTCTCTAAATCTAAACAAGGTTCGGCAGGTGCTCAGGGTGGAAAAGGTGCTCAAGGTGGTCAAGGTGCTCAAGGTGGAAAAGGTGGAAAAGGTGCAGCAGGTTCGGCAGGTTCAACAGGTGCAAAAGGAAGTACAGGCGCTCAAGGTGCAGACAATCAAGACTTTAGTTTCTTAGGTGATACATTATCCGCAATTCCATTCCCCGCGCCAGCTGGGTTGGTAATGAATAGTGAAGTTCTTGGATACCATAATACATTAACTGCCGCAGCTACAATAAACGACATGAGTGCGTTTATGGATAATGATGGTAACTTCTATTTAGGTAGTGGTTCGGGTGCATTAGGAGCAGGTTACTTCGCATGGGACAATACGGCTAAAACATTATTGATATCAGGTTCAGGCGTTGACTTCGCAGTACAAGAATTTTATTTTGGTAGAGGACTAACATCTATTAGTGGTTCTAATGGTAATATTAAAATTAGTGGTGATGTTGAACTTGTAGGTAGAAATCAACCAGAAGCATTATACTTTGAAGACTTTAACGCAGCAACACGAGAAGCAAGACCCTCATATATAGACCAAGGAAAAAATCCAAAATTAGATGGTTCAGGTGTAGGAATGGCTTTAGTTAGTGGAGCTATCACCGCAAACGATTCAATTACAGATACAGACTACGGACAATTCTTTGGGCCAGTAGCTATAATTGGTAATAATTCTGGTACTGACGACATGGCCTGGCTTAGTTCAAATACTGTTATGCCATTTAATCCAAACTCATTATATGAAATAGAAGTTAGAGTACAGAGAGCTGCAGGTTCTTATAATTACATTTACGCAGGTATAACTGCCTTCTCATCTTCATTACATACAGATGGTAGTACTAAACTTACCGCAATTAATGCTGCGGGTAGTACTTCTGGTACGGGGGGTAATTATAATAGTCAACACTACTTTGCTGCAAGTGGTGCACAACCAACGATTGGTGAATGGGTAATATACAAAGGTTACTTTAAGGGTACTGCAGGAACTTACCAGACTTCTGGCGTTCACCCAAACATTCATGACCCAGGTCAAGTTTGGACTACAACAAACGCATTTGCACCAATGATTCTTGTAAACTATAATAACGCACCAGGTAAGGTATATATAGATTATATAAAAGTTACCGAGTTCGCAGGTGGTGGTGGTTCTACTACAATTAGTGGTGATTCAATTAAGACAGGAACAATTAGGTCTAACAATTTAAGTACTACCAACGGTTCTATAATAAGTCTTGATAAAGGAACATTTAAAATGGGTGGTACAAGTTCACCAAAACTTGAATTTGATGGAACTACATTATCCATTGATGGTACAGTAACCGCAGGAGCTGGTTCTATTGGTGGGTGGACAATTGGTTCATCACATATTGGAACAAAAGGAACGGCAACCTCAAATGATACTTATGGTGAGTTTACATTAGGTTCTTCAGGATATATTTCAGCACCTCAATTTAAAATTGCACAAGATGGTACTGCAACATTTAAAGGAATTCTTGAAGATACCGCAACCTTCAAGTCTGGTAGTACAACAAAAGCATTTAATACCATGTTTGGTGTTGACGCAACTGGTTTAATTCTAAAAGTACCAAGATTTAGAGATAGTGATGGAACAGTTAAAAATGCTGCTACAAGATTTACAAACCTTGAAGATGATATTGATACTGAATTGACTGCAATTTCAACTGCATATGGTGGAAGTTATAGTTGTGTATTGCCTGGTACTAAAATAATTACTAAAAGAGGTGAGATAAATATAGAAGATACAAAAGACGATGATATAATCAAAGTATTTAACTTTGAAACTAAAGAATGGGATTGGTCACCGATTGACCACATTACTAGAGATAAAGTTGAAGGATGGAGTTTAATAAAAACAGAATCGGGCAAAGAACTAAAATGTTCTAACTCACATTTACTATATCATCCTGATTATCCAAATTCTGCAATTGCAATAGATGAGCTTGGAGTTGGTGGTGAGTTGTATGTTGCCGATGGTGAAAACTTAGTTATTGATAAAATAAAAAGTATAGAAACTTTTGATGAAGAAGTTGAAGTTTGGAATTATGAATTAGATGTAGTTCACAACTATGTTTCAAATGGAATACTTTCACACAATACATCATCTAAGTTATCACCCGCACCGACTGGACCATCCGGCCTTGAAACAACACTTGGACACCAATACAAAAAAGATGTAACATCAGATATTAATTCTGGTGACTTGGTTAAATTAGGTGTAAATAATGAACTTCATAAAGTCACAACTGCAAAAGACACTAATGTTGTTGGAATTCTGTGGGAAAAACTTGAACTAAGTTATGTTCAGAAATTTGAAGGATTTGGATTAGGAAAAAATGATACAAGTGATTCAGACGAACTTACCCCACCTGAGGAATACTACTCCGCATCAAGAAAAGATTCATTTGGCGATTATATTCCTGTAAGTCAAACAGGTTCTAAAGAAATTTGGAAAGTGGCTTCGATTGGGGATAGTGTAACGCAGGATGAATCAGGTTCATTTGTTTTACCTGGTTTTAAATTGTGTAACCAAGGTGGTGATGTAAATAAAGGAGATTTACTATGTTCATCAGATACGCCTGGTTATCTAATGAAACAACCATCAGAGTGGGTGGTAACTTCATTTAGTGGTTCAAGTCCACTTTACGAAGAAAGACAATCACATACTTCATATACAGTTGCTAAGTGTATGATATCCTCTTCATGGGATTCTAATGGTAGAATGGAAAATGTATATGGATACTTGTATTGTGGATAAAAAATAACTAATTAATAAATCTAAGATACTTATAGATATGGGAAAGACTTTAACAAATTGGGTAGTAGACTCTATACTGAGTGAAGATATAAAAAAAGAGGTAGTAGTTTACTCAGGTAGATTTCAACCCTTCCATTCTGGACACGCAAAAGTTTACGAACATCTTGTCAGTAAGTTTGGTAAGAATAATGTATTCATAGGTACATCAAACAAACAAGGTGGTCCAAGACATCCATTTAACTTCAGAGAAAAAAGAGAAGTTATGACTACGATGTTTAAAATCCCTTCTAATAAAATTGTTCAAGTTAAAAACCCATATTCACCATCAGAGGTGATGGATAAGTTTCCAGAAAAAACAACGGCATTTATTACTGTCGTAGGAAAAAAAGATGCAAACAGATTAGCAAGTCCTGGTTATCAAAAATATTTTTCAATGTATAAAAAGGGAAATGTTGATACAGGTTACAAAGATAAGGGATATGTTTATGTATCACCATCTTTTGGTAATATAAGTGGTACTGATGTTCGTAAGGGAATGTCGAGAGGGAGTGATTCTCAAAGAAAATCATTCTTTAAAAAAGTATATGGTAAATTCAATCCAAAAATATTTAACTTAGTATCAGGTAGATTAATCTCAGTAGAATCCGTAATGGAATCTTTTTTACAATCAATTAACATTAATAGTTTAATCAATGAAGCTTCACAAATTCCAACAAGTGGTAAAGGTATTGTAGATGATGGGCCAGGTGCATTCTATGGTAATATGAAATCTTATAAAGCAGAGATGGAAGAAGTTGTTGGGGACTTAGGTTGGGATATTGTAAACTACTTAATGGACGAAGACTCAATGGAATCGTTTAACACCCATTATCCGAATGGACCTGGTAGATATCAAGTATCATTCTTTCCAAGTGGTGATACTATGGATGGGCAGAAAAAGAGATATGGTAAAGATATAACTGGTAGACCTGCTTATAGAAAATGGGCAAAACATATTAAAAGAGTTGCATTGAGATTGGGTATGGAATTTGTTAAATTCGCTGAACCAAAAGATTTAGATAACCTTACTCCTAAAACCCTCACAAAAAAACAACAAGGTAAATCCGCTTCACTAAAAGAAGATTTAAAACGATTTGAAGCTATCGTAGGTGATACGATTGAATGTGATGAATGTGACCATAGTTGGAAAATAGAAGATGGTGGTGATGACTTATATATATGTCACGAGTGTGGAAATGATAACGAACCAACCATTGACGAAAAGAAAAAACCAAAAAGTAAAAAAGCATCTTTAATGAAACAAAAGAGAAACTTTTACTTAAAACCTGATAATGCAAAAAAAGAACTTGACAACTCAGGTAAAGAAGGACAAGTACTTTCAAAAAAAGTTGGTAAACAACGATTATACTTTGTGTCCTATGTTGGAAATGCAGGAACACAAAATATATTTAATGAAAGTATGATTATGGAAGGTGGAGCATATGGGCATATGAATCATCCATTCGATACAGAAATAAATTTGACATTTGGTGATTTAAAAATAATCATATCAAAAGCTCTTGAAGGTACATTAGAATTTGCAAGAGAAAAAACAGATGGACAAGCTCTGGCTATATCATATCGTAAAGATAGAGGTATTATCGCTGCCAGAAATAAAGGACACCTCAAAGACAGAGGACTTAACGCATTAGACATCAAAGGTGTCGCCGATAAGTTTGCTAATAGGGGTGGGTTGACCGATGCGTATAATTTCGCAATGAGAGATTTAGAATCAGCCATTTCAAAACTCTCCGATGCGCAAAGAAGTAAAATATTCAAGGATGGCTCAAAGTTTATGAACCTTGAAGTTATATGGCCGGAGTCAGTAAATGTAATACCATATGGTCAACCTCTATTAGTCTTTCATGGAACGATGGAGTATAATGAAGATGGAAAGGCAATCGGTGCTGATACATCAGACGCTAAAGTATTAGCGGGTATGATAAAGCAGGTAAATGCCGATGTTCAAGATAATTACACTATCCAAGGACCGCCAGTTGTTAAGATACCAAGGAGTCAGGATTTATCAAACAAGAAATCAATTTATTCATCGAAGGTAAGTAAACTTCAAAAAGAATTTAAACTAAAAGATTCTAATGGAGTTGCAGATTACCATCAAGCATGGTGGAGTGATTTTGTAGATAAAAACTCACCAACCACATTAGATAATAAAACTAAAATGGGGTTAGTAAAACGATGGGCGTTTTATGATAAATCATTTAGATTAGATAAGAAAAACATTTCTGATTCTAAAACAAGAGATTGGGCAAACAAGACAGATAAAATAGACCACTCAAAAATGGCTAAGAATAATATGAAACCATTCGAAGATATATTTTTAGGTCTTGGTGCAGAAGTACTTTCATTTATGTCATCAGCACTTACTGTTAATCCTGATAAATCACTTCGTGATATTCAGAAACAATTAGATAAAGTAATCAAAGATGTTCAGAAATCAGGTGACCCAAAAAAGATTGCAAAATTAAAAATGGAATTAGAAAGATTAAAGAGTATTGGTGGTAGAGATAAGATAGTACCAAACGAGGGTATTGTATTCCTATATAAAGGTGGTACATATAAGTTAACAGGTACATTCGCACCTCTTAACCAAATCCTTGGCCTTTTCTATTAATTTTTGTATATTTATATAAAGTATTAAACAAGTGTTATGTCAAAAAAGTTAAAAAATGTAAAAGCAGTCACCGAAATGATTGCCGGAACACATAAAAGTCAAACAAAAACTAATGTTAGTTTTGGTGAGACTAAATCCTTTGTCAAAAGAGAAGTTGGTGACCAATGGACTGATGATGAAGGTACACTTTGGGAACAAAAGAAAGGATACAAGGTTAAACTTGGTAAACTTTCAAAGTTAAGAGAAGACTTAACAAAGTTTCCAAATTGTAAAAAAGGTTGTAACTCGTACTTAAAGCCAACACGAAACGATATATACATGAGAGGAATCCATGGTATGTGTTTCGATTGTGTTATTGAAATGGAACATCAAATGAGAATTGATGGAACATACGAAGAGTACGAAAGAAAAAAGATTTATGCTAATATGAAGTCTTGGTTAAAACAAGCCGAGATTGAAAAGCAGGCAGTTAAAACGGCATTAAAGGCGAAATTCGTTAATGAAGATGGTTCAATAGAAGAATGGAACGATATGTCGTGGGAAGATGTTGAAGAGAAGATTGATAACGAGTTTCGTCTTTTTAAAGAAAACTATCTAAAAAAATGGGAAGTTAAAAAATGAAGTCCTTTATAAAAGAAACTTACGAGTCATACAAGACAGATGGTGTACCTCATATGTTAGCATTGGAGTATACCATTTCTGATGTCTATCAAAAATTAGTATCAGAGAATCTAATGAATGAAGACCTTCGTAAGTGGTTTGGTAAAGGAAAGACTGGCACCTCATCAGGTGGTGGTTGGGATAGATATGGTTCAGATGGACAGAAGTTAGGTAAGTGTGGTGATGGTAAAGAAGGTGGTGCTTACGCCGCATGTCTATCACAAGAGAAAGCCAATAAGTTAGGACCAAAAGGTAGGGCAGCATTTGTAAGAAGAAAAAGAGCGGCACAGAAAAAAGGTGGTGACGCAAAAAAAGGTGGAAACAGAACTAAAGGTAAAAAACCTACAAATAGTAAAACAGGGGCATAACAATGAATCCAAGATTAAATAAAAAAGTAAAAAAAGACTTAGACGCATATTTTAAAGGAACAAGTGCGTCCTCACCAGAAGCACATCACGCTATTATGTTTATTTTGAAAGGTGCATTAACAGACGCAAACTTTCATAGTACATCTAAGAAAGTAGATAAACTTTTTCCAAAAGCTAAAGGTGCAAAATACTTTGGTAAGAGAGAGTGGGAAGATAATCTTGAGTCTAAAGGAATGGACATCGCCGCAGCCGCAAAATGGGATGGACACGACATTCTTGATGCAATCGGATTCTTTGTATCAATGTATATAGGCAGACCTCTTGGTTCAAAAATTGAAGACCTTAAAAATGAATCTCTAAATAAAGAACACAAATTATTAGAAAACTTATCTGTTCTTGTTGAAAAGAATGTTCCTACAAATCCATCTAAATGGTCTTACTACAAATCACAAGCTAAAAAGAAGTTTGATGTATATCCATCAGCATACGCAAACGCATGGGCGGCAAAACAATATAAAGCCGCAGGTGGTGGTTGGAGAACTACAAAAGAAAATGTAGAAGAGACTATTGAAGAAAAGGTATCTGTATTTGATGAAAGGCATGTTGGTAAAAATGGTATTATCATTATGATTGATGATAACGGAAAGAAAGTATCAGCAATTTTCAAAAACAAAAAGAACGCAGATAAATTCAACAGAAATAATCCTGAAGACTTAAAAAAACTTTTAGATTTAGCTAAGAAAACTAAGTTTCCAAAAACAATAGACTAAGGGACATCATGGATAAAAAACAACTCAAGAGTATTATAAAAGAAGAATATCAAAATGTTAAGTCATTCATGGAATACAAATATGGATTCACACCTGAGTTAGGTAAAGTGATTTCTAATCCCTATGCAAAATCATTTGTAAACGAAGCCAAAGAACCTGAAGTAATTACTACATTAAGAAAAATCGTAAAGAATAAACAAAACGATTTGATTAAAGATACTAAGAGTGGTAAGAAGGTAAGAGTTGATATGAATTCAGCAAACCTAATGGTTCAAGTATATGATGCACTTAAACAACAATCTAATAAAGATAAGTTTGTTAAGAGTGGTATCGTAATGATGGGACATATGGCTTACAAACTTATGAAAAAAGAATCAGTAAACGAAGGTGCTTACACTATTATGAACGTTAATCATACCGTATCAACCACTAAGAAAAAGTTAATGAAAAAGTGGAAACAAAAAGGTGGATACGAAAACTTCGGTCAAAAAGAATTAGATATTTTGAAAAAGAAGTTGAATTACAATCCGTATGGTTCAGACGAAGAAAGAAAGATTGCTAAAATCCTTGATAACTTCAATAATTGGGCAATGAATTATGATGGTAGTATGAGAGAATCAGTAAACGAAGCTAAATCTATGGATATGAAAAAAAGATTAAAGGTTTACGATAAACTTAAAAAAGGTGATAAGATTACGATTAAGTATGGTTCATCAATGAGGGGTGGAGTTGAAAAGGAATTTGTAGTATCCAAAGGAAAAACTTTAGTTGGTAAACAAAAAGTAGAAAGAATCATTCTACAAAATCCGGCGAATCCAAAAGGTGTTAAGTATTATCTATATCAAAGAAACGGAAATGTAACTATGGCTATTGGTGATATGGCAGCTACCATCGAAGATATGCATGAATCAATAGATGAATCAACAGGTCTTGCAATCATACATAAAGCAGCTAAAAAAGGAAGTTATCCTGTTAGTATTGTGGCAACTATGTTAGGTAAGGTTGTAAAACAAGAATTAGTAAAAACACCAATGGCAGTCCCAGCAGCATTTAGAATGATGCAAGGTGGATACCCACGAGCAACTATCGCAATTGAAGATAGAACAGGTAAAATTTTATTCAAAGAAGGATTTGTAAAAGAATCAGTAAACGAAGGTATGTTTAAAGTAATCGACCAAATTAGACAAGATTCTAAAGACGCGGGAGATTTTATCAAGAATGTATTTTCAGACCCAGACTTTAAAGACATGAAAAAGGACAAAGACTTTTTAAAGTATCTTAAATCTATTTACGAAGGATTTTCAGTAGTAGAAGAATATGATGTAGAAAATGAACAAGACATAAAAGAATTTGTTAACTTTATGAAAGAATACAAAGCTGATATAAATGAAGCAGAGTATCAAGGTAGGGATGTCAAGCTTGGTAAAATAATGCAAGGTGATGTTAAAAAGTTTAAAGTCTATGTTAAGAATCCAAAAGGAAATGTAGTGAAAGTAAACTTTGGTCACAAAGGTAAGGGAAATGAAAAGACAATGTCTATCAAAAAAAATAATCCTGAAAGAAGGAAAGCATTTAGAGCAAGACACAATTGTGATAATCCTGGACCGAGACATAAAGCAAGATATTGGTCTTGTAAAAAATGGTAATCAATTTCATTAAATTAATTTACATATTTATATAAAACTAAAAAACAAGTTATGAAGTACATTCACACTTATAAGCTCGAAGAGGGTAAATCCTTTAACGACTTAGAACTCCTAACACAATTACTTAGTGTTGTAAAACTGAGGGTATCAAGTCCCTCTGAAAAAATCATGTTGTATGTAGACACTTATACTTTAAACGAGTATAAAAAATTTGGTATGGATACTTTATATGATGAAGTCAATACTGAAGTACTTGACGAATATCCAAGTGATAAGATTTCTAAAGATTATTGGTCTTCACCAAAGTTATGGGTAATGAAACACCAAGAAGAACCTTTCCTTATGTTGGATACCGATTTAGTACTACACAACATAACACCTGATGTATTAGAAAGAGCACAGGTATCATTCTTACATACAGAATCACCAACAACATACGCATTCCCATCAGTTTTAAATAAACCAAAAGCTTTTAAATGGAGTGATTGGGATGTGATGGCATTTATAAACACAATGCCTGCAAATTGTGCAGCTATTTGTTTTACAGACATGGAATTTTTAAAAAGGTATACAGACAAGTACTTTAGATTTGTTCTAAATAATAAAGGTGGTTATTCTGAAAAGTTTTTCGAAAAATCAGACTTTACAGATAGTACTGCACCACAAATCACAATGGAACAATGGTTATTAAGTGCTATGATGTTCCAAGAAGAATATGATAATACTGGTGCACCAATATCAAGAGAAACCCCATTTCAGTCTCAGTCATTAACTAACGCATTATCAACACCATTAGGATTCCAACACCAAGTTTGGAATGTACCATCAGTACAAGTTATGAAAGAGTTGGGTACACAGATATTTCATCTATGGGGTGCAAAAACATTTTATGATAAAGCTGAAAAAGAAAACAAACCCGAACTATATGAAGTTTGGAATAAAATAAAAGAAGATTTGGTTGGAGCAAATAACGATTTCATTCAACTTCTTAAAAAAGATGAGTACTACGATATCTTAGAAAAGTTAGAAGATAATTGTAGGGAAATCCCAAAATCAACTAATTAAATTAATTTACATATTTATATTAGTAATCAAAGTTTAATTAATAATCAAATAAAACGGAAAAATTATGACTACAATTTTTATTATTTTAGGTGTACTACTTGTCGGAGCAGGTGTATACTATTACTTTTACAAGCAAGGTAAAATTAACGACAGAGATGGTGACTACATTCCAGATGAAGTAGAAGATACTATCGAAGACGCTAAAAAAGTTGCTAAAGAAGTAAAAAGAAGAGCAAAAAGAGTTAAAGAAGAGCTCGGTGATGTTGCTGACGCAGTAAAAGAAGTCGGTAAACAAACTAAAGATGTTGTCTCAGCTGCAAAGGGTAAAAACCGAAAAGGTAGAAAACCTCGTAAAGCAAGTTCAGGTTCAGGTTCAGGTAGAGGAAGAGGAAGAAAATCTTCAGGTTCAGGTTCAGGTAGAGGAAGCGGAAAAAAATAAACTCATAGGAGTACATAGTAATGGGACTATTTAAAAAGGCTGGAACAAAACTCCAAAACTTAATAATTATTGTCCTCTGTATACTTGTCTTACTCAAAACTTGTGGTGGTGGTGACGATGTTACTACTGAAAAGATTGTTACTAAAATCGAAACACGATACGACACTCTAACAGTAGAAAAAAAAGTTTATGTACCAAAATACAAAACAAGAATAGAGACAAAGACTGTTACAGATACAGTAGTATTAAAAACTAAAATCGATACCCTCGAAATCTTAAAAGATTATTATAGCAAGTATGTCTATCAAGATACTCTTAAGTTAGATTCGTTGGGTTACATTACTATTATAGATACAATATCTCAAAACAAGATATTTAGTAGAAACTTTGACTCCCAAGTATTAATACCAACTACAACCATTACTAATGACATTTACCTCAATAAACCAAAATTGTTTGGTGGGGTAAGTGTCGGTGGTAATTCTAAGCAAATAAACTTTTTATCTGGAGACTTACTTTACAAATCTAAAAAAGATAATGTATATGGAGTGGGGCTTGGTGTTAATCAGAACTTCCAACCAATAGTAATCGGTAGAGTCTATTGGAAAATCTCGTTCAAGGGGAAAAAGTAAATGTATGCAAAAGAATATCAAACAAATCATAAAGGAAGAGTACTTAAAATGTGCTAAAGACCCCGTATATTTTTTTAGAAAGTATTGTTATATTCAACACCCATCTCGTGGTAAAATTCTTTTTAATTTATACGACTTCCAAGAAGACTTAATGTCGGCAGTTTCCGACAATCGATTTAATGTAATTCTTAAATCACGACAATTAGGTATATCAACACTATCAGCCGGATATTCTCTCTGGCTTATGTTATTTCATGAAGATAAAAATGTATTAGTAATTGCAACTAAACAAGAGGTTGCAAAAAACTTAGTTACTAAAGTTAGATTCATGCATCAGAATTTACCATCTTGGTTAAGAGGTAATACTGAAGAAGATAACAAGTTATCATTAAGACTTAAAAATGGTTCTCAGATAAAAGCAACATCTGCTGCAGGTGACGCGGGTCGTTCTGAAGCATTATCATTATTGGTAATTGATGAAGCTGCATTTATCGATAATGTAGAAGAAATTTGGACATCTGCACAATCAACACTATCAACTGGTGGTGGGGCAATCGTGTTATCTACACCAAATGGTGTCGGTAACTTTTTTCACAAAATATGGTTACAAGGACAAGCAGGTGAACAATGGAATCCGATAGAGTTACATTGGAGTGTCCATCCAGAAAGAGATGAAGCATGGAGAGAACAACAAACAAAGTTACTTGGTGAAAAGGGAGCAGCACAAGAATGTGATTGTGATTTCATCAGTTCTGGTTATACAGTAGTAGAAGGTTCAACATTAAAATGGTATGAAGAGACGCATGTTAAAGACCCTATTGAAAAAAGAGGTTTTGATGGTAATTATTGGTTATGGGATTACCCTAACTATTCTCGTGATTATGTTGTTGTGGCTGATGTTGCTCGTGGGGATTCTACTGACTATTCTGCGTTTCATGTCTTTGATGTTGAGACTGTGGAACAAGTTGCTGAATATAAAGGTAAGATTGAAACAAAACAATATGGTGCATTTTTAACATCGGTTGCAACTGATTGGAACAATGCATTACTTGTAATTGAAAACGCAAACATTGGTTGGGCAGTAATACAAGAAGTTATAGACAGAAACTACCAAAACCTATATTATTCATACAGAGATTTAGGTTATGTCGATGAGGATATTCATCTTAGAAAAGGTTTTGATTTAAAAAGAAAAGACGATATGGTTCCTGGGTTCTCAATGACAAGTAGAACTCGCCCATTGGTTATATCTAAATTAGATACTTATATGAGAGAACGAACACCAATGATTAGGTCAAAAAGATTAATCGATGAGTTGTTTGTTTTTATATGGAATGGTAGTAGAGCAGAAGCTCAACGAGGTTATAATGATGATTTAGTAATATCTTTCTCAACAGGTCTTTGGGTTAGAGATACGGCATTGAAGTTAAGACAACAAGGTATGGACTTAACAAGAACTACATTAACCCACATAAAAAGGAATCAACCAGGTGCTTATAACAATAGAAACCTTGGAATAGACCCTTGGAAACAGAAAGACCAGCATGGTAATGACCAAGATTTAACTTGGTTGTTATAAAATTTGGAAATAAACTATTTTTTTTGTATATTTATAGAATGTATAAGTATACAATATAATTAGAAGTAGAAAATATGGCAGATAAATCATTATTTGGTAGACTAAAGAAATTATTCAACACCCAAGTTGTTGTTCGTAGAATTGGTAAAGGTAACACACAAGCTATCGATACTCAAAGACTACAATCACAAGGTAACTTGAGGAGCTCGTCCTATTATGATAGGTTCGGTAGATTACACACTACAAGAAAGCATTGGGAAACTTATAATAACCAATTCAACTACCATTCAAATAAATTAGAATTATATACAGATTATGAAGCGATGGATAAAGATTCAATCATCGCATCTGTATTAGATATATACTCGGATGAATGTACCCTAAAAAATGATATGGGTGATGTTCTTAGAATTAAGACAAATGACGAGAATGTAAAAAAGATATTACAAAACCTTTTCTATGATGTACTGAATATAGAGTTTAACCTTTGGTCTTGGATTAGAGGTATGAATAAATATGGTGATTACTTTTTACATCTTGATATTGAAGAAGGTGTGGGTATTGTAAACGCATCACCAATGTCAGCATATGAAATAGAAAGAGAAGAAGGTTTTAATCCAGAGAATCCTTATGAAGTTAGATTTAAGTTAGGTTCAGCTGGCGCAGCTCATGGTGTCGCATCTAACAAACAAGCAGACTATATGGAGTTTTATCAAATGGCACACTTTAGATTAATGTCAGATACAAACTTCCTTCCATATGGTCGTTCTCTAATTGAAGGTGCAAGAAAAACTTGGAAACAATTAACTCTTATGGAAGACGCAATGATGATTCATAGAATTATGAGAGCGCCTGAAAAAAGAGTGTTCAAAATCGATGTAGGTAACATTCCACCTAATGAAGTTGATAATCACATGAGAAGTATTATTGACCAAATGAAGAAAGTTCCTTACCTCGACCAAAATACAGGTGACTACAACCTTAAGTTCAACCTTCAAAATATGTTAGAAGATTACTATCTACCTGTTAGAGGTGGACAAAGTGGTACTGAGATTGATTCCCTAAGTGGAATGGAATTCGGTGGTATTGATGATATTGAATATCTAAAAAATAGAATGTTAGCAGCACTTAAAGTTCCAAAAGCATTTATTGGATATGAAGAAGGTGTTGAGGGTAAAGCAACATTAGCACAAGAAGATATTAGATTCGCAAGAACTGTTGAGAGATTACAAAAAATTGTACTATCTGAATTAACAAAGATTGCAATCATTCACTTATACTCACAAGGATATGAAAATGCAGACTTAGTTAACTTTGAATTAGAGTTGACTAACCCATCAATCATATACGAACAAGAGAAAGCAAATCTTTGGACTGAAAAAACAAGACTTGCAAGTGATTTAAAAGACCTTAAGATGGTATCTCAAGAATGGGTATACAAAAACATCTTTAATATGTCAGACGATGAATGGAAACTTGAACAAGGTAAGGTAATAAACGACCTTAAGTTAGGTTTCAGACATGAACAGATAGAATCTGAAGGTAATGACCCAATAAAATCAGGTGAGTCGTTTGGTACTCCACATGATTTAGCTATGATACAACAAAATGGTGATGGTGAAGAAGGTTCACAAAACGAATATGGTAATTCGGGTGTTCCAAGTAACCCTCCTGGTGCACCAGATGGTGGATTTGATGGCGCGGGAAGACCACCAAAGGCAGGGAACTACAAAACGGATGATAATCCATTTGGAAGAGACCCAATTGGACAAAAAATGAATAGAAGAGCGTCCAAGCCAGAGACATCTTATAGTAAACATAAGATATCACCATTGGCATATGAACAAGCCGAAGCTATGAAAAGTAGTCTTAGTAAGATGAAGAGAAAAACAAGAAGTGTAATACTTGAATCTTTGAAAGATGACTCCAAACCTAATGATAAAGGTGGGTTGTTAGATGAGAACAATTTAATAGATGACACGATTTAGTTTTTTTTTAGATATTTATAGTGTAGTTGTTAATAATTAAGGTAATAAAAATGGGAAAATTAAAACATAGTAAATTTAAAAACACAGGAATTCTGTTTGAACTATTAGTTCGACAAATTGCCTCTGATACTTTATCAGATAATACCTGCTATGCAACTCAGATTATAAAAAAACACTTTACAAAAGGTTCTCAACTCGCAACAGAGCTAAAATTATATCAAGCTCTTACAAAAGAGAACTTTGACTCTCAATATAAAGCACAAGAGTTCTTAAACATTGTTTTAAAAGAACGAGCTAAGTTAATTGAAGGTACTTTAAAAAGAGAAAAGTACAATTTAATCAAATCTATAAAAGATTCATATCTTATTGAAGACTTTTTTAAATATAGAGTTTCAAATTATAAAGAATTAGCATCTGCATACAAATTATTTGAAAATAGTGAATCACAATCACCAAAAGAATATGTAGAGTGTAAGAATACAATCTTTGAATCAATAACAACAGATAAAGTTGTAATAACAGAGGATGTATCTAACAAAGAATATCAGAAACAACCAAAAGAGGTTAGACTATTAGCATATAAGTTCTTAGTAGACTCGTTTAATTCAAAATACTCGACTCTTTCAGAATCTCAAAAACTTATATTGAAAAATTACATCAATAACATTGACAATTCTCAAAATTTAAGAAAATTTGTTGTTTCTGAGGTAGCTAGATTGAAAAGAGAATTAAAATCTATTAAGATTTCCGATAAAGTTACTAATATTAAACTTAATGAAACAATAAATCTTATAAAAGAGTTAACTAAGCATAAAGTAGTTAACGAAAATCAAATATTAGCTCTATTAAGATATAATCAATTACTTGACGAATTAAGGAGAAGATAAATGTCTAAATTTTTACTTGAACAACTCGATAAAAGATTCGAGGAATTGGAAGAAAAGAAAACTGTTCTACTTGGACAAGAAGAAGAGGAAGAAGAAACTAAAGATGAAGCCAATGTTACAGGTAATTTAGATGGTGGCGCAGGTCCACCAAAAACTCCTTATGCGTTTGCAAAAAGTGAGGACGATATGGACAATGACCACATAGAAGTATTTGGGTACAAGAAATCTAAGAAGTCAAACAAGAATATTAAGAAATTAGAATCTGTTAGTAAGATTGAAGCTAAGTTAGAAAAAATAGTTGAGGCTAGTTATCGTGATTACAAACGAGATGACTCTATGAAAGCTCATCAAAAAGTAAATACTTCAATTAAAGAGATTAATAGATTGATGTGGGAAATTACAAAGATTGTAAATCAGAACTCTAAACTAAAAACTGAAACGGGTGTACATACTGGTCAGTATTGGAAGTCTACTCAAAAAAGATTTGGTAAGATTTCTGAAAGAATGTTAAAAGTTGCACGACAATTAAAAGAATTGAGTGCTTAATATGTCTTGTGGGTGTGAAAATAAAAAGGTGACCTTGAAAGAGGAGTTGGAAATCACAGATATCCAACAAATACGAAAGTTAATTCGTCATGAATTAGCCAGAGTATTCTTTGATTTATATCGTAAGAAAAAACAATGGGAAGGTTAGATGAAATCACTTTTAATTGATACAATGATATTTGAAGTAACTCCTACTATGTTGGCAGAGGCTAAATCTGAACATGGTAGATTTCTGGTAGATGGTGTTTTACAAAGAGCAAACGCTAAAAACCAAAATGGACGAGTATATCCAAAAGATATATTAAGAAGAGAAGTTACTAAGTACTTAGGAAAAGAAATCGCAGAGAATAGAGCGTATGGTGAATTAGACCATCCAGAATCATCAGTAGTTGAATTAAAAAACACTTCACACATTGTAAGAAATGTAAAGTGGAGAGGTGATGATGTAATCGGAACAGTAGAAATTCTAAATACACCATCAGGAAAAATATTACAAGAAATTATAAAAGCAGGTTGTACTGTTGGTATCTCTTCAAGAGGTATGGGTTCTGTAAAACAGATAAGTGAAGATGGGACTGTTGCAGTAGAACAAGACTTTGAATTAATTTGTTGGGACTTTGTATCTAACCCATCAACTCATGGGGCATTTATGTCGCCAAAGAATGAAGGTGTTATAAATGAAGGTATTAGTAGAAAACAAGATACTTATAAGTATAATAAAGCACAAGACATTATGAGAGACATCATCTGTGAAGTTGGTGGCTATTGTGAATGTTTTTAGATTAGGGATATATTATGAAATTAAAAGATTTACTTAACGAATCATCAAAGTCTTACAAAAGAGTAAACATTGGTGAAGAAGAGCAAGAAAAGAAAATGACTTCAGAAGAAAAAAGAGCATTTCTTGAAGCCGTATCTGCATATAAGAAATTTGGTGAAACAATTTATCGTAATGGTGACCTTATGGAAACATATGGCGCAATTAAGAACATTGTTGAGAATGCAAACAAAGTAACACTCGAAGAAACGGGTGATTGGTTTGATAGAGTTACTGTTAACAGACATATGAAATCAATGAACGAGTCATTTAAAGTTTTTCAAAAAACATTAAGTGAAGTTCACACACTACAACAAAGAATGGAGTCTACTTATGATGAAATCGGTGAAGTACTTTCGAAATATTATGAAATTAAAGAAGGAAATGAATTCGGCGCTGAAAGAGCTAAAGCAATCGCTAAAGGCAAAGATGAGTTCGAAGTAGATGGAAAAAAATATCCTGTAAAATCAGTTGACAAAGATGATAAAGAAAATGCAAAAGAATTTACTAATGAATCTAAGTCAATGAAACTAACAAGTTTATTAAACGAGTCATTTGGATTGGGCGAATTACCATCATCTAAATTAAAGAAGATGAAAGTATCTGCTAAAGAAATGATGGATTCAGTTAACCCAAAAAATAAAGCAATCGTTGAATCATTCTCTACTGAAGAAAAAAGAATCGTAATGATGGCAGTTAGAAAGATTGCTAAATACATGAACAGAGACCTTGCAACTGCATTGAGTTATGTAATTGGTGCAGCACAAGAATTAGAAAGAAGTGGTAAGGTAAAGTAATGATTAAATTAAAAGACATATTAACGGAAATCTCAGCAATCGGTGGATTAAAGCAGGTTGTAAAAGGTAATACTGATAGAGTAGAAGGAATCAAAGTATCAAAAGAAATGGCACAAGCTATGATTGATTGGTTTAACTCTTCACCTTATGGTAGAAAATATCCAAATGCTAAAAAAGGTAGATTACATTTATCAATAGGTATTATGATGTCTTTTGGTTTAGATAGATATGCTAAACATAAAGGTGCTAAAGAAGAATTGAAACACTTGAAAACATTAGCAAAAGCAATGAGAGGTGACTAATGGATAAGACGGAAATCTTACAAGATATTTCAGTAGACCTTTCTTTTATGTACAAGAAAGCACTTAAGAATATTAAAAAGTTAGACCCTAAGACAAGACAGCAATTTGCAAAGTTGTTTGTTGACTTTAAAAATAAAGTGGATGACTTATCTGAAGGTGTTGGAATGAATCGTAGACTTCATATGGGTATAAACGAAGCTAACTACAATACCAAACAAGATGCGATGAACGCATATATGAAAGGTAAAGTAACTGCACAAGAATTAGATAAGATTGCAAAAAATGATTTTAAATCATCAGTTGCAACTAAAAAAGAATTACAAAACTTTATGAACTCAGGATACATGAAAGAGTTGATGGCCAATACATATGGACTCAAAGTACCTGCTATGGAAAAGAAAGTTAAAGAATTAATGAAGTACGCGAGTTAAGGAACATTATGATAAAACTAAAAAACTTATTAAGCGAAAAGGCTGACCCAGCATTAAAAGATGGTGAGAAAAAAATCATCGCAAAGGCAATGAGTAAAGCTATTGGTCGTGATGTTGAAGTTAACATGGACGATGTTGAATACCATACAGGCACAAGTACATTCTACGCAGGTAATGGTGGCGAAACACAATTATTCGTTGGATATTACGAAGATGAAGACAAACCATACAATGTTAGTATTGAAGATGGTTCAAAGCAATACGCTCAAGTAGATGCAAAAAATATTAAGGATGTTATAAAGGCAGTAGTTACATTATCAAAGAAATTCAAAAAGAACCTATTAGAATCTAAAAAATCAGTAAACGAAGATTACTCATCACATTACAGTCCTCAAGTTGGTTTATTTTATCTTGAAGGTGTTCCATTCACAAAGGAAAGAATTGTAGAAGTAATTAAATATTTTAGAAGTGCTAAAATAAAATCTGCAGTTAGTCAATTTGAATACCGACCAACGCTTCTTATAAAAGATAAAGAAAATAATGAATCAGTAACTATTGATGCTAGACGATTAAAAACATTAATTGACTTCTACAAAAAAGATAGTGCTAAGTTAGCATCTGATAAAGATTTCAAATAATTTATATTTACTAAAATAATTTCTATATTTATTAACATCGGTCACTAATGGCCGGTGTTTAATTTTTTATATATGCAAAAAAGATACAAAAAAGTAAGAAGGGAACAAATGATTATCCCTGGTAAATTCAAAGCCGCAAAAGTAATCAACGGAAATATTGAAGCCGCACTTAAGTTTTTTAAACGACAAGTTAAAGAATCAAATGTCTTACAAGAACTTAAGGACAGAAAAGAGTTTATAAAACCATCCGCAGTTAAAAGAAAACAAAAGATGGACGCTATCAGAGCAGAATATATAAGAAGAATTAGGTCAAACGATTAAATAAAATAGTAAACACTTACTGTTTTTGGTTTTAGACCTATATTTATAAACCGAACACAATACCACTCCCCAATGAGTGGTCACTTATTTTTATAATAGTAATCACTATTAAGATTCCAAATAATCTTATTATCCAAAATTTAATTAAGGAGAGACAGAAATGGCTAAATCTGATTTATTAAAAGAAGCTATCGCTGACGCAAAGGCAGTAAAAGAAACTGCATTAGCAAACGCAAAGATGGCCTTAGAAGAAGCCTTCACTCCAAAACTTCAATCAATGTTATCTCATAAGATTGCTGAAGAATTAGACGAAGACGATATCGAAGAAGATGAAGTTGCTGACGAAATGGCAATGGCATCTGATGAGGAAGTTGCTGACGAAACCTATGAAGGTGAAGAAGTAGCTGACGAAAACGAAGATATGGACGAGTCTGATGATGAAGTATCTGAAGAGGAAGTAGCTGACGAGGAATTAGATACAGAAGATAAAGAAGAAGTCGAAGACATCGCATCTGATGTTGTTGATGGACATGAAGACGAAATGCATGACGAAGAAGAAGCTGCTGAAGAAGCAGAAGAAGAAGCGCCTGCAGACGAAATGAATGACATGGACGAAGATGAAATGGACGAAGACGAACTTGATTTAGAATCTGTAATTAAAGAATTAGAAGCTTCTATCAACGAAGAAGAAGTTGAAGAGGAAGAAGAAGTAAAAGAAGAACTTGACTCATCTGATTTAGGTGACGGCGAAAACGCTGAACCATCTGATGATGCTAACGATTCTTCTGACATCGAAAACGATGACGAGTTAAATATTGACGAAATCATTGAAACATTAAAAGAAATGTCAGACGAAGAAGTAGATGAAAACGAAGAAGAAGAAGTTGAAGAATCTGTTGTAAACGAAGAAGAAGAAGTTGAAGAGACTGAAGAAGTTGAAGAAGAAAATAAAGAGTTGGAAGAAGCATACGCTACTATCGAATCTTTAAAAGGAACTATCAACGAAGTTAATCTTTTAAACGCTAAACTACTTTACACCAACAAATTATTCAGAACTTTTGATTTGAATGAGTCACAAAAAGTTAAAGTTATCGAGAACTTTGATAGAGCTGCAAACTTAAGAGAAGTTAAGCTTGTTTTTGCTACATTAGGTGAAAACTTAAATGTTGCAAGAAAAAAGAAAACTGTTGTTAAAGAAGGAATCGCTTCTAAACCAACTGCAAGTACTGCACCTAGCAAATCAATAATCTCTGAAGGTAACGAAGTTGCTAACAGATTTAAGAAGTTAGCAGGACTAATAAAATAATTTAAAAACGGAGAAATCAAAATGGATACAAATTCATTATTAAACGAATCCGCTGGGTATACTAAGAAAATGTCTGATGAGGCAAAAGGATTAGTATCTAAGTGGGACAAGACTGGCCTTTTAGAAGGTATCGAGTCTGATTTTGAAAGAAGTACTATTGCTACTCTACTTGAAAACCAAGCAAGAGAATTAGTAAAAGAAGCTTCTTCAACAGGTACATCCGCAAACTCTGAAGAGTGGGCAGGTGTAGCACTTCCATTGGTTAGAAGAATTTTCAGCGAAATCGCTGCAAAAGAATTCGTTAGCGTACAACCAATGAACTTACCATCAGGTCTGGTATTTTACTTAGACTTTAAATATGGTACTGCACAACCAGGATTTGAAACTGGTGCAGGTAAAGATTCACAAACTGACTCAGTATTCGGTGTAACTGAAACTGCAAGTGAAGCAAGTGAAGGTCTTTACGGAGCAGGAAGATTTGCATATTCAATCAACGAGACTGAATCTGGACCTTTAACTCAAGCAGCAGCTGGAGCAGTAGCGGCAGCTAGTACATTTACATCTGAATCATTCGCAAATGGTGTCGCTTTAGACCCAGCAATCGATTATGATTCAAGCTTCTCACAATCTTTATCAGCAGCTGATAGAGCATTGTTAAGAAGAGTAACAGTAGCTAACGCATCGTTAAGTGGTGCTGATTTAGAAGGCGTAAGAGCATTCGAAATTAGTGGTTCTAACATCGCAGCTTACTATCCTGCATACACTAAAGCAAATGTTTCTGGGTCTAACTCAGTATCATTCATGGTTAAATTAGTAGGTGCTACTAACGCAATCGCTGGTGTTAAAGTAAAATACCAAAAGCAACCAACTGACATTACAAGAGGTGACTTTGAAGACACAACTTCAGGTGGTTCAGACTTAGGTATTCCAGAATTGAATGTTGAACTTAGAAGTGTTCCAATCGTAGCTAAGACAAGAAAGTTGAAAGCACAATGGACTCCTGAGTTCGCACAAGATTTAAACGCTTATCACTCAATTGACGCTGAAGCTGAATTAACTTCTATGTTATCTGAGTACATCTCACAAGAGATTGACTTAGAAATCTTAGATATGTTAATGGAAAACGCTTTAACTGAAGCTAAGTGGTCTGCTAGAATCGGATATTCTTGGGATGGTAGTAAATTCACTTCAAGTGGTCTTAACGCAGCAGTTGAGAGATATACTCAACAACAATGGTTCCAGACTTTAGGTACTCAGTTACAGAGAGTTTCTAACCAAATCCACGCTAAGACAATGAGAGGTGGAGCAAACTTTATGGTAGTATCTCCTGATGTTGCTACTATCATCGAGTCTATTCCAGGTTATCAGTCAAATGGTACAGGTAACGAAATGCAATTTGCGTTTGGTGTAAGCCAAGTAGGTTCTTTCGCTAACAGATACCAAGTGTACAAAAACCCATACATGAAAGAGAATGTAATTCTATTAGGATTCAAAGGTTCTCAATTCTTGGAAACTGGTGCAGTTTACGCTCCATACATTCCATTAATTATGACTCCTCTTGTGTATGACCCAACTAACTTCCAACCAAGAAAAGGTGTAATGACTCGTTACGCTAAACAAATGGTAAGAGGTGAGTTCTATGGTAAAGTAATTTGTCATGGTTTAGAGGCAATAAGCGGATAATCATAAGATTATAACTTAATGTTATTAAAAGGGTGGCTTCGGTCACCCTTTTTTTTATGCCTACGGATATTTATAATAAACCAAAAGAGGATTGTCTATGGCAGAGAATATCGCGAAGAAAGCTCCAAAAGGAAATGTTAGATTTTCAATAAGTTTATCAGAAGAGCAAAAACAAGCAAAAGCACAAATAAGAAATCATCCATTTAATTTTATATTAGGAAAAGCAGGTAGTGGTAAAACACTATTAGCAGTTCAGATTGCACTTGATAGTTTTTTTAAACGAGAAGTTAATAAAATAGTTATAACAAGACCTACCATATCAAATGAAGACAACGGATTCTTACCTGGCTCATTAGATGAAAAAATGGAACCCTGGTTAGTTCCAATTCGTTCTAATATGAGAAAAGTCTACAACAAACCTACAATCTTAGAAAAGATGGAAAAGGATGAGAATATTGAATTAGTATCTTTATCACACTTTAGAGGAAGAACTTTTGATAATTCAATAGTTATAGTAGACGAGTTTCAAAACTTAACTAAACAACAATTAGCTATGGTCTTGGGTCGTTTGGGTAAACACTCTACAATGATGTTATGTGGTGACCCTCAACAAATAGATTTAAAATTTGCAAACGACTCAGCGGTACACGAAGTTCATAAACTGAAGGAATCGTTATTTGTTTTTAATGTAAACTTAAAAGACAACCATAGACACGAATCTTTGGATGAAGTCTTAAAATTATTATTTTCATATGATTAATTTCAGTTATTGAAAATAATAAACTATTTATATAGGTAAAAGTATTTTAATTGGAGAAAAAATAGATGCCATTCGACTATTCAGGTTCATTTAGCGGTTCATTCTTTGGGGATATAACATCATCTAATGGTGTAATATCATCATCTGCGCAAGTAACATATAATTCTATACAGAATAGACCTCAAACAATAACTGCATTTCAAAAGAACTCGATAACTGCAGCAAATAACTTTAGACAAAAAGTATATCCAATTACATCAGGTTCTATTTCTACAAGAATCACATCATTAGAAGCAAGAAATAATTACACAAAAGCAGAAATATCAGGAGCGTTTGGTACTACCTCATCATCTTTAGCAACAAGATTAACAAATGTTGAAGGTGCCGGTTATTTAACATCGGCAAGTGCTGCAGCCGCAGGATTTGGTAGTGGTGGTGATACACTTCCTGATGGAACAATATCATCATCTGCACAAATAACGGCATTAGGATTCTCAACCACAGATAGTACAGGTTCAGAACAAACATTATCATTTAATGATGGAAACAACTCATTAAGTATTTCAGGTGGAAATTCAGTAGATTTATCATCACTTTCAGGTGGCGGTGGTGGTGGAGCCGGATTAAACATAACTGCATCAGATGAAGGAACTGCACTAAGTAAAATAGTTCGTAGTTTTGATTTTGTAGGTAACGCAGTTACGGCAACCAATGATGGTAACGCAGTTACAGTTACAATCAATACAAGTTCGGTATCATTACCAAGTGGGTTAATATCATCTTCGGTACAATTACCAAGTGGATTGGTATCATCTTCGGTACAATTACCAAGTGGGTTAATATCATCTTCGGTACAATTACCAAGTGGGTTAATATCATCTTCAATAACAAGTGTTAACTCCTCATCGGTATCCGAACTAAGTAACTATACTTCACAATGGACATTGGGTGCAGATGGGAATAGTCATTACACATTTACTGGTCCAGGTTTAATAGGTGCAGAAAATGACCCAACTCTTTATTTAACAAGAGGTCAAAAGTATAAATTTATAAATAATATGGGAGCTCACCCATTTAGGATTCAATCAACTCCTAATGGTTCGGCAGGTTCTGAGTACAATGATGGTATAACAAACAATAATGTTTCAAATGGAACATTAACTTGGAATGTACAATTCGATTCACCAAGAGTTTTATATTATCAATGTACTGCTCATGCAAATATGGGTGGGGTTATCTATATTGATAACGCAAATACGGGTAGTAGTAGCGGTGGTGGTTCAACCGACATTAGTGCATTGAATACTTTTACAGGGTCAGCTATATCTAACAATCAGACTTCTTCAATGTCGGTAGCTACCGCATCTTTTGTTTCATTTGATGGAAACCGAGTCGTATCAAATACAGACTTACCATCAGGTGTTTACAATAATAACTTTGGAACAACTACTTCTTTATCAGACTTTGTTGAAAAGGTATTCTTTCCAAATACAGTACCATCAATTAGTACAACTGGATTTACAATTGGTGAATTTGTAGCAAGTGGGTCTTCTGTTGGAACTGTTAGTGCAACAGACGCAGAAGGACAATCGATTACATTTAGAACTGCAAGTTCTTATACGGCAGATAAATTTAGAATAGCATCAAATGGAGCTATAACACTAAATACAAAATCAACGGCATCATTAAATACTGATAACACACCAGGTAGTGGTTCACATCCATTCTTAGTAGAAGCAGTAGATACATTCGCAGGTGTTGGTTCAAAAACAATATACATTAGGGTAACACCTAACACTCCACCGAAGTGGAGACAAACATCAGTCGGTGGTTCTGTGGTAACTACATTTACACAATCACTAAACGAAAACTCAGCAGCGGCAAGTAACAAAGTTAGAGTTTATTTCACCGATGATGAGAGTGATACAATCACAATTGGTAGTGGTTCAGTCCCAAGTGGATTTACAATTACTAAAGCAAGTACATATGTTCAGTTAAATCAGACAACATCATCATTGGATTATGAAACTACACCAAAATATGAGTTAGTTTTAACTGCAAGTGATGAACACTATGTAAGTGGTGATGATACTGAAGCAATTGCATACTTACCATTCCAAATAAAAGTTGTTGATAACATAAGTCCAACAGTAAATGACCAAACATTGGGTAGTATTAATGAAAATAGTAGTAATGGTGCAAGTGTTGGTACAATAACCGCAACAGACCCAACGAGTGATACTATTGTATTTAGTAATTTTACATTAAAAGAAGCAAATTTAGATGGTGGTTCAAATATTACCTCATCTTTAGGTGGTAATTCACTATATGACCCACATTCTAATCCATTCCAATGTAGTTCTGCAGGTGTTGTAACAAGAAGGAATGGAGTTTATCTAAATTCTGATGTTGCAAATAGATATTTTTACCAAGTAACAGTAAAAGACGCATTTAATACAACATCTGATACAGGTTTAATTAGAATTAATATCGCAGATGACGCGGCAAGCTCAATATCTGATAATTGGAGTAACTTATATGTTATAGAATCTGCAACAAGTGGTGATGATATTAAAATTATCTCAAATGGTAGAACAGGAACAAGTGCACAATGGTCATCAGCGGCATCTCAACGATGGGAAGTTAAATCAACAGGTAATTTAATTACATTAACAAGTGCAACGGGTTCTTCAACAACATTAGAACTTGCAAATAACCTAAGTGGTTCGGCATACGCAAGTGGAAGTACAATTGCAGTAGAACTAACTGCATCAGAGCATGGATTCGAAACAACTAAACAATATGTAAATCAAAATATATCAGTTGTTATCAATAATGCACCAGTTCCAAGTTTCAGTAACACATCTGCAAACTTAAATACAAATGGTGCAAGAAGTGGAAGTACACTTTCAACAATATCATTTACAGATACAGAAAGTGATTCACTAAACCATACTTCATTTACTTTTACAGACCCAAGTGGTCAATTAAATGCATATAAATCTGGTGATACTTATTTAGTACAACCAAAAAATAATTTAAGTGGTTCTGCTTATCAAATGACGGCATCTATAAAAGATAGTCATGGATTTAGAACAGGTACTACTAAACATAGTGTAACAATCGCTCAATCACCAATCGGTACTTTAGGTGGTGATACAACATCATATATTATAGAATCTGCAGTTAGTGGTTCTGTACTTAGAGACGCTACTGGGTTTGGAAATGGTAACGCATCTCAATTAACAGTAAGTTATTCACCACAATATAACTCAGCCGCAGTTCAATCATTTACATCATCCAACGCCGCAATTGGTATTAACAATAGTGGTAACTTAACAATGAAAGTTCATGTTAGTGGTTCAAGTACAGGTAGTGGTGATGCAATTACATCAACAATAACATACAGAGACCAATTTGATAATATAGGAAGTGGTTCGGTAACAGTAAATGTATTCGCAAACCAAGCACCAACTGCAACATTTAATGAAGTAGGTGCAAACATGACCGCATCAGTTGCGGCATCAACTAATCTTACAACGATTACTATATCAGATACAGAATCGGATACACCATTCTCAGCTTCATTAGGTGGAACACACGCAGGTAATTTAAAACTTGTACCACAAAATGCAAACTCATCATCATATCAACTACAAAATACAGGCATAATCAGTAGTGGTGTTACTTACAATTATAGCGCATCAGTATTTGACAACTTTGATAAGTCAACAAGTTACAATAGAAGTATAACAATTCTTAACCCTGTAGCGAAAACATATGTTTATGGTTGGGATGGTGGTTCTGCGGCAAGTGAAGCAGCTGCAATCGCATCTATGGGTGATAGTGGTGGTGATGGAGTAGGAATCGAAGCAGGTTCAGTAATTGCAAAATTACAAAGTGGTTCACTTGGTACAACATTCAGTCCAACATATGTTGGTGGTACAATGCAATTATTTGGAAGTAGTTCAAAAACAACACTATCAGATAGTAGCGCAACAGGTCTATCAAGTTTTGGATATATAAACTTTAGTAGTGGTGGTTCAAAAAGATTAGTAGTAGTATTCCCATCAGCATCGAATCAAGGTGGTAAACCTGTAAGTATGTATGATGGAGTACCGCCGGATAGTACGGGTACTGCAAACGAATACTATGTATATGCAAAAGACTCATCAATACCTGGTACAATTGGAACAGGTGTATATTATTTCAATACTGAAAATGCAGTAGAAGGATATACAAGATGGGGAATGATTTTTGCAGAAGGTGAAAATACAAATAACTCAAGATATTATTTAATGCCTGACTCAGCGTCAGCACCATAATAAAAGGAAGAAGATAAATGGCAACAACGGCAGGTGATATTTATGTAAGAAGTGGGGCTTCGGGCTCATTCACATCAGTACAATATGTACAAGGTGGTTGGACTACTGTACCCTCTGCTTCAGACATGACAGGCATATATCACGACAGACTTAGAGATGGACAGGTAATTTGGGTAGAACATACCGAACAATTATATGTTACAAGAAAGTTTGTTGCATTTTCTACGCCGGGTTATGATGGAACGGATGATTCCGCATCATTCCATACAACTAATTTAGGTATTAGTGGTGGCGGCGGTGGTGGTGCCGGTGATATTACAAGTGTAGTAGCAGGAAATGGTTTAAGTGGTGGTGCAACAAGTGGTGCAGCAACTGTTACATTAGATACTAACTCAACTACATTTAAAGGTGGTGTTAGTAGTGTAATCACACCACTAAATAACTTTACAGGTTCAGCAAATACAAGTATTGCTGCATTAAATACTTTTACGGGTTCAAGTTTTGGTGGAATCTTTACAACAACAGGTTCTTTCAAATCAACTACTAATAATTTAGATATAACAGGTTCCGTTAGAGTTAGTAATGTAATTAAGTTTAAAGAATTAAGTTCTACACCTACATATGAAGAAGGTGGAATGTTTTATTCAGCATCTAACTTTTATATGGGGATAGGTAATTAATAAAAAAATAATCTATATTTATTGTATATAGATTTAAGAAGTTTCGCTATTGATGCATTGGTTGTGTATCATAATGTTTAAAAAAATAAATTAAAAGGGAAAACAAAATGGCAACATGGAAAAAAGTCATTGTCTCGGGTTCGATAGCTAGTTTAGCCGAAGTTTCTGCATCAGTAGGATTCAAAGGTAATTTAGTCGGAAACGCAACAACGGCAACAACAGCAACTCAAGTTGGAAATAGTCTTACAGTAGATAATTCGACAATCCAACTTAACTCGGGTACCACATATGATGGTGCGGCGGGAAAAACTATTAGTATAAAAGATGGTGGTGTAACACTCGCAAAAATAGAAAGTATTGCAAACAATACAATCTTAGGTAATATAACAGGGGACACTGCAGCTCCATCGGCATTAACTAAAGCAAATGTATTAGAACTGATTAATGTTGAAAACGGAGCAGATGTAACTGACGCAGCAGGAATTAGAGCATTAGGTGCAGGAATTGTATCCTCATCAGCACAGGTATCTGCATTAGGTGGTGTTCAAAATTCAACAATAACAGTAACTGCAGGTAATGGTTTATCAGGTGGTGGTTCATTTACTACTAATACAGGAAGTAATGGAACTATCTCATTAGCAGTAGGTGTTGACGATTCAACAATCGAACTTAACTCAGACGCACTAAGAATTAAAGATAGTGGTGTTACTTTTGCTAAAATACAAAATGTCGCAACAGACACAATAGTAGGTAGAACTGCAGCTTCAGATGGTGTAGTAAAAGCTTTATCTAAATCAGAAGTTTTAGGTATATTAAATGTAGCAGATGGTGCAAACGCATTTACACTTACGGCAGCAGGTGTTAGAGGATTGGGTGCAGGAATACATTCAGGTTCAATCTCCGCAGCATCAGTAACTGAAATCAGTAACTTAACTGCAGACGAAGGTGCACAATTAGAGAACATCGGTACAACAACAATCTCAGCAACTCAATGGGGTTACTTAGGTGCAATGAACCAAGGTGTAACAAATAGTTCTAATGTACAATTTGCAAATATGGTAGTGACAGGTGATTTAACTGTTGAAGGTTCAAGAACAGAATTAAATGTTGCAAACTTAAATGTAGAAGACCAATTCATACTTATCAATTCTGGTTCAGCTGGTGCTGATGCTGGTATTATATTTGGTGGTTCAAGTGGTACTGCACAAGCAGGTCACGCAATTTATTGGGAAAGAACTGGCGCAGGTACTGGTAACTTCGGATTTGTCGAAGAATTAGCACATAATGCAACTAGTGCAAATATAGATTCTAAATTAGGTAATATTCAGACTTCAACGGGTGCAAATCCAACAACCGCTCCAACATTCCAAGGAGTAGGTACTATTAATGTAAGAACTGATGATGAAACTATTTGGATTTATTCTTAATAATTAAAAAAAAAGTTATGTCGAATCACAAAAACATTAGTAAAACAACACAACCACAAAAAAAAGAGACAAACCTCAAGCTTAGTAAAAATGAGCTTGAGGTTCTCTTGTTTTTAATATCCAATGGAACTTTCCAAGGACGAGATATTGAACGAATCTACAAATTAGCAGTAAAATTACAAAACGAACACGATAAATTATAAAGTTATGCAAGAATATGATGGATTAACAGAGGCAGATTTAAAAATAATTCAAATCGCTCTAAGTAAACTACAAATTACAGGTGCTGAAGCATCTATGATGGTAAATCTTCAACAAAAAATTCAAATGGAGATTGAATTACTCAAAACTCCTAAAGCAAAAAAGTCAAAAGGGTAATTCTTTCTTTTTTTCTTGATACTTATATACAAGGAATAAATTAAAGAACCTGGTTGTTGGCCCCCGAAAAGGGGAAGTGGGCTCAATAGTTGAGTTACCAACCGCAAAGAGGATTAGAATATGCCAAATTGGAAAAAATTAATAACTTCTGGCAGTAATGCCGTATTAAACAAAGTAACCGCCTCATCGGATGTATTATTCGAAGGTGGTTTTCAACTTGAAGGACAATTTAACGCAGGAGCGAATATTGTCCCACAAACCGACAATATAGGGTCGGTTGGTACATCAGCACTAACATTTAACGATGGTAGATTTACGAGTTTTACCGTAGATAATACATTAACGAGTAAATCAAGCTTGTCTGCCGTTGATATTACCGCATCTGGTCTAATAGAAATACCAACATACATTGAACATAAAGGTGATACCAACACTAAATTTGGATTTGGTGGTGCAGATAGTTTTGAAGTTAAAACAGGTGGTACAAAAAGACTACAAGTAAATAATAGTGGTGTTACAATTATAGGTTCACTTGACGCAGAAAAAGAAAAACAAATCATTGTAACAAATGGTGAGGTACTAAAAAGCATCTGAAGTAACTGGCTATGTACCATTTGGCAATATAAACCAAATGGATGCAGAAGTTCAAACTGGTTATTGGCAATATGTAGCGCCTGTCGATGGATATATAGAATCAGTAATTGTAAGTCCACATCAATCTGCAACAAGTGGTACTGTTGGATTACAATGGAAAGAAGAGGGTGGCAATATTTCAACCGAAGTAAATGGAACAATTTCAGCAACCGCAGGTGTTCCAACAACCTATACTTTTGGTTCAACATATGCATTTAGTGGTAGTGCACCATTAAGTTTATTAGTAAATAGAGGTTCATCGGCCAGGTCAAGGGGATTTGGTTTCACAATAATATTAAGACTTGATTTTGTTAGTTAAGGGGTAAGTTATGGAACATATACATGGATTACATAAAGATACCTTAGTAGACATCAAAGGAAGAGTAAATAATAGACAAGGCGTTCCAATCAATTTGTCTAATATTGAACTTGGTGACTATATAAAAGGTTATGATGTTGAAAATGGGGTCATTAGGTACAATAAGGTTGTAACCAAATGGGAAAGAACTCTCGACTCCTACTTACAAATTAAACTTTCAGACGGAACTGAGCTAAAAACTTCTGTCGATATAAAAATATATAAAGATGGTGAATGGGTTTCACCAGTCGGTAACGAATCATGTGGTTGTGGTGATTGTAAATGTGGTACTACACCATTTTTCAATGGAATAAAGATAACTTCAGTAAAATTAGTTGAAAAACCAATAGAACTTATAAGTATCGAAGTAGAACCAGACCATAATTACTTTGTAGGTGAGTTACTAATACACAATACAGGTCCTCAAGGTGCTAAAGGACAAAAAGGACAAAAAGGTTCGGCAGGTTCATCTGGTTCAACGGGTGCAAAGGGAGCTACAGGTGCTCAAGGTGCAAGTTCTCAAGGTGCTCAAGGGCCAAAAGGTTCTCAAGGTGCTCAAGGTTCATCAGGTTCATCCGCACAAGGTGCTCAAGGACCAAAAGGTTCACAAGGTGCAAGTCCTCAAGGTGCTCAAGGTGCTCAAGGACCAAAAGGTTCACAAGGTGCAAGTCCTCAAGGTGCTCAAGGTGCTCAAGGACCAAAAGGAACTACGGGTGCTCAAGGTGCAAGTCCAACAGGTGCTCAAGGTGCTCAAGGACCAAAAGGTTCTCAAGGTGCTCAAGGTTCGAGTCCTAAAGGTGATACAGGGGCACAAGGACCAAAAGGTTCACAAGGTGCTCAAGGTGCCAGTCCAAAAGGTGATACAGGTGCACAAGGACCAAAGGGTTCACAAGGTGCTCAAGGAGCTAGTCCTACGGGGGCTCAAGGTGCTCAAGGACCAAAAGGTTCTCAAGGTGCTCAAGGTTCAAGTCCAAAGGGTTCACAAGGTGCTCAAGGACCAAAGGGTTCTCAAGGTGCTCAAGGTTCGAGTCCAACAGGTGCTCAAGGTGCACAAGGACCAAAGGGTTCTCAAGGTGCTCAAGGTGCAAGTCCAACAGGTGCTCAAGGTGCTCAAGGACCAAAAGGTTCTCAAGGTGCTCAAGGTGCCAGTCCAAAAGGTGATACAGGTGCACAAGGACCAAAGGGTTCACAAGGTGCTCAAGGTTCGAGTCCTAAAGGTGATACAGGTGCTCAAGGTCCTAAAGGTTCTCAAGGTGCTCAAGGTGCAAGTCCAACAGGTGCTCAAGGTGCACAAGGACCAAAGGGTTCTCAAGGTGCTCAAGGTGCAAGTCCAAAAGGTGATACAGGTGCACAAGGACCAAAAGGTTCACAAGGTGCTCAAGGTGCCAGTCCAAAAGGTTCACAAGGTGCTCAAGGACCAAAAGGTTCTCAAGGTGCTCAAGGTGCAAGTCCTACGGGGGCTCAAGGTGCTCAAGGACCTAAAGGAAGTACGGGTGCTCAAGGTGCCAGTCCAACTGGTGCACAAGGTGCTCAAGGTCCTCAAGGTGACCAAGGTGCTCAAGGTGCTAGTCCTAAAGGTGACCAAGGTGCTCAAGGTGCACAAGGTCCTAAAGGAGATACGGGTGCTCAAGGTGCCAGTCCTCAAGGTGCTCAAGGTGCTCAAGGACCAAAAGGTTCACAGGGTGCTCAAGGTGCAAGTCCTACGGGAGCACAAGGTCCTAAAGGTGACCAAGGTGCTCAAGGTGCTCAAGGTTCAAGTCCTAAAGGAGATACAGGTGCACAAGGTCCTAAAGGAGATACGGGTGCTCAAGGTGCCAGTCCAACTGGTGCACAAGGTGCTCAAGGACCTAAAGGTTCTCAAGGTGCACAAGGTTCGAGTCCAACTGGCGCACAAGGTGCTCAAGGTCCTCAAGGTGACCAAGGTGCTCAAGGTTCGAGTCCTAAAGGTGATACAGGTGCTCAAGGTCCTAAAGGTTCTCAAGGTGCTCAAGGTTCAAGTCCTCAAGGTGCTCAAGGTGCTCAAGGACCAAAAGGTTCACAAGGTGCTCAAGGTGCAAGTCCTACGGGAGCACAAGGTCCTAAAGGTGACCAAGGTGCTCAAGGTGCTCAAGGTTCAAGTCCTAAAGGTGATACAGGTGCTCAAGGTGCTCAAGGACCAAAAGGTTCTCAAGGAGCAAGTCCTCAAGGTGCTCAAGGTGCTCAAGGACCAAAAGGTTCTCAAGGTGCTCAAGGTGCCAGTCCAACTGGTGCACAAGGTGCTCAAGGTCCTCAAGGTGACCAAGGTGCTCAAGGTTCGAGTCCTAAAGGTGATACAGGTGCTCAAGGTCCTAAAGGTTCTCAAGGTGCTCAAGGTGCAAGTCCTACGGGGGCTCAAGGTGCTCAAGGACCAAAAGGTTCTCAAGGTGCTCAAGGTGCCAGTCCAACTGGTGCACAAGGTGCTCAAGGTCCTCAAGGTGACCAAGGTGCTCAAGGTTCAAGTCCTAAAGGTGACCAAGGTGCTCAAGGTGCTCAAGGTCCTCAAGGTGACCAAGGTGCTCAAGGTGCAAGTCCAACTGGTGCACAAGGTGCTCAAGGACCAAAAGGTTCTCAAGGTGCTCAAGGTTCAAGTCCTCAAGGTGCTCAAGGTGCTCAAGGACCAAAAGGTTCTCAAGGTGCTCAAGGTTCGAGTCCTAAAGGTGATACAGGGGCACAAGGTCCTCAAGGTGACCAAGGTGCTCAAGGTGCAAGTCCAACTGGTGCACAAGGTGCTCAAGGACCAAAAGGTTCTCAAGGTGCTCAAGGTGCCAGTCCAACAGGTGCTCAAGGTGCTCAAGGTCCTCAAGGTGACCAAGGTGCTCAAGGTGCAAGTCCAAAAGGAGATACAGGTGCACAAGGTCCTAAAGGTGACCAAGGTGCTCAAGGTGCAAGTCCTACGGGAGCTCAAGGTGCTCAAGGTCCTCAAGGTGCTCAAGGAGCAACGGGTGCTCAAGGGGCAAGTCCTCAAGGTGCTCAAGGTCCTAAAGGTGACCAAGGTGCTCAAGGTGCTCAAGGTTCAAGTCCTAAAGGTGATACAGGGGCACAAGGTCCTCAAGGTGACCAAGGTGCTCAAGGTGCAAGTCCTACGGGGGCTCAAGGTGCTCAAGGACCAAAAGGTTCTCAAGGTGCTCAAGGTGCCAGTCCAACTGGTGCACAAGGTGCTCAAGGTCCTCAAGGTGACCAAGGTGCTCAAGGTGCAAGTCCAAAAGGAGATACAGGTGCACAAGGTCCTCAAGGTGACCAAGGTGCTCAAGGTGCAAGTCCTACGGGGGCTCAAGGTGCTCAAGGACCAAAAGGTTCTCAAGGTGCACAAGGTGCCAGTCCAACTGGTGCACAAGGTGCTCAAGGTCCTCAAGGTGACCAAGGTGCTCAAGGTGCAAGTCCTCAAGGTGACCAAGGTGCTCAAGGTGCTCAAGGTCCTCAAGGTGCTCAAGGTGCAAGTCCTACGGGGGCTCAAGGTGCTCAAGGACCAAAAGGTTCTCAAGGCGCTCAAGGTCTTCAAGGTGGACAAGGTCAGAAAGGTGCAAGTGGAATTGGAACATTAATTGGTGGCGCTGAAGTAGGTCCAAGTGGTGGATTTGCATACTCGGCAACTGATGGATTATTAACATTTCAGAGTGGAAGTACAAAATTTGTTGTATTAATGTATACAAGTGGTTCTTCATAAACTAAAATAAGGTTACAATGGCAGTTGGATTTTTAAATACACAACATACTTTAGTAAATCTACAAGGGTCTACTTCTGAATTAAAAAATATAAATTCAGGGTCAACTATTGTAGGTATTAGTCTTAGTGGGAGTGGATATACATTTCAAAATGATATACCAACTACATGGACGGGTAGTTTCAATGATTTTTCATATATTCAATTAAATGAAAATGAAGAAGTTGTTTGGTCTATTGCAAATAACTCTAATACCTTAAAGTTTGCAAATGTATATACATTAGAAACACCATCAGGTTCCTTATCAGTTACAGACCAAGAATATATCCTTGTTGCACAGAAAAATAGACAAGTTGTTTGGGATGAAGAGACCGAAACCACTTCTTCTATTCAAAGCGGGTGGAATATTTACTTTGAACAATTAGATGGAATCGAATGGGGTTCAGACGAATATAGTAACCATTACTTAGTAAAATTAAAATCAGATAACTCTACATTTGAATATGTGCCAGTTACAGGTGGTTTTCAAGAAGTAAATACCGAGAATCCAAGTTTATTAGGTCAGTTTCCAGTATCAAAATTAGATATTGAAGAATCTGACTTGTTCTTAGTTAATAGATTCATAGTACACAACGATAAAGGATTCGGGGAAGAGGAATGTGAGTACGCCTATGAATTTTCAAGATGTAGTGATGATGCTTATTTTGAATTTGCATTTCAAGATGAATTTAATTCTACTGTAATAAAAATAGGTACTACTTGTTATGAAAATCAAGGGTCAGTTAGTCCTGATGGTACTCAACTATGTTTAAACAGTTCAGGTAATTATCAAGCTTATACATCTTGTAATAATTGTTCCGATTCAGATAGTTCCACAGGTCCTCAAGGTGCAAAAGGAGCTGCAGGTGATGCAGGTTCAAATGCTTCTTCTGGAGGACAGGGTGCAAAGGGAGCTACAGGTGCATCAGCTGCAACAGGCCCTCAAGGTCCAACAGGTTTAAAGGGTAATACAGGTATAGCTGGACTCGGTTTCGCAACTGGCCCTCAAGGTCCAACAGGTTTAAAGGGTAATGCAGGTAATAAAGGTTCAACAGGTAATACAGGTCGACAAGGTGTAAAAGGAAATACAGGTGCAACTGGTTCACAAGGTGCAACAGGAGCACAAGGAGTTAAAGGAAATACAGGCCTCGCAGGTAATAAAGGTTCTACTGGCTCAGGTGGTAGAACAGGCGCAAAAGGAAATACAGGCCTCGCAGGTGCAAAAGGGTCAAAAGGTAATACAGGAAACCAAGGTGTAAAAGGAAATACAGGCCTCGCAGGTGCAAAAGGTTCAAAAGGAAATACTGGTAATCAAGGTGCTAAAGGAAATACAGGCCTCGCAGGAAATAAAGGTTCTACTGGCTCAACTGGTAGAACAGGTGTAAAGGGTAATACAGGCCTCGCAGGTAACCAAGGTGCTAAAGGAAATACGGGTCTACAAGGTGCTAAAGGAAATACAGGCCTCGCAGGTAATAAAGGTTCAACAGGTAATACAGGTCGACAAGGTTCAAAAGGAAATACAGGCCTCGCAGGAAATAAAGGTTCTACTGGCTCAGGTGGTAGAACAGGCGCAAAAGGAAATACAGGCCTCGCAGGTAATAAAGGTGCTAAAGGAAATACTGGTAATCAAGGTTCAAAGGGAAATACAGGCCTCGCAGGTGCAAAAGGTTCAAAAGGAAATACTGGTAATCAAGGTTCAAAAGGTAATACGGGTCTTGCAGGAAATAAAGGTGCTACTGGAATCAGTGGTCGACAAGGTTCAAAAGGAAATACAGGCCTCGCAGGAAATAAAGGTGCTAAAGGAAATACTGGTAATCAAGGTTCAAAGGGAAATACAGGCCTCGCAGGTGAAACTGGTGCTAAAGGAAATACAGGTCTACAAGGTGCTAAGGGTAACCAAGGTGCTCAAGGTAATAAAGGTTCTACTGGCTCAGGTGGTAGAACAGGCGTTAAGGGTAATACGGGTTCTGCAGGAAACAAAGGGTCAACAGGAAACACAGGTCGACAAGGTCTAAAAGGTGCAAAAGGTAATTCGGGCAATAAAGGTGCAAAAGGTAATACTGGCTCGGCAGGTGACCAAGGTGCTAAGGGTAACAAAGGTAATACAGGTAATAAAGGTTCTACTGGCTCAACTGGTAGAACAGGCGTTAAGGGTAATACGGGTGTTGCAGGTGCTAAAGGTAATACAGGAAACCAAGGTGCAAAGGGAAATAAAGGTAATACCGGCCTCGCAGGTAATAAAGGTGCTAAAGGAAATACTGGTAATCAAGGTGTTAAGGGTAACCAAGGTGCTGCAGGTAATAAAGGTGTTACTGGCTCAGGTGGTAGAACAGGTGTAAAAGGGAATACAGGCCTCGCAGGTAATAAAGGTAATACGGGTGCAACGGGCTTACAAGGTCTAAAAGGTAAAACAGGTAATTCAGGCGATAAAGGTTCTAAAGGTAATACAGGAAACCAAGGTGTAAAAGGAAATACAGGCCTCGCAGGTAATAAAGGTGCTGCAGGTTCGGCAGGTGCAACAGGTGCAAAAGGAAATACAGGCCTCGCAGGTGCTAAAGGTAATCAAGGTAATCAAGGTGCTAAAGGAAATAAAGGAAATACAGGCCTCGCAGGTAATAAAGGTGCTAAGGGAAATACTGGTGATACAGGACTAACAGGTGCAAAAGGAAATACGGGTAATAAAGGTGGTACGGGCTCAGGTGGTCGTACTGGTGTAAAGGTAATACAGGCGTAGCAGGTAACAAAGGTAATACAGGCGCAGTAGGTCGACAAGGTGCAGTTGGAGCTCAAGGTGATGCAGGTAATAAGGGTAGTAAAGGAAATACTGGTAACCAAGGTGTTAAAGGAAATACAGGCCTCGCAGGTAATAAGGGTTCTACTGGCTCAGGTGGTAGAACGGGTATTAAAGGGAATACAGGCCTCGCAGGTAATAAAGGTAATACGGGTGCAACGGGCTTACAAGGTCTAAAAGGTGCAAAAGGTAATTCGGGCGATAAAGGTTCTAAAGGAAATACTGGCGCAGTAGGTTTACAAGGTGCAATTGGAGCTCAAGGTGATGCAGGTAATAAAGGTGCTACTGGCTCAACTGGTAGAACAGGTGTAAAAGGTAATACTGGCGATGCAGGTAACAAAGGTAATACAGGCGCAGTAGGTTTACAAGGTCTAAAAGGTAATACAGGCCTCGCAGGTGATAAAGGTGCTAAAGGAGATACTGGTAACCAAGGTGATAAAGGTACTAAGGGTAATGCAGGTAATAAAGGTGCTACTGGCTCAGGTGGTAGAACAGGTGTAAAAGGTAATACGGGTGTTGCCGGAAACAAAGGTAATACAGGCGCAGTAGGTTTACAAGGTCTAAAAGGTAAAACAGGTAACTCAGGCGATAAGGGTTCTAAAGGAAATACTGGTAATCAAGGTCTACTTGGTGCTCAAGGTGCTGCAGGTAATAAAGGTGTTACTGGCTCAGGTGGTAGAACAGGTGTAAAAGGTGCAACAGGTCCTCAAGGTGATGCAGGTAATAAAGGAAATACTGGTAACCAAGGTGTTAAAGGAAATAAAGGTAATACCGGCCTCGCAGGTAATAAAGGTGCAAAAGGTAACCAAGGTAATCAAGGTGCAGTTGGAGCTCAAGGTGATGCAGGTAATAAAGGTGCAACTGGTTCAAGTGGTCGTACTGGTGTAAAAGGTAATACAGGCGTAGCAGGTGATAAAGGTAATACGGGTGCAACGGGCTTACAAGGTGCAGTTGGAGCTCAAGGTGATGCAGGCGATAAGGGTTCTAAAGGTAATACAGGAAACCAAGGTGCAGTTGGAGCTCAAGGTGATGCAGGTAATAAAGGTGCAACTGGCTCTGGCGGTAGAACGGGTATTAAAGGGAATACAGGCCTCGCAGGTGATAAAGGTAATACAGGCGCAGTAGGTTTACAAGGTCTAAAAGGTAAAACAGGTAATTCAGGCGATAAAGGTTCTAAAGGTACAACAGGTGGTGGTGGTGTTCAAGGTGCTCAAGGTAATGCAGGTAATAAAGGTGCAACTGGCTCAGGTGGTCGTACTGGCGTTAAAGGTAATACGGGTGTTCAAGGTGTAAAAGGTGTAATTGGTGCTCAAGGGGCTTCGATGAGTGGTTTAGGATATTTTGAAGTTCAAGGTGGTATACTAACATTTAAACCAAATGGATGGTCTTCAGGTGATGATGTCTATATCATAAGGTCTGTACATAGTGGTAGCTTTTACTAAATTATTTTTCATATTTATATACAAACATTAAAAAAGTTATGAGAGCAAATTTTGGATTCGATAGAAACCCTCATAGATGGGATGTAAATTTCACAGATTATTATTGGTTCGCAGATGGGTTTGATTCAACTGAATTAAGTCAAATAGAACAAATGACCAAACTCCTTCCATTTGAAGATGCAGCAACAGGTGAAGGTGAATCATCAAAAAAATCAGATTATAGAAAATCAAGAGTAAAATGGTGTCCTCAAAATCAAGAATGGGGATGGGTTTATGAAAAACTTCACAATATGATTGTAGAATCAAATCAAAAAATGTGGAAGTTTGATTTATCTACTATGAATGAATCAATTCAATATACTGAATATTACGGAAGTCAAGAAGGTGGGTATGATTGGCATATGGATTGTGGTATAGAGATACAAAATCAAAGAAAAATATCAGTAACAGTACAACTTTCAGATTCAAATGAATACGAAGGTGGTGACTTACAATTTAATATTGGAAAAGAATTGACTGCACCTTCTAAAAAAGGAGCAGCGATTATATTTCCTTCATTTTATTTACATAGAGTAACTCCCGTAACAAGTGGTATACGAAAATCATTTGTTTTATGGGTTGGTGGTGAACCTTACAGATAAGATATGCAAAAGACTACTTTACCAACGGCATTAGTATATGGTTGGAAACGATTTGGTAAATACGAATTAACATCCGACATCTATCACGAAGAAGATTTATTCGAAAATGTTGTAATTTATTCATACAGAGATGCTAAAAATTGGAAATCACATTTATCCAAACATAAAGCTGATATTATTTATGTAATAGGTGAAATTCCATCGGAATTACAAAATGTAACCGATGATATTGTAAAATCTAAGATAGTTAATGCAGAAGAAATTTATCCTGATAATGTAATAGCGAATGATGTAGTTTGTCAGTCAACTTTTTGGTCATGTGAATCAAATAGAGTTTATAGTAATGAAGATTCACCACTATTATCAGTATTCACTCCAACATATAAAACTGAAAATAGAATATTTAGAACATACAAATCTCTATTAGAACAAACATATCAGAATTGGGAGTGGGTTGTGGTAGATGATTCACCAGAAGACCATCATTTAACTTGGCAAATGATAAATCATATAGCTAAATTAGATTATAGGGTAAAACCATATAGAATATCACCAATATCAGGTGGAAATGTTGGTGAGGCTAAACATAGAGCGGCAATGTTATGTAATGGTGAGTGGTTATTTGAATTAGACCACGATGATTGGTTAATATCAACTTGTTTAGAAGATGTTCTTGATGCAAGTAAGAAACATACAGATGCTGGATTTATTTATACAGATGTAACTGAAGTTGAAAAGGATAATTCACCGAGAATATATGGTTACATAGGTGATGATTGGTATGGTCATTCTGAGAATGGATTTGTATGGGGTTACGCAGGTCATACTTGGCAAGAGATTGATGATAAAGAGTGGTTAGTACATCATTATCCTGAAATAAATCCAAAAACAATTAGATTTAATATTGGGATGCCAAACCATTGTAGAGTTTGGAATCGAGATGTGTATCATAAAATCAGAGGACACAATAGAAATATTTCAGTCGCAGATGATTTAGAATTAATTATTAAAACATTTTTAGAAACTAAATTTATTCATCTTAAAAAAATGTTATATGTACAATATAATAATGGAGACTCTACTGTTGACAACAATAGAGTTGATATTAACCGAAGAGCAAGGTTAATTAGAGATTATTATGATACTCAAATAAAGGATAGATTTGAGGAATTAGGAAAAGAAGATTGGATGTGGGATTATGAAAAAAACCATTCAATAAAAGATATCAGTTATAGAGATTATGACAGATATGGTAAAAACGAAGAATTTGTTAATTATATAGTAGAATAGATATGAGAGTTTTATTTACAGTAGGATATCAAAACGAACCAATTAATGACACCATACTAAAACAAAAAGGTATGGGTGGTTCTGAATATTGCGTCATTAACTTAGCTAAAGAGTTTGAAAAGAAAGGTCACGAGGTAATAATTACAGGTGAAGTTTCAAATAGTCAAACAAATAATCTAAAATTTATTGATTATGACAGTATTGATAACAATCAACACTTTGATGTTGTTATTGCATCAAATTACATTCATTACTTTAAAGTTTTAGAAGATAAAAATATAACATTCGATAGTTCTTACTTTTGGATACATAATTTAGAGTTCTATTCATGGTATAATGGTGAGACTCTTCCAAATGATGGAGTAGATTATCTAAACCATCCTAAATTAACAAATATAATCGCAGTATCAGAGTGGCAAAAGGGTCAATTAGTGAAAAAATATAATTTAAACTCTGAAAAGGTTAAAGTTATAGGAAATGCTATAAACCCATCCGACTTTGATTCCATCCAACAAGAAAAATTTAAAGACAAAGTAATTTACACATCTGGACCTGATAGAGGATTGTGGAATCTGTTAAATATTTGGGATGATTTAAAAAACATTAATCCTAATTTAACTTTGTGGGTTGCATCACCACCTTATACTAATGATTGGGACACTTTAGAACGAATAAAAAAAGATTACCCAACTTATGAAAGAGACTTTGATGTACATTATTTAGGTTCACTAAATCCATCTGAGTTATACAAACAAATTAAATCTTCTGAGTGGTGGATTTACCCATCTCAGTATCCTGAAACATATTGTATAACTGCTCTTGAAATGATGATGGGTAGAGTTAAACTTCTATCATCTGATACAGGTAATTTAAAACACTTACTCGATAATAAAAGTACATTAATAAGTTCACATACTCATGAGTCAGGTGAAACTCCATTTGATGATAGTTCCCCTGATAACTACAAATGGGAAAATAAAAATACAGGCCTTATGCGATATACATTTATCGCAGCATTTGCTTTTTCAAGTCAACAAGTAAAAGAACACAAGAAGTTGTTAGATAGTGCTGAACAATTTGCAAGAAAACAAAATTGGAGTGACAGATATGTAGAGTGGTATAATTTGGTGAATGATAAGTTACCAGATGAGGCAAGAGGATTTACTCCGCCAGAAGATTTTGGATTTGAAAAACTTCATCCAGAACTATACACATATTGGGACAACAAAGATGAGTGGACAAAAAAATTCATATCATATTCAGCTCGTACAAAGGAATGGGATTTGATAGTAGACGAACCATTTGATAGTTGTTTTCAATTTCCTTTATTTACTGAAGAATTTTGTAAAATGATTAGAGAAGAAGCCGAACATTCTAATAGATGGACTTTTGACCGACATGAAAATTACCCAACAACTGATATGTTGATAACAGAAATTGGAATGGACGAGATATATAATGATGTATTGAAAGACTATGTTATGCAAGTTGCAGTATATTTATGGGCGTTAGAAGGTAAAGGATGGGATAGTATGAGTTCCGAAAACTTTTTAGCAAAATATATACCAACTGCACAAGGACACTTGGGAATACATCACGATAGGGCAGATATTACTTGTTTAGTACAACTATCAGATTTAGATGAATACGAAGGTGGTGGTACTTGGTTCAGAAGACAAAAGAAGTTAGTAAAAAATCCAATTGGTTACGCAACATTACATCCTGGCAATATAACTCATAAGCATGGAGCGCGTGCAACCACTAAAGGTACTCGTTATATTGTAGTTTCGTTCATGGAAAATAGGGAAAGCTAATTATTTCCATATTTATATACATAGAGGAGAATTAAATGGCAGTAAACATTCCAATATGGCCTGGTTCAGGTTCATTTTCAAGTGGTTCATCAACTCCTTTCGGATTCTTTGATTCTGATACTCAATTTCAGAATGACGCTCCGAAAGTAGCAGAATGGTGTGCGAAGAGATTGGGATACCCAATCGTAGATGTCGAGTTGCAAGATATAAACTTTTTTACTTGTCTTGAAGAAGCAGCTAACGAATACTCTTCACAAGTAAATCAATACAGAGCAAAAGAAAATATGTTGTCAATACAAGGTACTGCTTTAGGTACTGATTTGTCTGATACTGAGATTGCACCAAATCTAAATGGTATGGTTAGTATAGCAAAAGATTATGGTACTGAAGCATTAAGTGGTGGACGAGTAACAGTATATACAGGTTCTTTTGAAATGGTGGCAGGTAAACAAATTTATGATTTATCTGATGCAAATGTGGTGAACTTAGAAAATGGTTCAGTAAATGATGGTATCGTACTTAGACGAGTATTCCATACACAACCACCAGCAATCATAAGATACTTTGACCCATTCATCGGAACAGGATTAGGTTCTCAGCAAATGTTAGAAACTTTTGGATGGGGTAATTACTCGCCAGGTGTTTCATTCATGATGCAACCAATGTTTGATGACTTATTAAGATTACAAGCAATTGAATTTAATGATTATATTAGAAAATCATCATATGGATTCCATATAGATGGACAACGAATTAGATTATATCCATTCCCTCAAGGAAAAGATACAGGTGCAAAAGTATATTTCGATTATACATTAGAAAGTGAAAGTAAATCACCAATTGCAAATTCAAATGTTGTAAGTGATTTATCAAACGCACCATTTGGAAGATTAACATATACTAATATCAATAGTGCAGGTAAACAATGGATTGCACGATACGCATTGGCATTAGCAAAAGAAATGTTAGGTGCTATCAGAGCTAAATTTAGTTCTATTCCTATACCAGGTGCAGATGTAACACTTGATGGGTCTGATTTAAGAAATGAAGCTTCGGCTGAAAAAGAAACTTTGTTAACTGACTTGAAAGAAATGTTAGAATCAACTTCTCGTAGAGCATTAATGGAAGCAAAAAAAGAAGAGTCTGAATACTTAGAGGAAACTTTAAACAGAGTACCAAGACCAATTTTTATAGGGTAATTTATGGCATTGTTCGGTGGACAAAGAGATATGAGTTTGTTTAATAAATTGAACAAAGAACTCATTAATGATATAATTGATACAGAAGTGTATTACTATATGGTTGCGATTACTGAAACCAAATCTAATTTATATGGTGAGGGTGACAATAAAGTATTTCACAATCCAATAAAAATACCATGTTTAGTAGAAAGAAATCAAGCAGCACAAATATCTGATGAGTTTGGACAATCATATTCTCGTGAAGTTCAGTTTAAGTTTTTAAGAGATACATTAAAAGAAAAAGATTTAGTACCTGCAGTTGGTGATATTGTACAATGGAATAATGAATATCATCTAATAGACGCATCATACTCATATCAATACTTTGCAGGAAAGAATCCTCAGTATTGGGATGGTGGTGATGCTCAAGGTTTAAATGTATCTATTATATGTGATAGTCATGTTACAAGACAAACAAGTATTAAATTAGTAGAAACAAGATTCGGTAATTCAAACCAAAATGATAACGAAGTACCAATGGGACTATAAACGATGGCAACTAAATACAGAAATACAGACAACTCGAAACCTCAGATTATACAAACACAATCTTCTACATCACCTGACCCTATATTAAATAAAGCAAAGCAGTATAGAAGGGATAAGGATAATGTAAAAAATGTAAGTGTTGGTATTTACGATATCGATTCTGCATTTAAAAACTTTTTAGAAAAGGATGTAAGACCAACTGTTGAGGATGATGGAAGATTTTATCCTGTTCCTGTAATGTATGCATCACCTGAAAAGTGGGCAAGTGCACAACGAGATGGGTTTATGAGAGACGAAAACGGAATGATGTTAACTCCCGTTATTGTTTTTAAAAGAGATAATCTATCAGTAAACACCGATTTAGCAAAATTAAAAGTTGCACAAAACGAAGATACACATCAGTTCTTTGAAAGAAAGTACAATAAACTTAATAAGTACGACCAATTTGCAATACTGACAGGAGAAAATCCAAAGAAAGAATTTATGTCAGTTGAAAGACCTGATTATGTTGATTTACAATATGAAGTGATAGTTTGGTGTGACTATATGGAACAAGTTAACAAAGTTGTAGAGCAAATTGTATTTTTCCAAGGTCGTTCTTTTGGTGAAAGATATAAGTTTGTAATAAAAGGTGATTCTTACTCATTTGAAACAATGTCCGAGATGGGTCAAGATAGAATTACTAAAGCAACAATATCTTTAGTAACTAAGGCTTATATCGTTCCAGAATATGTCGGACTAAACAACAATACTAAACGAACAGTATCGATTGGAAAAGTTTCATTTTCAGAAGACCCAAGTCTTTCTGGCATTAAAATCTCTAAAAAGAGTGGTAATGAATAATTTTTCCATATTTATAAGTGTAGTAAATAAAATTAATATGTTATGGCAGAAAAAGAAATAAAAAGTTTTTCGGAAGAAGAAGTTAAAAAAATTACGGAAATTCAAAGTAAAACTCTATCAATTACATCAAGGTTAGGTGAGATTGAAATTGGTATTCAAAACATGGAAGCCCAATTCAATGAAATGAAACTTGAAAAGAACACTTTGATGGAATCTTACAGAGAATTATCCAACGAGGAAAGAGAATTAAGTGTGGAGTTGAGAGCTAAATATGGTGAGGGAACTTACGATGTGGCTACAAATACTTTCACACCTAACAAATAAGTATTCGTTTTGGAAATTTTTGGAGTATTTATATAAAGGTAAACCCAAAGATTTAATTTAGGAGAAAATAATGGCAGAAAGAATTGTTAGTCCAGGTGTATTCACAAGAGAAAAAGACCTCTCATTCTTACCACAAGGTATAGGAGAGATAGGTGCGGCACTTATAGGACAAAGTATAAAGGGGCCTGCATTCGTACCAACACAGGTAGAGTCCTTTCAAGAATTTCAACAAGTATTTGGTGGTTTGACAGAAGATTCATACCTACCTTATACTGCACAATCATATTTAGAAGACGCAGGAACTGCGACTATCGTAAGAGTATTAGGACAGAGTGGTTATACTGTTGAACCTTTAGTATTAAAGATTAGTGGTTCAGTAGCAGCAGTAATTCACCCTACTACAAAAGTACCTTTCGGTGGTGTTGCAAACTCAACAGGTTCATTTGATAGGTCACTTGTAACAAACTTGAGTGGTTCAGCAGCTTCACCAACACCAGATGTTTCGGCATCTAACTTCGCACTTTATATGAGTGCATCGGGTGCAGTAACAGGTTTATCAGAGTCAGCAGTACTTGCAATAGCAACCGCATCATTAGACCCAAGCGCAGTAAACTACATTGGAAAAACACTTGGTTCATCTCCTAAAAATGGTTCGGAATTTGGTTACCTATATATGAACTTCAATTCATTCCAATCGTCATCTTTCGCAGCTGACCCTAATTGTAATGTAGAAGTTGATACATTTAGAAAAACTGACTATACAAAAGCATACCAAGAAGCTTCAACACCTTTCATCATATCACAAGATGTATCAGGTACAAGTAAAAACTTATTTAGATTCCACACATTGTCACATGGTACTTCGACAAACTACGAATTTAAAATTGGTATTAGAGATATTAAACCAGCAAATGAAGTTCCTGGTTCTGAGTACGGAACATTTAGTGTTATCCTACGAAGAGTAGATACTTCTAAAATTGCTAATTCTATATTTGGTCAAACTGTTCAAGATAGTGATGTTAGACCAAGTATTATAGAAGAATTTAGTGGACTTAACTTAGACCCTAATTCACCTAACTACATTAAAAGAGTTATTGGTGACAAGTATATTACTGTTGATAACAATGGTAAAGTTACTTCAAATGGGGATTATCCAAACGCATCTGTAAACATTAGAGTAGAAGTAAATAGTGATATGGATGGTGGAGCACTTGATGCAAGTCTTGTTCCTTTCGGATTCGCAGCAGTTAAGTCACCTATACATAGTGGACATAATTTACCAAGTCCTACATATGTAACAGACCAGTCAATTGCAAATGAATTTAACAAAAGAGCATTCTTAGGTTATTCATTCGACTTTACAAATACAGATAACTTAAACTACTTAAACCCAATTCCAGACTCAAGTTCTGAAACTGTTGGAACTAAGTTCTTATTAAGTCAATGTACTTCTAATGGAGCAGCAATTGCACTAAACGATGGTCTTATAGACAATAAAAAATTCTTAGTACCATTCCAAGGTGGGTTCGATGGATTCGCACCAAACAGAACAGTACTAACAGGAACAAACATTGTTGCAGGTAATATGCAAGGATTGGATTTATCATCAGCAACCGCAGGTGGTACAATCGCAATGAGAAAAGCTATTAGCGCAATGTCAAATCCTGATGAATATGATATGAACCTATTAGTATTACCAGGTGTAATCAATAGACTACACTCTTCAGTAACTACTTTTGCAAAAGATATGTGTGAAGACAGACAAGATGCATTCTTCGTAATGGACGCAGGTTCTTACACAGATTCAATCTCAACAGTAGTTAACTCACTAAGTTCATTCGATTCAAACTATGTCGGAACTTATCACCCATGGTGTAAGATTCTTGATACAGACAAAAATAAACCAGTCTGGGTACCACCAAGTGTTGTATTACCAGGTGTTATCGCATTTAATGACGCAGTTGCTGAACCATGGTTCGCACCCGCAGGTTTAAATAGAGGTGGTTTATCAAATGTAATCGAAGTTAAGTCAAGATTGACTCATGACGAGAGAGATACATTATACGAAAATAGAATTAACCCAATCGCTACATTCCCTGGACAAGGTGCTACGGTATTTGGTCAGAAGACACTTCAAGCTAGACCTTCAGCTCTTGACAGAATTAATGTAAGAAGATTACTAATCGCATTGAAGAAGTTCATCGCATCATCTTCAAGGTATTTATTGTTCGAAAATAATACGGCAGCAACAAGAAACAGATTCCTAAGTATAGTTAACCCTTACTTAGAATCAGTACAACAAAGACAAGGTCTTTACGCATTCCGAGTTATTATGGACGAATCAAACAATACACCCGATATTATAGATAGAAACATCTTAAAAGGAGAAATCTTTATTCAACCAGCGAAAACTGCAGAGTTTATAGTACTTGATTTCAATGTACTTCCAACTGGCGCAGCGTTCCCTGAATAAAAAATAAAATAAAGACTATTTATTAGAAAGAGAAAACGGAGAATTAAATGGCACAATTATTAGACCCAAATGAAATAATGTTCACCAACTTTGAACCTAAAATGTCAAATAGGTTCATCATGTACATCGAAGGAATTCCTGCATACTTGGTGAAAACGGCAGCCAGACCAGAAATAAACAATGGTAAAGTTACCATCGACCATATCAATGTTAGAAGATATGTAAAAGGTCGTTCTGAGTGGCAAGATTTAGCAATCACTTTATACGACCCAGTCGTACCTTCCGCTGCACAAGCAGTAATGGAGTGGGTAAGACTACATCATGAATCTGTAACAGGTAGAGATGGATACTCTGATTTCTATAAGAAAGATATCACATTTAACAGTTTGGGTCCTGTTGGTGATAAAGTAGAAGAGTGGACACTTAAAGGTGCATACATTCAATCAGCTAATTTCTCAGACATGGATTATGCAGGAGAAGATTTAGCAACAGTAGAAATGACACTTACTTACGATTACGCAATACTACAATACTAAATACGGATTGTAATAAAAATTGAAACAAGAAACCCACCCCATAAGGTGGGTTTTTTAATTTAATTTACATATTTATTAAAGGTTAACCAAAAAGGAGAGAAGATATGGCAAAATTAATAGTTAAAAGAATTGAAGACAATATTGTCGAGTGGATTGGTGATGATTCATATTGTACTTGGGAAGACAAGGACAATGGTGAAGAAGCTGCAACACATTTTACAATCAAAGAAGCAAATGAAGATTGGGGACTCCCAATTAATGGCTTCGATTATGGTGGAAGAGAAAAAATTACCTATGATGGTGATTTACCAGATGGATTTGAATGTGGTGTAACTACACTAACAGGAACCGAAGGTAGTTATACTTGGGGATAATCCAAAATCTATTTTAAAATCTTAAAGTCTCATTATTAAAACAATTTTGAGACTTTTTGTATTAATAATAGTCCAGTTACATATATATTATAGTACAGTACAACAAAAAAAGATATAAAACGAGTTTTATTATGGCAAAAGAACGATTAGAAGATGAGTACCCAGTTTCCGACAAGGATATGGTACAAAAAGCTATCAAAGACCACGAACAAAGAGAAGTTCGTGACTATAAGTTCCCTACGGAAGTTATAGATTTACCCTCAAAAGGACTTATATACCCAAAAGACAACCCACTATCAAGTGGAAAGGTTGAAATGAAGTATATGACCGCAAAAGAGGAAGATATCCTAACCACACAATCATATATTAAAGACGGAACTGTTTTAGACAGATTATTTCAGTCATTAATCGTTGGTAATGGTGATGGTGAAACAATTAAATACATAGATTTAGTTACAGGTGATAAAAACGCAATTATGATTGCTGCAAGAGTACTTGGGTATGGTAAAGAGTATAAGGTTGAAATTGACGACCCAACTATGCCAGGTACAAAGCAAAAAGAAAACATCGACCTTACTCAATTCCAAAATAAGGATTATGAGGGTGAAAATCAAGTAGAACCACATAAAAATGAGTTCGAATTCACTTTACCAACCTCAAAGAGAAAGGTTACCTTTATGGCGATGACCGAATCTAAAGAAAGAAAAGTTAAACATCAAGTAGAAGCAATTAAGAAGGCAAATCGTAAATTAAAAGATATGACTTCAAGAGAGTTAACTACAAGAATGAAAAATATGATTCTTTCAGTAGATGGGTCAGATGACCAAAAAGACATCAATCATTTCGTGGACAATGAATTATTCGCAGTAGATTCAAAGGCACTCAGAGCGTATATCAACCAAAGTGTTCCCGATATTGATTTAACATTTGAATTTGTATCTGAGGAGACCGGGGAAGAGAGAGAAATGCAACTGCCTATGGATGTCGGGTTTTTTTGGCCTTCCGAGTGATTATAGAAAGCATTTACATTCTCAAATTTTTGACCTCATATATCATGGAAATGGTGGGTTTAGTCACACCGATGTCTACAATATGCCTGTTTGGGCGAGAAACTTCTATATCGGTAAGATAATAGAATTCAAACAAGAAGAAAAAAAGGCACATGATAAAGAAATGAGAAAAATCAAGTCAAAAACACCAAGAAAATAATAGTAGTATAAGAACCCGACATATTTGTTGGGTTTTTACATATTTATAGAATATAACAAAGGGATATTATATGAAAACCATCAAAGCAACTAAATTAAGAGAGGTCTTATCTTCCAAAGGGGTAGATGAGGGTTTTATTGATAGAATCTTTCACAGAATAGAAAAGCTAAAACCGACAACAAACTTAAACAAATTGAAAAAGACATTGAAGCGTCTAAACAAAGGGTTGTACAGATAGATAAAGAACAAAAAGAGCTATTGATTAAAACATATGGTTCTTTAGATAAAGTTCTCCTGATTTTATCTTGAAAAAGTTTAAGGTTAAAAATAACTTTAGGGTTCTAAATGGCAGATGATTACAAAAAGATTGAAGAATCATTTCTTGGCGCTAGAAATTACGCCAATGACTTAGCTGATGTTCTTGCTAAAGCAGGAAAGAATACCAAGGCTGCAAATGAGTTTGCCTCAAAATTAGCAGACAATCTAAAATCACAAACAACCGCATCTGACCAATTAAATAAACTTGTTGAAGCCAGAAAAGAATACATAGAAGAAACTGTAAAGAGTGGTAAATTCCTAAATAAAGGATTATTAGCACAATTAGACACTTCAATTAAACTTCTTGAGGGTGATGAAAAACGAAATATAGAACTTCGAAAACAAGTAGACAAAGCAAAAGAATACGAAGATATACTTAAAGGACCAAAACGATAAATTAAAAGAATCATTAGGATACTCATCAGAACTTGCAGACTTGTTTATGGCAGGTGGTGTAATGGCTCTTGGTGCAAAAGCATTTACTGAAGGTATTGGTGCAGCAAAAGAGGCATTTACTGGAACTTACGATACTGCAATAGATTTATATAAGACAATAGGTCTATCAGCAAATGAAGCAGCAGGATTAGCTTCAAGTATTCAAGGTGCATCGATGTTCTCACTAACAGTAAGTGCAGAAGATGCGGCAGCAGCTGCAACGGCAATGAGTGACGCATTTGGAACGACTCAACACATAAACTCAGAAACATTAAAAGATGTAGCAGAACTATCCAACTTATTAGGTGATGGTGCTGGTGCAGTCGCAATGCAACAAATATTTGAACAAGCAGGTGCTGACGCAAGTGATATGACATCTGAGATAAAAGACATCGCAAGTGGTGTCGGTGTCAACGCATCCGCAGTTTTAAAGGATATGGCAAGTCAACAAAACCAAATGTTGGGGAATGTCAAAAGAAGAAATTAAAGTATTAGCAAAAAAATCAGCAGAACTTGTTAAACAAGGAATGTCAATGGATAAACTAAATGCGGTATCTGACAATATGTTAGATATAGAAGGTAGTATCCAAAAACAGATGAAAGCAAGAGCATTTGGATTAGGTGAAATGTTACCTGACCAACAAGCTATGACCGCAGCTGCGGCTGAAATGCAATTCGGTGACCAAGCCAAGGGTGCTGAAATGATGATGAAGGCTATAAATGACGCAGGTGTATCTGCGGCAGACTTTGGTAAAATGGGTCGTAAACAACAACAGATATATGCTGACGCAATTGGAATGTCTGCAGATGAGTTGGGTAATATGTTACAGACTCAAGAAAAGAACGCAGAGTTACAATCAAAGTTTGGTGAAAAAGGTGCACAAGTTTACGGATTCCTATCCGCAGGAGCTACCAGTATGGGGCAAGGTTTAATGGAAACAGGAAAACAACTTGCTTCAATGATTATACAATATGGTATAATGAACAAATTAGGTGGTAAGAGTTTCTTTAGTGGTGCACCAGGTAGTGGTGGTGGTGGACCTAAAGCAAAAACACCAAAAACACCAAAATTAAAATCAGGCGGTGGTAAAGGAATGAGTGGTATGACTAAGGCAGTTCAAGGTATTGACGCCAAGAAACTACTCGCAGGTGGTGCGGCATTATTACTTGTAGCGGCAGCCGTATTTGTATTCGCAAAAGCAGTACAAGAATTTATGAAGGTAGAGTGGAAAGCTATTGGTATGGCAGTTGTATCCATGTTAGCATTAGTAGGTGCATTGGCATTGGTAGGTGCAATAATGATGAGTGGTGTTGGGGCAGTTGCGATTCTCGCAGGTGCAGCCGCAATGTTAATTATAGCCGCAGCATTATTAGTTCTTGGATACGCAATACAAGAAATTGCAAAAGGATTTGAAATGATGGGTAATCTTACAGAATCCTTAATGGGTCTGATTATGATTGCTCCCGCATTAATACCATTAACCGCTATATTAAGTTTACTTGGTATTGGTATGTTGGCATTGGGTCTTGGATTACTTTACGCAACGCCGGGTATTCTTGCATTTGGACTCGCATCTATGATATTGATTGCAGCAGTTCCAGCAATATCCGCATTAGCCGCAGGATTAAGTCAATTAGTGTTAGTCGCACCAGGTTTACTTTCCTTGGCGGCAGGACTTGCGGCAGTAGGATTGGCGATGATGCCATTCGCAATGGGTCTATTGATGATAACACCATTCCTTGGAACAGTATTCGCATTAGGACTTATGTTACCAATGATTGCAGGAGCATTTGGAGCAGGTGGTGACGATGGTGGTGGTGCAACCGCAGGTGGTGGTGGTGAAAGTGACCCATTATTAGAAGAACTTAAATTGTTGAGAGCTGACATAAAGAGTCAACCAATACAAATAGTATTTGATAATAAAGTAGTTAGTGAAATATCAAGAACACAGAGAACAAGACAAAGTAGAGGAACATAATGTCGTTAAAAGACTTAAAATCAAATCTTGGTGATTACAGAAAGCCAAAAAGTGAACCTCTTGAAGTAAAAGCAAGAATAGAACCTTCTGCGTTTAATACTGTACCATTAACTGATAAAATAAAAACAAAAAATGATGTACAATATTCAAGACAAACTCCTGAAAAAGTAGGTACTTCTCAGAATAAAGTAACACAAGGTGATAAGTTCAAGGGTGAGACTGAAGCAAATGAAGTAACACAAGGTGATAAGTTCAAAGGACAAACCGACCCAACACTTGTTAATCAGACAGAAAAGTTTAAAGGTGAAACAAACCCTACACTTGCAAATCAGACAGAAAAGTTTAAAGGTGAAACAAACCCTACACTTGCAAATCAGACAGAAAAGTTTAAAGGTGAGACTGAAGCAAAAGAGTTTAAGTTTACACAAAAGTTTTTAGGTGAGACAACTCCTAAAGAGTTTAAATTTGCACAAAACTTCTTAGGTGAGACAACACCTAACGAATCAGATAGAAGTTCTAAGTTTTTAGGTGAAACAACACCCAATGAATCAGATAGGTCTTCAAAGTTTTTAGGTGAAACAACGCCCAATGAATCAGATAGGTCTTCAAAGTTTTTAGGTGAAACGACACCCAATGAATCAGATAGAAGTTCTAAGTTTTTAGGTGAAACGACACCTAACGAAATGTTAAAACAAACTGGTGAATCATTTTTAGGTGAAACGACTCCACCAGTTGCAGGACAAGGTGATAAATTTAAAGGTGAAACGACACCTAATGATTTTACTTTCAATGGTAACTTAGAAGGTCAAGGACTTGAAGTACCACAACAGGTTAATTTCTTTACCGATGATAAAGCAGTTGGATTCTCACCATTTATGAGAACCAAAGATGATACTAAATTTACAGGTATAAATGGTACTCAATTTGATAACGCATCGTCATTATTAAGTAATTTTAGTCAACAAAGTCCTGGAATATCATTTCAAGCCGGATATGGTCAATATAAGGTAGGAAAAGCAATTGGTGATACACAAAGATACTCACCAGATGGTGATAGATACATAGATTCATATACAAGTATTGGTGATTTATTACAACAAAGACAATCGCCATCTTTCTTAGACGAAATGTACTCTAAATTCAATCTTCAAGACCCAGAAGCAAATAAATTTAGTTTAATACCTCAACCATATGTTTTAAGAGGTATACAACGAAAGAAAAAAGGTGAACCTCAAAGTTGGGGATTTGGATTCCCAATTGATGATGGTTTAATTCGTGGTGGAGCAGTTGCTTCAACTGAAAGAGCTGCAATAGACTTAGTAAGGATGGGTTCATTCTTTTTATCAGTAAAAGGTTTACTATGGTCTGCAACACAAATTGGAAATCAGAGAAGTAACACATATAATAAAATTTGGACTCCTGCAAACTTCTTAGCTGCGATAGGTGGTCAACAAATAGGATTTAAACCTGATAGAAGTGGTATCCTTGGATTAGATACGCTAGGAAAATACACAAAAATAGGTGGTGTCATTGAAGGTAATCTTCAAAAACCAAAAAATAATCTAATTTCGTTATATGATAGTTTTGGTACGATTGAAATTGGTAGTGACTTAAAAACATTTAGTGGTGGTACTGATTCCTTATATGGTATTGGTCAGACTTTTGTAAAAAGATACACAAATTCATTTATAAAAGGATTGGGTGCAATCGCAACTGGTAATAAAATTACAGGTCTATCTGATTACACTCAAAAGTTCTTTTTTAAAGAAAAAAATGAAGAAACTGAAGAAACATATTTTAAATCTATACCAACTGACCCAGAAGACCTTAAGAAATATGGTGTAGTAGAACAATTAGGTAAAATACAAAAGTTCAATGAAGATAACAAACCAAACCTTGTTAAATCAGATGGATTAGTAGGGCCAGATATTGTTGACATTGGGGATTATATGATGATTTCTCATGGTCAGTTAATGGATATGGCAGATGATAGAGCGCAGCTTGGAGCTACACCTGTAAAGCCATCTGATTTTAGGAAAGAGTTAGATGGTGGTTCAAGGGGTAATGCAGAATCAAAAGACTATGACAAAGAAAGTATAGAAACAAAATTTAGCTTCCCAAGTCCAGGTAAACCTGTCTATGTAGATGGTAAGGCTAGAACTGGTCAAACGGACATGACATATGATGACTCAAAGCTTACTAATTGGTCATCGCATTACGATAAAATACAAGCATCAAAAATTGGTGACACAATTCAATCAGACTTAGTTAATTTAGTTTTCAGATTAGGTACTGACAAGAGTAATCTACAATTTAGAGGAACTGTAACAGGGTTAGCAGAGAACTTCTCACCAAGTTATACTGAAATAAAATATAGTGGTAGAGCAGAACCTGTATATGTTTATGAGTCATTTAAACGAGACATATCATTTAATTTTAAAGTATACCCAACATCAAGAGTTGAGATGCAACCATTGTGGACTAAGTTAGAACGATTAGCAACTTATACAATGCCAAATTATACAGGAGCAGGATATACTGCGCCGGGTAGTAGTACGAACAAAGAATTAAAACTAACAGTTGGTAAGTTGTATGTAGAAACACCAATGATATTAACATCATTATCATATACATACTCAGACGAGGTTGCATGGGATGTAGATTTTGGATTACCAATGGGTATTGATGTTGCGGTAGGTGCTACTGTACTTGGAAATAATATACACGAATATGATAGTGGTGAGGTATTTGTTTTTAGTAGTGATTTTAGAATTCAAGGTGCGAGTTAAATATGAAAAGATACGATAACATACCAGTAATTAAAAAAGAGGGTGAACGAAAGTACTCTACTACATTAGTATATCCTATAATAAATCCTGAAATTAATGATACTTACATTATAACAAAAGAAGGTGATAGGTTAGATAATTTAGCATGGGAATATTATTCAGACCCTACATTGTGGTGGATTATAGCCAGAGCTAATAATATAGGAAAAGGTACTTTGTTTCCAGAAGTTGGAATACAATTAAGAATTCCCAACGATACACTAAAGTTTGTAAGTGAGTATGATGCGTTAAATAAAATAGAAGATTAAGTTATGAGTTTTCAATTAGGTGCAAGAGCATTGCCAAGACCAACACAGCAAATGTCAAGTAATGCAAGTAGCATTGGTGTCTCAGGAGTAGGACTTCACAGTAGAGCTTATGGAAAAATTACACTTACAGGTGGTGGAATTGTTAAATGTTCTTCCAGTTCATTTAAGTCAATAGAAAGTATTACTAATAGTTCTACACACGCAGACTTGCTTACAGATGATAGTGGTAGATTAACACCTTTTCCTGTATTAGAAAGTATTTCTATAAATAACGATGGTGGGCAAGATATATCAGACGCAATGTTATTTGAAGCAAGTTGTAATTGTAAAGTTTATAATCAAGCTCATTTTGACCATATCGAAAAAAACTTTATGACACCAAGACAACGAGTAAAGATTACGATAGGATGGGTTGGTGGAAATGCAAAAACAGTAACAGGTGAAATCACAGGATTTAATTTCACTATTAACTCTGATTTAAGTTACGATGTTAGTTTAAAAGTAGCAGGAGCGGCAGATGGTGTTTTAGATGTTGACTACATGACTTTAAAAGATGTAGGTAAAGAAACAGTTAAAGACCCTGAGTCTGGTAAAGAAGTCCCATCAACCGACTTAATAACAAACCTTGTTGGAATCTCATCAAAACTAACGGGTAAACCTGCAGAGGGTAAAGCTCAAGTTAGAAGTGGTGGTGCAGGTAAACCTAAAATTGGATTGGTTAATCACCAAATGGTAAATACGGGATGGTCATCGTTCTTTAATAGTGCAACAGATAATGTTTTACCATATGTAAGATTAGATGAGTTTATTGACTATGTTAATAAAAATTCTAAAAGTGTTGCCGGTACTGCAGCTCAAAAGTTTGATTATTCTAAAATAAAAATAAAAACAAAAAATGATTCAAAAATAGCATCAGCAAATCCATTAGAAATGATATTTGGTTGGGCATCGAAGTATGGTCCTAATGCAGATTATAGCGCTTTAACAAAAGGTAGTAATCCATTGGCAGGTATTTGGGTTCAAATTGGGTTTCTGCAAACCACAATGAAAGAACTAAAAAATCCACCAGGAAAAGAAGATTCTCCAAATAGGATAGCAACATCTATGTTCTTAAAAAAAATATTTAATAAAATAAATGAAAACTCAGGTGGATATCTTACATTATTTTTATACAATGACCCAGATTCGGCTGAGTCTGAAAAAGGTAAATTTCTAATTTTAAATAAGGGTACTGCAGCTAAAAAACAAGTAAATCCAACAATGATTAGATTAACAAAAGGTTTTGCAAATGGTGTTAGAGATTGCAGTCTTACATCTAATTTAGACTCAGACCTAATTGCGTTAGCAACTGCAGCAGCTATGGATGGTGAGGGTTCACCACAATTAGACGCAGTTTTCGGTGGGTGTTATCCAGGTTCTATTGGAGAAAATGCTAATGATTACGCAGGAGATTTAGCAAAAGCAATTGAATCACTTGGGGATAATATTAGTGAAGATGATATTACAGGTGCAAAACAAGCATTGAAAGCATATGTAAAAAATAACAATAAAAAATATAACCCAAACATTAGTTATGGGTTAGAATGTGAACTTACTGTTGATGGTTACAATTTACCAAAATATGGAGATTGTTTTAGCGTTGATAGATTACCATCGAGAATAAAAAATAAAGCATATTTTATAGTAACAAAAATTGGTCAAGAATTTAATGGTGGTGATTGGTCTACTAAAATATCTGGCTTAATGATGATTGATGCATAATGGGAAGACGAAGAATATATTATCCAGAAGGAAGTATCCAAAAGGGTCTATACACCGAGGGTGGTGAATGGATGACTGATGATGGTAACGAATGGGTTGGGCAATATCACAAATATACCAACACAGGAGAAATATATACTCAGCCAGTATATGTAAAAGATGTATCTGTAAAATTAGTACCACTTTATATATTGAGCGAACAACTTGCGAAAAATACTTTTCAATATAATGTATTAAAAGAGGCAGTTGAAGATTATGAACAAAATCTTGTAATACCTGACCCTCATTTGTTTCAACCAACTCAAGAAGATTATGACAATTCTTTTGCAACAAGGTATTTTTACAAAAGAAAGGGAAGTACCATTATTAATGAACTAAGTGAAGAAGGATTTGGTGAGTTAGAGAGTGTATACTATCAGAAACTCGAATTAAAATGGAAAATTGCTGGACCTTTAAATGATACACCAGAAGAAAAAGGTATTATTGATACCAATAAAAGAACAATTATGTTGTATCAGAATACATTTTTAGGCCTTGAACGATATCTTACCAACTTACAACAAGGTGCAAAAATTTAACAATTTCTTAACATTAAAAGTTTGGTAGTCTCAAATATTATCACTATATTAGTAGTGTAAGATTAAGAGATATGATAAAATCAAAACCAAAAAGTAACGGAAAAATTGAAATAGACTTGACAGGTCCTCAAGGTAATGCATATTACATATTAGGAGTTGCAAAAAACCTTTGTAAACAAGTGGGTGTTCCATTTGAACCACTAATGAAAGAAATGACAAGTGGTGATTATGATAATCTAATCAAAGTGTTTGATGACAAGTTTGGGTCAGTAGTAATAATGTATAAATAAAATGAAAAATATGAAATACGGAATTGAAATCACAAAACCATGGTCAAAGAAATGTATGACCACAATGACAAAGTAGCAGAATTGATGAAAGCTGAGATATTACTTAGTATTAAGAACAATAAAAATAATTGGGATAAACTCAATGAACTGATACAACTTTGTGGTGGAATCCAATGGGGAGCATCATACGGAAGTGATGATGATACTTCAGAATTATACGAAGAAGTTATAAACGAACTTGATAATGTTCAAAACTATTGGTTAAGCGAAGAGTATCCTTACTATGCTGAAAAAGGATTGGTAAGTGGTATTGACTTAGAGTTTATCGGATATTAATTTGGATAATTCATAAAAGTTTCGTATATTAGTTACGGATGAAAATTGTAGATAGCAACAAACAACTTAAGAAACATATATCCCAACTCTATCGGGAAAGGATATTGGTGTACCCTATACTTACGAGTTTAGATAAACACCCTATAAAGACACGAGTATCCGCACTAATCATATCAGATGGTACATTAGACCTATTTGTTAATTACAACAACATAGACGCAAGTAAAATAGACGAAAAGGTAGAGTTTCACAACTTTAAAGAAGTTTACATAGTAGGAATGAAAGATTTTCTATATCACTATGATTTCTTACCCAATATGTATGATTTAGAAATGTCACTCTTTTGGCAAGCTAAATCATTCGATGTACAAGAGAAACCCATCTACACTATATTCAGAAGACGACAGGCACCTAAAGCAAATGACCTTATTCCTATATGGAAACACTACGAACAATTCGAAGATTGGAAGAAACTTTTTGTCGACTCAAAAATTTCTAAATTCTCACAACTATATGCGAAATCATTACAATGGGTTGAAAAGAATGGACTTTATACGGATTTAGATACACTTGAACATACTCAATATAATACACTTACTACAACATCACGACCATCCAATACATTTGGTGGAGTAAATTACGCAGCACTTAAGAAAAATGATGGTACTCGTAGTAGATTTATTTCACGATTCGAAAATGGTAAATTGTGCCAATTAGATTTCGATGGATATCACATTCGACTCATATCAAAACTAATTGGCATAGATATTCCATTAGATAAGAAAGCACATGGGTGGTTGGCAAATCAATATGGAAAAGATATTAGTCAAGCAAAGGCAATCACATTTAGACAACTATATGGTGGGGTGGAAGATGAGTACTATCACATACCATTTTTCAAAAAAACATCAGATTACATAAACTCACTATGGTTAGATTTCTTACGAAATCGTGAAGTGGTTACACCTATTTTACAAAGAAAAATTAAATTTGATGAGAATCTAAATAAAAATAAATTATTTAATTATGTTTTACAAGCGCTTGAAACAGAAAGAAACATATTTATATTAGATAAATTGTCAAAAATCAATTTGAATCAAAAGTCAGTACCTATATTATATACATACGACTCGATTCTGTTCGATGTTGACGCAAACGAAGAGAATTACATTAGGGAAGTTAAATCAATAATGGAAAAAGATGGATTCCCTGTCGAGATAGAAATTGGAAACAATTATGATAATATGGTTAAGACCAATATTTAGGTATTTATAGTTATGAAGAAATCCCAAAACATAGTAGATAGAATATTACGGAAGGTTTGGTCTGATATAGACACTAAACTTACTGAAGGTATTTATACTGAAGAATTCTTAAAATCTTTTTATTATCATCTTATAGATGAGGTTGGTGAAGCAAAAGCTGATATTCTAATTCAAGAGTTTGATAAAGATAATGAAGAAGAGCCAGAAGAAGAAAGACCTGACTCTGGTGACGAAAAAGAGATTGACAAATTTGGAATGTTGACTCAGATTGAAAAAGACAAGTTAAAGGATAAAGAAAAAGTAAAAGAAAATATACTAATTCAATTAGGACAACTCCTTAGTGAAGCTTCCATATATGATAACAAATATGCAATAGGTGATAAATTCATACCACTTAAAAATACCGCAGATTTATTACAAATGGGATTACCAAAAGGTGAAAAAGTACCTAAAGGACCTTTTACTAAAATAGCACCTACTGAAGATGGTGTTCAAGTAAAAATAAATAATGGTCAAACTGTATATGTATCCGCTGAAGATACTGGTAAAAATTATATAATTACTGCAAGTAATGGAAACATTCAGTCTTTATTTGGTAAAATGAGAAAAGGTTCTAAACCAACTGATGTAAACTTTGATACAGAAACGATGGAAACTGCACAATGTATGGGAACATATGTAAATGGTTTCAGTATACTTAAACAATTAAATTCAGCTACCGAAGAAACTTTACCAAAAGTTACTAACGATGTAAAACAGAAATTTGTAAAAGCATTGGGAAGTAGTGGAGAATACGCAAAACCTAATGAGATTTTATCTAAATTAGATACAATGCCACTTGGTGATTATTTCTTGATAGCACAATTAATGGCAGGTATGACCAAGTTTACAGATGATATGAAATTTAAAGGTGCATTTATAACTCATAAAAATATAAAAGGATATTATCAAGCTACTGAGCGTTCTGAATTAGTAGATGGTGTAAAAGATAATACTGCTGATTGTGTTATATCCAATGTCCCATCGTCTGAACTTATATCTAAGTTAGGTGAAGGGTTACCTGTTGAATATGATAAAAAGGGTGTTTGTACAATAATTGGTACAAGTATTAAGTTTATACAAGTATCACTCAAAAAAGCAGAAGGTGGAGCTCAATTAGGTAAAATATACGGATTCTTAAAAGACAAGTATGGGTTATTGGGTACTGAGGATGTTAAGAATTTGGCATTAGAGTCAGTTCAATTGAATGAGGGATTAAGAGACTTTTTAAATAAGGGTGTTGCTTTTATAAAAGGTATTGGTTCTAACTTATTACAGAAAATTTCTCAATTAGGAAAATTCTTATTTGGATTCTCAAAAAAGATATTCAAGGGATTAAAAAAATCTCCAAAATCTGAAGTTAAAAAATTAGAAAAAGAATTACTAAGAGCAGGGTTACATGAAGGTATTCTAAATGAAGCTAAGAAACCATCTATATATGATTCTTTTGAACAAATTGCAACAAATCAAAAAGTATTAGATAAATTAGTAACTAATGTGGATACTAAACTAAAAGCATTGTATAGTTCAGCTATATCAAATCCAGCATTTTACTATAACGGATATGAAAAACTCTCTTTAACTGCACCTGTATCAAAAGATACTGTTGCTAAGTTATTGACAAACTTTCAATCAGCAATCGTACTTAAAAGTATATTGGGTGATTTATCTGGCGATGCAAAAAAGTTATACTCACAACTAATAGAGATAGAGAAAGAAATGATATATGGTAAAACAACATTACCTTTATATAAAGTCTTTGGTGTAGATAAAGATGGAAAAGGAACTACATATAAACAATTTCCTGGTTCTGAAAAATTTGTACAAGACAAGTTGTCAAAAGACTTATCAGATACAACGGTATTCTTTTTAAGAACAAACGCAAAAGATGGTAAGTATTTCACAATGACGGGATATGGATTAACAGGTATAAATGAAACAACAGGTGATATGAAATATTCCCAATTTAGAATGGGAACTAATTCATCTGGTAGATATAGTTACAACTTTGAAGGTACACAAGAACTTCCATTAGGAAAAGTTAAATCAGCTTTAAAGATAAAATAAGGGATATGGGTGAGAACGCAATTATTATGTACATTTACTAATGAAGCTGAATTTGAATCGGTTTTAGAAACTATTCAAGACTCATTCATCCTTTATAGTAGAAAGATATTTATTTTAAAATTAAAACCATCACAAGAATTAGTGATTAGTTATAACATCATACCAAACAATGAAAGAAAATTCTTAGGAAGTACTATATTAGCACATCGTAAGAAAGAGTCAAACACTATTTACACAATCAACGCATTGAATAGATTGATTGTAGACTTAAATGGTGGTGTTGAGGATAAAACATATAAAATTGATTGGGATAGTTATAGAAACTCTATGATTCTAACAGAAGGTGATGGATACAAAATATTAAATACAAGTTTATTTAGAATAGTCAATGTAAACTAAGTTATATGCAAAAAAGTTATAATGGTCTTGATGATATGTTATCATGTATCAAAAGACACAATTTTCATAAAGACAATTATCAGATAGGTAGTGGTAAATCTATACCAGTTGATTTTCAACCAAAACGAACTGCGGTTATAGTCGGTTATACTGATGATGAGTTAATTCAAAAATTTGTAGACTCTGAACAATTCAAATGGATATATTTAGTACACGACTTTACAAGAGAGCAGTTAGATTTTCTTAAAGCTTCAATTTGGGGAGTATGGGGATTTAGTTAGACCAATACTACACGAAGATGTAATAAAGATATTCAGAATGGCATGGGAATGTATTGACCTTGTGTTCATTAATAGTCCATCAGAAGAACAATACAAAATCTTTCAAAGATATTACACTTATGTAAAGCATATTTCAGGTGGTTCTAATTTTGATTCTGAAGTTCATGAACCAATGCTTAAACACTCATATGCACCTAAAACAAAATTTAAAGATGGGTTTTGGATGTTTCAACACGAACAATGGCCATGGTATTATGAAAAGGATGCTAGACGACCAATCCAAAATCCATACGATAGGAGTAAACCTCGAAGTAAGTTGTTAACGGGAACAGGAACATTACAAGTAGGTAAACGATACAAATGGTACGAGCAAGATTTAATGATTCATACAAATTGGGACGCAAAGAGTCCGTTTGCTGAGTACTATGATGGTATGAAGTTATATGATAGAATACCTGATTTTGAAGAGTCAGTTCGTATTTTCGCAATGAATCAAGAATACAGTACTCCTATTGAATTAAGACAAGGTGATATGGAAGATATAGATTACAGAAACCACTATTTGGAACTCGTCAATGAGGGAATACTAACTAATCTGATTTAATTCATATAAACTGCGTTATTAAATATTTTTACATATTTATAGTAGTACTGAAAAGAACAAAATAAAAAATAATTAAGAATATATTTGGATTTGTCAACCAAATGTTGTATATTAGTGACTAACATAAATAATTAATAATTAAAAAAGGTAAATTATGGCAATTGATTTAAACGCAATCCGCAATCGTCTGAATTCTCTTCAGACCAAAGTAACAAAGACCGACAACTTGTGGAAACCACAACCCGGCAAACAACAAGTAAGGATTCTTCCTTATGTTCACAATCCTTCTAACCCGTTCATCGAACTTTATTTCCATTTTGGATTTGGTGGTAAAAACATTATCAGCCCAAGTTCTTTTGGTGAAGCAGACCCTATTTTAGAGTTTGCAGAAAAGTTGAAAGCAACAGGTGACAGAAACGATTACCAACTTTCAAGAAAATTAACTCCAAAGATGAGAACTTATGTTCCTATCATCGTTAGAGGTGAAGAGTCTGAAGGTGTTAAGTTTTGGGGATTCGGTAAGAATGTATACCAAGAACTTCTTGGATTCTTCGCTGACCCTGACTATGGTGATTTAACTGACCCTGTGAATGGTAGAGATGTAACAGTAGAATTTAAAACTGCTGCAGAATTAGGTAAAACTTATCCTGAGACATACATCAGAGTAAAACCTAATACAACACCTATCTCAGAGGATAAGAACATTTTAGAAACCTCTAAAGACCAAATCGTTCTTGGTGATATGTTCAAAAAAGTTTCTTATGAGGAAATGGAAGGAATGTTGAAAGAATGGTTAGATACAGGTGAAGTTTCTGATAAAAAAGAAGAACCTAAAGTTGAAGTTAAAGAAACTACAACTGCAACCTCTCCAGCAAGTAATGTAAAAGAGGCGTTTGACGACTTATTTAACGAATAATTTATGGCAAAGAAGAAGAAAGAATCAGTTCGTGATGAACTATCTTCCATCTTAGCTACCAATCTAAACAAGAAGTTTAAGTCCACCCACAAGGTGGCTTACTTCTTGGATGGTGGGGAACAAACTCCAACTGACCTTGATGGGTGGGTTTCGACAGGTTCTCCAATGTTAGATTTGGCAATCTCAAACAGACCAAATGGTGGATTACCAGTAGGTCGTATAACTGAGATTACTGGCTTAGAAGGAAGTGGAAAATCATTACTAGCTGCACACGCAATAGCAGACACTCAAAAGAAGGGTGGTCTTGGTGTTTACATAGATACTGAGAATGCTTGTAATACTGAGTTTTTGGCGGCTATTGGAATTGATATCGAAAAGATGTTATATGTTCCTCTTGAATCCGTAGAAGATATATTTGAAGCAATCGACTCTATTATAGAATCTGTAAGAGGTTCTGATAAGAAGAAGTTAGTAACAATAGTAGTAGACTCTGTTGCTGGTGCATCAACTAAGGTTGAGTTATCAGCAGATTATGACCAAGCAGGTTATGCAACTCAGAAAGCTATTATTATCTCTAAAGCTATGAGAAAAGTTACTAATCTTATTGGTAGAGAACGAATCTCATTAATATTCACAAATCAGTTAAGAACAAGATTAGGTGTTTCATTCGGTGACCCTTGGACTACAAGTGGTGGTAAAGCAATCGCATTCCACTCATCTTGTAGACTAAGACTAAAATCTATGGGACAACTTAAATCTAAAATAGGTGGGGTTGACCAAGTAGTTGGTATCAAAACTCGTGCTCAAGTTATCAAGAATAGAATGGGGCCACCTCTTCGTTCAGTTGACTATGATATCTACTTTGATAGTGGTATCGACAATTATGGTTCATGGTTACAAATGATGAAAACATATAAGTTGGTAACTCAAAGTGGTGCATGGTACACTTATGTTGACAAAACGACAGGTGAGGAACTAAAATTCCAAGCAAAGAATTTTGAAGACATTCTCGAAGAGAGACCTGAGCTAAAAGAATCTCTTTACGAAGAAATCTGTAATTCATATATTATGGCATACAAGAAATCAAGTGAAGAGGCAAATATTGATAATGTTGAAGTAACAGATTTTGATGAATAGTAAATACGCAGAACTTCTTGAGGAAGTAAACAAAGAATATAATACAACTAAAAATGAATCACTCAATGATAGAGTTCTTATCATTGATGGTCTTAATCAATTCATTAGAGTATTTGGAGCAGTACCTGCTTTAAATGATGATGGTGAACATTGTGGTGGTGTGACAGGGTTTCTCTTGTCCACCGCTGCAACGATTAGAAGATTAAAACCAACTCGTGTTATTATAGTCTTTGATGGAAAAGGTGGTTCAAACAGAAGAAAGTCCGTATATAAGGGATATAAGGAAGGTAGAACGGGGTTAACTAAGTTAAATAGACTTGCAGGATATGAGGACTTAGAAGACCAACGAGTATCTATGAGGAATCAATTTAAGAGATTAATTGAGTACTTACAGATATTACCGATAACAATGACTTATATAGATTATGTAGAAGCAGACGATATTATAGCATATCTTGCAAATCACTACTTTGAAAAGCAGGTAACTATTCTTTCATCTGATAAGGACTTTTTACAATTAGTAAATCACCGAATCCAAGTGTATACACCCACTAAAAAGAAAATGTATACTGAAACAGAGGTTAAAGAAGACTTCGGAGTAAGTGCACAAAATCTTATATTTTACAGAGTTTTAATGGGTGACAAATCAGATAACATAAAAGGTGTAAATGGTGTTGGTATTAAGACAATTGAATCTAAAATGAAGTTTTTAACGGAAAATCACCTTTCTTTAGACACATTCATAGAGAAATGTTCTAAAGAGTGTGATGAGAAGTTGTCAAAAAAACTTATGGACAATTTAGATACAATAAATATGAATTATGGGTTAATGCAATTATCTGACCCTGAGATATCTTCATCAATTACATCTAATGTTAGAGAAATGATGGATGTACACCAACCTCAACTAAACATAGTAGAGTTCAAAAAGATGTTTATGTATGACAAATTATACACCGCATTTGCAAATGTAGATTCGTGGTTAAGAAATTCATTTACATCATTAGACAATTATCTTAAGAATCACTTTGATATTAAAAAATAATTTCGTATATTGTAGTCTATGGAAAAATTAGGAAGTAAGTTCAGTACCTCATTTCAGAATAAAGTTATATCTTCTATATTATCAGATAGGTCGTTTACACGACAGATATATGATATTATAAAGCCAGAGTACTTTGATGCTGAATCAGCAGAGTGGTTAGTAAAAAATATCCTAAAGTATATGCATGAATTTGAGAAGATGCCAACCTTAGATGTTCTCAAAGTCAAAATAAACACCATAGAAAGAGATGTATTAAAAACTTCGGTAGTTGATACATTAAAATTTGCATGGAATCATTTAGAAAGTGATGATTTGGAATTTGTAAAAGAGCAAGTTCTTGACTTCTGTAAAAATCAATCTATCAAAAACGCAATCTTAGATTCAGTACCATTATTAGAAAGTGGGAAATATGATATGATAAAGAAAAACATTGATACTGCTATGAAAGCAGGTCAAGATTCTGATATTGGTCATGAGTACAAATCTATGATTACCGAAAGATATGAAGATACAGTTAGGAATGTAGTCTCAACAGGTTGGCAAGTTATTGATGAAATTACACAAGGTGGTTTTGGTAAGGGTGAGTTAGTTTTATTCGCAGCACCTCCTGGTATTGGTAAATCTTGGTCGTTGGTAAACATTGGGGTTAACGCAATGAAACAAGGGAAGATAGTAGCACACTATACTCTTGAATTAAATGAAGGTTATGTTGGTCAGAGATATGATGCCGTACTAAGTGGAGTAGCAGTAGGAAACTTGAAATTTAATATGGAAGATGTCGAGAAGGCAGTCCAAAATGTAAAGGGTGACTTAGTTGTAAAACATTATCCAACCAAAACCGCAGGTGTAACATCATTAAAAGCCCATATGGACAAGATGATTTTACAAGGTAAGAAACCTGATGTAGTTATTGTTGATTACGCAGACTTACTTAGAGGTCCTCAGAAAGAAAAACGACACGAAGAGTTAGAAGAAATTATTGAAGACCTTCGTGGTATGGCAGGTGAATATGAAGTTCCCGTTTATACGGCATCACAGATTAATCGAAGTGGTGCAGAAGATGATATTATTACAGGTACAAAAATCGCAGGTTCATTCTCTAAAATGATGACCGCAGACTTTGTAGTATCATTATCTCGTAAAATAGAAGACAAACTTGCAGGAACGGGTAGATGGCATGTTATTAAAAATAGGTTTGGGCCAGATGGAATGACATTCCCATCTAAAGCAAACTTCTCAACAGGCCAAATTCATATTTACAACGATGATTCCATTGATGGTAGAAAAACTACTACCCAGATGAAACAAGGGGAGAGTTTAGTAAGAAAGGAATTAGCGCAAAAATATAAAGAAATGTCGGGTGATATCGATTTTTAATCATATATATTAAAACCGACAATAACATAAATGTATAATATAAATCTATAAAAATTACTATGGCATTATTTGACAATCGTATCCCATTTAAACCTTTTGAATACCCTGAATATTATACAGAAGGGTGGTTGAAACAGGCACAGGCATTTTGGTTACATACTGAAATTCCAATGCAAGGGGATATCAAAGATTGGAACGAACATTTAACACCTGAAGAAAAAAACTTAGTCGGTAATATATTACTTGGGTTTGCACAAACTGAATGTGCGGTATCTGATTATTGGACTAATATGGTTACCGATTGGTTTCCAAAGCATGAGATAAAACAGATGGCAATGATGTTTGGTTCACAAGAAACAATACACGCAACGGCATATTCATATCTAAACGAATCATTAGGTTTAGAAGACTTTGAGGCATTTTTACATGAACCTGCAACGGCAGAGAGATTTGAGAACCTTGCAAGTATAACAAACAGATACACTCATGAAGATTTAAAATCTAATTCAGACGCAAGAAAAGAAGTAGGAAAATCACTCGCTATATTCTCAGCATTTACAGAGGGTGTGGCGTTATATTCTTCATTCGCAGTACTTTACTCATTTCAAATGAGAAACAAGTTAAAAGGTATCGGTCAGCAAATGAAATGGTCTGTAAGAGATGAATCTTTACATTCCAAGATGGGATGTCAGTTATTCAGACATATGTGTGATGAATATCCAGAATTATTAGACGAATGTAAAGAATCAATTGAAGAGGCAGCAAGATTAATTGTTGACCTTGAAATTAAGTACATTGATAAAATGTTTGAGATGGGTGATTTGGAAAATCTAAAATCAGACAATTTAAAAGAATTTATAAAATCAAGAACAAACTCTAAATTAAAAGAATTGGGATATAATGGTATCTTTGACTTTGATGAGGAAAAAGCATCTAATTTAGATTGGTTCTACCACTTAACAGGTGGACAAACACATACGGACTTCTTCGCTTTGAGGCCTACTGATTATAGTAAGGCAAATGAAGGTGAAGATTGGGACGACATATTTTAAGAAAACAAGTTATGAAGAATCACGCAGAACATTTAGAGTGGGAAATAGGTACGGATTTTCCTGTTTGGGCAAATACAGAAATATATGTAAAAACTATATCAAATGGTTATTTACTACCTGGAGAAAAACCAAAAGATGCATATTGGAGAGTATCAACGGCAGTAGCTCGTAGATTAGAAAAACCACAACTTGCATCAAAATTCTTTGATTACATTTGGAAAGGTTGGCTAAATTTAGCATCACCTGTACTATCAAATACAGGTACAGATAGAGGACTACCAATAAGTTGTTTTGGAATTGATGTGGCAGACTCAATAAATGATATCGGTAAGAAGAACTTAGAGATGATGTTACTCGCCAAACATGGTGGTGGAGTAGGTGTAGGTTTGAATATGATTAGACCTGCAGGTTCTAATATTACTCAAAATGGAACATCAGATGGGGTTGTACCATTTGCAAAGATTTATGATTCTACAATCCTTGCTACAAATCAAGGAGCAGTACGAAGAGGAGCAGCATCCGTAAACTTAAACATCGAACATGGTGATTTTGATGAATGGATTGAAATCAGAGAACCCAAAGGTGATGTAAACAGACAATGTTTGAATTTACATCAATGTGTAGTTGTTGGTGATAAGTTTATGAGAAGATTGGAAGAAGCTGACCCAGAAGCAAGAAGAAAATGGGGTAAAGTACTTCAAAAAAGAAAAGCAACAGGTGAACCTTATATAATGTATAAAGGTAATATCAACAAAGCAAATCCACCAATGTACAAAAACAATGGATTAAAAGTTCATATGACAAACATCTGTTCTGAAATCACATTACATACAGACGAATCACATAGTTTTGTTTGTTGTTTATCATCACTCAACTTAGCAAAGTATGATGAGTGGAAAGATACAGATTTAATATACACCGCTACATACTTTTTAGATGGTGTACTTTCAGAATTCTTACAAAAAGCTAAGAATATGAGAGGATTTGAAAACGCAGTTCGTTCAGCAGAAAAAGGTAGAGCATTAGGTTTGGGTGTCTTAGGATGGCACACTTACTTACAAAGAAAAGGTATTTCCTTTGAAGGATTACCTGCTCAATTTGAAACTCGTAAGATTTTTTCTCAGTTAAAGATTGAATCAGAAAGAGCATCAAGAGATATGGCTACCGAGTATGGTGAACCATTATGGTGTAAAGATAGTGGATTTAGAAACACACACTTAAGAGCAATTGCTCCTACTGTTTCTAATTCTAAATTAAGTGGTAATGTATCCGCAGGAATTGAACCTTGGCCTTCCAATGTATTTACGGAACAAACGGCAAAGGGAACATTCATTCGTAAAAACCTTGAATTAGAAAAGGTATTTAGGAAAGTGGGTATTAACAAAAAAGGAACTTGGGATAAAGTTTTAGAAGATGGTGGTTCAGTTCAAGATATTAAAGAATTGGACGATTGGGGATATGTTGATGCTAAACTCTTAAAAAGAGAAGACATCTCCCAAGAAGCATTTGATAAAGACCAAGTTTTTTGGGTCAAAGATGTTTTTAAAACATTCAAAGAGATTAATCAATTAGAATTGGTTAGACAAGCGGGTGTTAGACAACAATATATTGACCAAGGAGTTTCGTTGAATCTGGCATTTCCATCTGAAGCAAGTCCAAAGTGGATTAATCAAGTTACTTTAGAAGCATGGAAACAAGGAATCAAAACTTTATATTATATGAGAACGGAATCTGTCCTTCGTGGTGATATCGCAGCACGAGCATTAGACCCCGATTGTGTATCCTGCGATGGTTAATTAAAAAAAGGTAAGTAATGAAAGAATATTTGTACTTTTCAGCACCATGGTGTGGTCCATGTAAAATGTTGAGTCCCGTAATGGAGCAGGTGGGGAATACTATTCCTGTAAATAAAATAAATGTAGATGAACAACCAGACTTTGCACAAAAGTACGGAATCAGAAGTGTACCGACTGTTGTGTTATTAGAAGGTGGAGTTGAAGTAAAAAGACACATTGGTGTAAAACCTGTAAACGAATATCTATCTGCATAAAAACAATTAATAAGTTATGAAGAACACTACTGCAAAGTTTTGTTTTAACACGATGGTAAATAACGAAGCTCATGTCATCACAAGGATGTTAGAGAGTGTTTACGAGTATATCGACTATTGGGTTATTCAAGATAATGGTTCAACTGATGGAACACAAGATATAATTAAGAACTTCTTTGAAGCTAAAGGAATACCTGGTTTCTTATATCAATTAGATTGGTGGAAGGGTCATGGAATAAACAGAGACCATTGTATAAAAACTGCATTAAGTGCAGACCATGGGTGTGATTGGATACTTAGAGTTGATGCAGATGAACAATTACAAGTAGATGATGATTTTGATTGGTCCGTATTTAACGATACATCGATTCAGAGTTTCAATGTACCATGTCAAGGGCCAGGTGTAAAGTATTTTAGAACTTGGTTATGGAATGCAAAAGAACCATGGGCATTCTACCCAGAAAAAGCGCATGAGACAATTTATTTAGATAGAGATGATGTTGGTGAAGAATTTCAACGAGTACCATTAGACAAAAAGTTTAGACACATTCTAACTAATGATGGACAAACTTGGTTACAACCAATGAAGTTTTTAAAAGATGCATTAAACTTAGAACTTGATGTAGTCCCAAACAATAAAGTCTTAGAAGATAATTATCATTTATTCTACATAGCAAAATCCTATCACGATACACTTGGTGATAATTTTCCATTTGGTGAAGACCATAGGGAAGAGTTTGCAAGACGATGTATATTTTATTTTGAACAATATCTGTATAAAGTAAATCCAGAGTATAAAGAGAATAATTTAGTATCATCTACAAGAGATGAATTTTCTTATTGGTGTTGTGTTGGAATAGCAGCTGCATACAAGTGGATAGGTCAAATTGATAAACAAATAGAGTGGTTGAATAAAAGTGTTGAGTTTTGTCACGCCAGAAATGAATCATATGCCAGATTAGCAGAAATATACTTGGAACGAAAACACTTTAGTAAAGCGTTACAATGTACTAAAATGTTAGTAGATTTAAACAGAAAAAACCCATTCCCAAATCTTCAGTTTATAATAGAGGATACCGCATATTACGATACAAGTGAATATCCAAAAGAACTTCATACTAAAGCATTAAGAGGATTGAATGGCTAAATACGATTACATTATTGTAGGTTCTGGATTCTTTGGTGCAGTATGTGCATACGAACTTAAAGAAAAAGGTAAAAAGGTTCTTGTATTAGAAAAACGAGACCACATAGGTGGTAATTGTTATACCGAAGAAATAGAAGGTATTCATGTACACAAATATGGACCACATATATTTCATACAAATAATGATAAGGTTTGGCATTGGATAAATCAGTTTGTAGATTTTCACCAATTCCAATTGAATATAGTTGCAAACTATAAGGGTGAAATATATCCGTTACCTTTCAATATGTATACATTCAACAAAATGTGGGGTGTAACGACACCCGAAGGAGCAAAACAAAGGATTGAATCACAAAGATTTAAGGATACTCCAACTAATTTAGAAGAACAGGCGAAAGCACTTGTTGGTGACGACATTTACGAAAAGTTAATAAAAGGTTATACCCAAAAACAATGGATGAAGCCAGCTAAGTTGTTACCAAAGTCAATTATCAAAAGATTGCCTGTAAGATACACATATAATAACAATTACTTCAATGACAAATATCAAGGAATACCAATTGGTGGATACACTCAGATATTTGAAAGGTTGTTAGAAGATATTGAAGTATTTACAGAAACGGATTATTTTGATAAAAAAGACTTTTGGGATGATATGGGTGATAAAGTAATTTATACAGGTCCGATTGATAAGTACTTCGATTACAAATATGGTGACTTAGAATACAAGTCTTTACATTGGATGCATAAAATGTATAAATCAAAAGATAATTATCAAGGATGTGCATTAATGAACTATACGGATTCAGAAACACCTTATACTCGAACCATAGAACATAAACATTTTGATAATCAGAATCAAAAAGGAACTTATGTTAGTTGGGAGTATCCACAACTTTACGAAAGAGGGGTAGAACCATATTATCCTGTAAATGATAAAATTAACAATGAGATGTATAACAAATATAAAAAACTTGCGGATGGTCAAGATAAAGTAATATTTGGTGGTAGGTTGGCAGAGTACAAATACTATGATATGCATCAAGTAATCGCATCCGCACTTAAGAAAGTAGAAAGTTTATGATAGTAATAGATGATTTTATAAAAGACGAAAGTCTATTGAATGATTTAAAGAATGACACCACATTTTTTAATGATAAAAGTTATATGTGGTGGGATGGTTGGTGGAATTCACCTACCGATACACTTAAAAAAAGGTTGATAGAATACATTTGGGGTGAGAACTCACCATACGAACCATTAAGTATTACAGGATTCGAATATTGGACAGGCATTTACTCGGAGTTTGAAGAAAAGGATGAACTACCATTCCATTTTGACAAAGACGAAGCACATTACTGGAGAACAAACGAAATTATTACACCAATAATTGGAACAGTTTACTATCCTTGGGAAAATGATATTGATGGTGGTTATCTTGAAATATATCCACATGGTCAAGATGGTGAACCTGAAAGATTAGAACCAAAGTATAATAGACTGGTTATATTCCCTGCAGGCGCCCATCCACATAGAGTTACTAAAGTTACTCGTGGTACAAGACACGCAATAGCAATCAATTTATGGGATATTGAACCAAGTGGATTGAAAAGTGGTGATATAATTTTGGAAAATTAAAATAAATTTCGTATATTAGTGAAAAGATTTAGAATGGCATTAAGAGGTGAATTACATCCACAACATAAATTAACGGAAAGACAAGTAAGGTCTATTCGTAAATTATGGCAAGTGGGTCATCGTAATATTAGAGTATTGGCAAGAAACAATGGAGTGTCACCTGCTAACATAAGAAAAATTGTTAGAGGTGAAACTTGGAAACACTTACTATTTGGTGAGTTTAACGAGTATCAATGAAAATTAAAGGGAAAGAGTATACAGATATTTCAAAGTTATCCGTAAGACCTATCTCAAAATCAGTAGCAAAGGACATTATCATAAAGAACCATTATAGTGGTATATGGACAAAGGTTAGTTATTGTTTGGGATTGTATATTGAGGATAACTCACACTCTTTCTTTTCATCGACAGATAAGTTAATCGGTGTTGCAACATATGGTGACCCAATCGGAAGACACTCTGGTCAATCAATATCAGAGTTATTGGATAGAAAAGAAGTATTAGAACTCACAAGATTATTTGTATTTGATGGATACGGATGTAACATTGAAAGTTGGTTTGTAGGTCAAACATTTAAGTGGTTAAAAACCCACGCAAAACACATTAAAGGATTGATTTCATACTCAGACCCAAAAGCAGGTCATTTAGGAACTGTATATCAGTCAACTAATTGGGTATACCAAGGAAATAGAATAAGACCAAATGATAGTTGGTTATTTAAGTTTGAAGAAAATGGGGAGTGGCAGCATGGTAGAACAATATTTCCATATTATGGAACTAATAACCCCACCAAAATACAAAAGGTAATTGGTAAAACTTTTTGGATTAAAAAAGAACCAAGAAAGCATCGATACATTTATATTTTGGATAAGTCAAAAAAAAGTCGTATATTAAAGAGTTTAAAATACCCTTCACTACCATATCCTAAACAGAGTGAGTTATTTGAAGAAGAAATAAAAAAATTAGAACCAATTGAAAGAACCTAATAAACATTATGTAGACGCTTCAAAGGTTTCAATCAGAGAAATCAATAAAAGTGTTGCAAAACATATGATAGTAAAGTATCACTACTCTCACGCATGGACAATGTGTAGATACGCACTTGGTGTGTATTACAAGGGTGATGGTGAGTTTTTTGGTAGTGAAAAACTAATTGGTTGTTTGGTATATGGATATCCCGTAGGTCGTTCAGCGATTAAGTCTGTAATTGATGGTTTAGAAAAAGATGAGTGTTTAGAATTGACAAGATTGTTTATACACGATGGATATGGTTCAAATGTAGAATCATACTCAATGGGTCAGTCTTTTAAATGGATGAGAGAAAATGCACCAAATATTAAGATGTTATTGAGTTACGCAGACCCTGAACAATTACACCTCGGTGGCATTTACCAAGCAACTAATTGGTTATATCAAGATTGTCGTGATATACAACTAATGCCAAACTATTCAGTATCACTAACTGAAAATCCTTACAATTGGATTCATTCGAGAACTGTATTCTCAAAATGGGGTTCACATAATGTAGAACACTTAAAAACAGAAATAGGTAAACAAAACAAATCATGTTTTTGGCGAAAGAAAGAAGCACCTAAACATAGGTACATTCAAATCTTAGGTCAAAACAAATCTGAGAAACGAAAACTTAGTAAGATGTTAAAACATAAAACAAGTCCGTATCCAAAAGACCCTGAGGAGTTTTTACCACCTATTGAAAAACATGAAACTTATACGCCAGAAAACGCAGTTAACTTTTGGTAAAGTCAAAATAATTTCGTATATTTAACATATGTATCAAAATGTATTCTTCGAAAAAGAAAAGTCTATCATCCATTGTTGGGATGATGAAAAAGGTTACTTTACATCTAAGTATCGTAGGTACGCCTATGTAAGAGATGGTAATGGAGCACATCAATCCATTCATGGTGAACGACTTAAGAAATTAAATTATTGGAAACAAGATGATGACTTAAAATTATATGAGTCTGATGTCAATGAAATGACGAGGTTTCTAATTGATGAGTATGGTGATTCAGACGAACTATCAACAGGACATACAATTCTAACATTTGATATTGAGGTTGAAATGAATAGTGGATTGCCTGATATTGAAACTGCAAGTAACGCAATTACTTCAATCGCAGCACATGACTCAATTACAAATGACTATTTTGTCTATGTAGTTAACAAAGGTGAAAAGATTGATAAAACAATCAAAGGTGCAAAGGTAGAATCATTTGATACTGAAGAGGGATTATTATCAGCGTTTATGTCCAAGTGGAGAGAGATAAATCCAACTATTGTAACGGGGTGGAATATTGATTTCTTTGATGTTACATATCTTTACAATAGATATAAACTACTATTCGGTCAACAATATGCAAATCAATTATCACCAATTGGTAAAGTATCATACAACAAGTACAGAAACAGATATATTATTGCAGGAGTATCTGCATTAGATTATCTCGCTTTATATAAGTGTTATAACTTTACAGAACTACCCAACTATCGATTAGATACTGTTGCAACAATTGAGTTAGGTCGAGGTAAGATTGAGTATGAAGGAAACTTAGACCAACTATTCAGAGATGATATTGAAAAGTTTATTGAGTATAACTTAGTTGATGTTGAGTTGGTAGTTGACTTGGATAAGAAATTACAATTCATTGACTTAGCAAGGGCAATATGTCATACAGGTCATGTGTTCTACGAAGACTTTCTGTTTTCATCTAAATGGTTAGAGGGAGCTATTCTTACATTCCTTAGAAGGAGTGGTAGGGTAGCACCCAATAAACCATGGAGAAAGAAACGAAACGCAGATGGGTCTGATGGTGAAGGGAAGTTTACAGGCGCATATGTAAAAGAACCAAAACCTGGTCTTTACAAATGGGTTTATGATTTGGATTTAACATCACTATATCCATCAATCATTATGAGTATCAATATCTCACCTGAAACTAAGATTGGTAAACTTAAGAATTATGTAGCAGAAGACCATATGAGAGGTAAGATTGATACTTACTCTATTTTGGATGATGAGGGTAATGAGTTTCCACCACTACCTAAAGATAAATTTCTAAAGTTTATTGAAAAGAATAGATACTCTGTTGCTGCAAATGGTGTTTTATATAGAACAGATAAAGTTGGAGTTATACCTGAAATATTAAGTGTTTGGTTTGACAAACGAGTTGAATACAAAGACTTGATGAAAAAATATGGTAAAGAGGGTAACGATGCACAATATAAGTTTTATGGTAAACGACAATTAGTACAAAAGATTATGTTGAACTCTTTATATGGAGTGTTGGGATTACCATCATTCAGATTCTACGATGTAGATAATGCAGAAGCAACTACGATTACAGGTCAAACTGTAATTAAAACAACCGAATTAATTGCAAATCAATATTATTCAAAAGTAATAGGAAAAGAAGATGACTACAATGTTTATACCGATACTGATTCTGTTTTTTATCAAGCAGCACCATTAGTAAAAGCTCGTAATCCAGAACTTAATGAAGAGTCGGATGAAGAAATGATTCCTGCGATTATATCCGCAGCAAAAGAAGTCGAAGGTCATATCAATAAAGTTTATGACACGATGTCAAAAAAGTTATTTAATATCGATACTCATAAATTTGATATAAAACAAGAAACAATCGCTAAGGGTGGGTTTTGGGTCTCAAAGAAACGATACGCACAATGGATTATTAATGATAATGAAGTTGATTGTGATAAGTTGGATGTAAAAGGATTGGATGTAAAACGAAGTTCATTCCCAACATATTTTAAAGAAGTAATGAAAACTGTATTATTAGATATACTAAGGTCAGTTGATAAAAAAGAAATTGACACTAAGATTCTTGACTACAAAAAAGATATGGAAGAACGCCCATTCATTGATATAGCAAAGAACTCGGCAGTCAAAGGTATGAGTAAGTACACAACAAAGACTCAAGTATTAGGTGAATTTGTAAAAGGTTCACCAGCGCATGTGAAGGCAGCAATAACATATAATCAATTACTTGCTTTTTATAAAGTACCATATAAGTACGAACCAATGAAAGATGGTGATAAGATTAAATGGGTATATTTGAAAACAAATCCTCTTGGATTGGATACAACAGGACTAAAAGGTCACAACGACCCACCTCAGATTCTAAAACTCGTTGAACAATATATTGACTACGATAGAATTTGGGAAAAGGAGTTAGAAAATAAACTTGATGACTTCTATAAAGCTATGAATTGGGAAAAACCAAACCCAAATCTAAATAAAGCTGCAGAATTTTTTGGATTTTAAAAATAAATTTCGTATATTAGTATAATAATAAATCAATAGTAAAAAGTAAATTATGAAAAAAAGCTCGTTTGAAGGGTTCATTACTCGATATAATTTGGGTGGTGAGGTAGAATCAGTAAAGATTGATTCAACAGATGCAGGGTTGTCAGTAAAATTCATTTCTGATGATAAGACCCTATTAGGAAATGTAAGTAGTGATAACAAAGACTTTCCAACTGGAGAGTATGGTGTTTACACTACTTCTCAATTAAAAGGACTATTATCTGTATTAGATTCAGATATTAGTGTAAAAGAAGGTGACGCAGCACTTGTGTTCTCAGATAAAGGTACTTCAGTAAACTATATGTTGGCTGACCTTTCTGTAATACCTGTTGTTCCAGATTTGAAACAATTACCTGATTTTACATCTACTATCAAAATGGACAATGACTTCGTAAACAAATTCGTAAAGTCTAAAGGTGCATTATCTGATTCAGATACATTTACATTTAGTTGTAAAAGTAACAAAGGTGAAGTAATCTTAGGTTATTCAAAGATTAACTCTAACAGAATCTCAATCAATGTAGAATGTGAGTGTGATGGTGATGTAGAACCAATATCATTCTCAGCTAAGTACTTAAAGGAAATCCTTAATGCTAACAAGGGTGCAAAATCATCTTCATTGAAGATTTCACCAAATGGATTAGCTCATGTTTCATTTGAAAATGATGGATTTAAGTCTAACTATTATTTAGTGGAGATTAAGTAATGCAATTTTGGGACACAGAACCAGCGGCACCAGTCTTTGACTATGATGTAGAGAGAAAACGATTCATCGACAATATGGAATACCTATCAGGTATGCCAGTTGAGGAACAAACTCTTTATAAAAAGTGGCAGGAGTGGAACTCAGACCTACCTAAGTCTATGTCAAGAAAACCAAGTCTTGCAAGGTCTTATGATATGATTTGGACTCCAACTGACATTCAAAATAAGGAACAAACTATTAAAGAAATTGAAGAGTTAGAACCTTATGTTGAACTAATCGTAGATTCTGCAGGAACGGCAAAGTGGACTGATATTCGTAAGTGTATTTCATCAATGGAATTTACCGCTAATCCAGGTCGTAATATAAAAGCATTTGCTAAAGACCGAAAGAGTGGTAAAGTACTTGGTGTAATTTCACTTGGTTCTGATGTAACATCTTTAGGTGTTCGTGATAAATACATTGGGTGGGATAAAGATAACAAGTTTAAAGATGGTAAGTTAAATCATACTACAATTGGTACATCTATCATCGCAACACAACCTTTGGGATATAATTTCTTAGGTGGTAAACTTGTTTCGGCATTGACCACTTCACCTACATTCAGAGATTTGTGGAAAGAAAAGTATGGACAAACTCTAATCGCAGTTGGTACAACTTCTCTTTATGGAATCCATTCACAATATAATGGAATACCACATTTCAAAACATTAGGTGAATCGACAGGTAAAGTTTCTACTAAACCTGATAATCAATTTTACGATATCTGGCATCAATGGATGAAAGAACATAATGCTGATGAATACAAAAGAGTTACAACCCAAAAGGAAGGTATCCAAGGACCTGTATCTGGTATCAAACAAAGAATATTGTCTATGATTTTCAAAGAGTTGGGAATCAAAAGTACACAATATCAACATGGATTTAAACGAGGTGTATACTTCGCAATGATGTATGATAATGGTAATGAGTTTCTAAGAAACGAGATTGATGAAAGTCAGTTGAAGATGAAAAAGAAGTTCGAAGAAGGTGATGATTACACAATCAGATGGTGGAAGAAGAAAGCTATTAGAAGATACACTAAGTTACATGATGAGAATAGGTTGAAACCAGATACATTGTATTACATGGATATTATTGGGATGACTTGGGAAAACGCAAAAGAAACATATTTAAAAGAAGTAGGTAGATGAGCAATTCACTATGGGTTGAAAAATACAGACCCGATACATTAGATGGATATGTTGGTAATCAACATATATTAGACAAAGTAAAAATATACATTGAAAATGAGGATGTACCTCACTTGTTACTCTATGGAGTTGCAGGAACTGGTAAGACTACCCTCGCAAAGATAATCACAAATCAGATTGATTGTGATTTGATGTATATTAACGCTTCTGATGAAAACTCAGTTGACGCAGTTCGTGACAAGATTCGTGGATTTGCATCATCAATGGGTTTCAGAAAGTGGAAAGTTATCATATTAGACGAAGCTGACTATTTGACACCAAATGCACAAGCAGCACTTCGTAATCTTATGGAAACTTTTAGTAAATCTACAAGGTTCATTTTAACTTGTAACTATGTAGAGAAAATTATTGACCCGATTCAATCTCGTTGTCAAACATTCGCAATAACACCACCTTCTAAAAAAGAAGTGGCAAAAAGATTGTTTGATATATTAAATGAGGAATCAGTTAAGTTTGAAAAAGAAGAGTTGGCAATTTTGGTCAATAGTGGTTATCCTGACATTCGTAGAGTTCTAAATTCAGCACAAAGACAAGTTGTCAAAGGTGAATTACAAATAGATACAACCTCTACAATTCAGGCGAACTATACTGAAGATGTAATAAAAGTTTTACAAGATAGTGGTGAAATGAAAACAAAGTTCAACACAATCAGACAAATTATTGCAGATTCAAAAGTGAAAGACTTTACACCATTGTATAGAGCACTTTATGATGAAGTAGATTCATATGCAAATGGTAAAGTCGGACACACTATTTTAAATATAGCCGAGGGTCAGTACAAAGACTCTATGGTAGTTGATAAAGAAATCAATGTGATGGCTATGGTATTAACTATTTTAATGACATTAGGAAAATAAATTATGGCAAAAAAAGGAAAAGGTAAAGTTGTTAACTTGGGTGGTCAACAAAACCCACAACAACAACCTCAATTAAAACTTGACCCAAGAAAATTAGAGACAGTAAGTTGTCCTGAGTGTGGTGGGATATTTTTTGACGAAGTAACAATGTATAAAGAAGTACCAGCAGTACAATCACCAAATGGTGTAGCATCAATGTTACCAATACCTGTTGTATTGTGTAACAATTGTGGAACTGTTCATCCTAAATTTACACCGAAAGAACTAATTGATGGCGACAACCAAGAAGGCTAAGACATTATTTCAACATCTATCTGGACTTAAGGAGTCAAAAACTTCTTGGGATAGTCTGTCAGTTATGGATAAAAAAACCTTTGAACCATTTATGGTCAATAGGTTTTTGTCTATGAATATGGGATTATTGGAGTTGGTTAACGAGCTACAAAAGTTTACTATTGGTCAACTCAGTCCAAGAGATGTTTATAAAATGTATCTTGATTTTTTACCAAAGAAAAGGTCTTTTGACAAATACATAAAAGGTAAAAAAGATGACAAGTATAATTCCAATGTGTTGGAGTATCTTGCAAAGTACTACTCAGTATCACAAAGAGAAGTCAGAGACTATCTTGAAATACTTAGTAAAGACAATATTACTGAAATATTGTTAAAATATGGGTTAGATAAAAAAGAAATAAAAAAATGGCTAAAGTAATAAAAGACAGAAAAAATAAAGTAGAGTGGAAGGGTGAGAGAACTGAAAAAAGAAATGTAGAAGAAAACGCAGTAGAATATTGTGAAAGATTATACCCAGAAACTACATCAGAGTTCCAAAAGATTTTAGATGAAATGTATGAAACATTTTGTAAAAAACAAAGAAACTATGGGCCAGGTAATATATCGGTTGGAACTAATTTAGAATCAGACGAAGATATCAAACTATCATTAGTTGGTTTATGGTTTAGAAAAAACGATAAAATCCAAAGACTAAAGCAATTAGTTGTATTAGGTCAACCCGATGAGGTTGGTGAGAATATCCAAGACACTTACGAAGATTTGAGTGTATATGGAATTATCTCTCAGATAGTCCAAAGAAAGAAGTGGGCTAAGTAAAAACTTAACAATTTAATAACATTAAAATTTGGCATTCTCGTCAAATTGTCGTATATTAGAGTGTATGAAAAAATCTATGGTATCAAATATCTTTAACTTTCCTGTTCATGAAGAAAAGAAGGGTGATGTTAAAGTTTCGTATTCTCAATATACGATGTGGGCTAATTGTCCAAAACAATGGAAATTGACCTATATGGATGGTCACAAAGACTTTGACCCATCTATTCACCTTGTATTTGGTACTGCGATGCACGAGACAATTCAATCGTGGTTACAAGTAATGTACAACGAGTCGGCAGTTAAAGCAAATGAAATGGACTTAGAATCTCTACTATTAGAAGAGATGGCTAAGGAGTACAAAAAGATGATGGCAGTCTATGGTGTCAAGTTCACCACAAAAGACCAAATGAATGAATTCTACGATGATGGTGTTCAGATATTGGATTTCCTTCGTAAGAATAGAGCATCATACTTCTCAACAAGGACTATGAAATTAGTTGGAGTTGAGTTACCAATATACTACCCAGCATCCGATTCTAATGAAAATATTATGATGAAGGGATTCCTTGACTTAGTATTTGAGAATCTTGCAGATAATACAATAGAAATTTGGGATATCAAAACCTCAACAAAAGGTTGGAACAAATGGCAAAAAGCAGATAAAACAAAAACTGCTCAATTAGTATTGTACAAGAAGTTTTTCGCTGAACAATATGGATATCCTTTAGACAAGATACAGGTTAGATACTTTATAGTTAAGAGGAAGTTATGGGAAGAAGCTATGTTTGCTCAGAAACGAGTACAAGAATTTGTACCATCACATGGAAAACCAACATTAAATAAGATTGTAAAAAGTTTTGATGAGTTTATCGACAACGCTTTTAACGATGATGGTTCTTACAACACAGAAGGGGACTTTCCCGCTACGATGGGTAAAAACAAGAAAAGTTGTAAGTATTGTCCTTTTAAGGATAGTGAATTATGTCCCAAAGTTGAACGAATAAAATTTGTATGAGAAATCTTTCAATAGTATTAGTCGGATTACTATGTTCTTCGGTAAATAACAACGAACAACCAATAGAACAAATTGACACGATTCCTATTAAGGAAATTAAAATTGAAAAAGTAGAAAATGAAATAAAACCCATTGTAAGAAATTTAGATGATTTGGTAGAGGCAATGGTGTGGGTAGAATCAGAGGGTAATCCAACTGCATATGCAAAAAAAGAAAACGCTGCAGGAGTATTACAGATTAGACCCATAATGGTGAATGATGTAAATCGAATTTTAAACAAAAATGATGATAATAGATTTTATACACTTGATGACAGATGGAATAGAGAAAAGTCTATTGAAATGTTTTATGTATTTGTAGATTATTATCACAAAGAAAGTTCATATGAGAAAATCGCAAGGTGTTGGAATGGTGGTCCGAAGGGATTACAAAAGAAACAAACTAAAAGGTATTGGAAAAAGGTACGAAACACACTTAATAAAAATGAAGGTAGCTCTGATAGGGGATGAGAAGTACGAAAATAGAGGTGAACTTAAAGAAGCAATCTTTAAACTCAAACAAAAATTTGGTGAGGATTTAACAATTATCACGAGAGGTAAAAAGAATGGTGTAGAGAAGTGGGTTAGAAAATATGCGTTAGAAATGAATCTAAAGTATATCGAATATAACGCAGCACATACATCAAGTACTTTATATAGTGGAATGGACGATGATTACTATGATAAACCATATCATCCAACACAACCACTTCATCAGTACGATTGTATAGTACATAATTCAGATAGAATAATATACTTTGGTGAAATAACAAGAAAAGACTTTAACCATTTTAGTAGGTTACTAAATAGATGGAGTAAAAAAGCAAGTTTTGTACAATGAGTAAATTAGAATCAAACCAATCAATAGCTGCTAGAGGAATCTTAACTGAAACTCGACCATGGGGAAAGTATGAAGTATTATTAGATGACCCTACAACAAAAGTAAAAAGAATTACAGTAAATCCAAATCAAAAACTATCTTATCAGTATCACCACAAAAGACAAGAATGTTGGACAATTATAAAAGGTGAGTTAACAATTGTTTTGGATGATGAAAAGGTATTCAGAAAATATGGTGAAACTATCAGAATACCATTAGGTGCAAAACACAGAGCATGGAATGAAACGGATGAACCCGTTGAGTTTATAGAGGTTCAAACTGGAACCTATTTCGGTGAAGATGATATCGTTAGAATTAATGATGATTATAATAGGATTTAATAAATATTTTTTGTATATTTATAGTTAAATAAATTAAGAAGAAGTTATAGAATGAGCATAGAACTACCAAAACTAAAGAAGGTATCTAAGAATAAGGTTAAGAAACCAAAGATACTTTTACTTTCCGATGATTTACGATTACATAGTGGGATTGCAACACAATCAAAAGAAATCGTACTATCAACAGTACACAAATATGATTGGGTACAATTGGGGGCTGCATTAAAGCATCCCGACCATGGTAAACAATTCATTTTAGATGATGATGTTAGAAAACTTACAGGCATAGAAGACGCATCTGTAAAGATATACGCCCATACAAGTTATGGTAATCCTGAAGTTTTAAGAGAATTATTGAATGTAGAAAAACCAGACGCAATACTACACTTTACTGACCCAAGATTTTGGGGATGGTTGTATGATATGGAAAATGAGGTTAGACAGATTTGTCCAATCATGTATTACAATATATGGGACTCATTACCTGACCCACATTGGAATGCACCATTTTACGCAAGTTGTGACTTGTTGTTAGGTATATCCAAACAAACATATGGTATTAACAAAAGAGTAATGGATTGGTATGGTGAAGACAGAGGAGATTGGTCTTTCAAGTATATTCCACATGGAGTAACTAACTTATTCAAACCACTATCAGATACAGATACTAATTTAATAGCATACAAAGAAGAATGTGGTATTAATGATTATGACTTTATTCTCGGATGGTGTAACAGAAACATTCGTAGAAAAGTTCCAGGTGATGTTGTTTTAGGAGTAGAAGAGTTTGCAAAGAAACATCCAAACAAAAAAGTACTATTGTTCATGCATACAAATCCAATTGATGATAATGGTACAGACCTTCCTGAATTGGTAAAAATGAATGTAAAAAATTGTGATGTAAAGTTTTCAGATGGAAAACTAAGTACGGAAGCATTAAATATGTTTTATAACTCATGTGATGTGGTATTAAATGTCGCATCAAACGAAGGGTTTGGTTTAGGTTCTTGTGAAGCATTACGAGCAGGTACTCCTATCATTGTAAATGTTACAGGTGGATTGCAAGACCAATGTGGATTTAAACTAAATGGTGAGTTCTTAACTGGAGATGATTATGTTGAGATTGGTTCTTTACACGATAAAGATAATCCAATTATAGACGAACTGACTTGGGGTGAATGGGTTGAACCAATCTGGCCTTCTAATCGTTCACTACAAGGGTCACCCGTTACTCCTTATATATTTGATGATAGATGTTCTTATAAAGACATCGGTTCGGCAATAGATAAATGGTATAGTAAGGGTAGGGATGAGTGTACATCCGCAGGTATGAAAGGACATGAATTTATTATGGGTGCAGGTGATATGGCAGCCGAAACAATGGGTGAGAAATTTATTGAAGCAATTGATACTTGTTTTGAAAATTGGAAACCAAGACAAAGATTTGATATTTACAAGATATGAAAAAAGTATGTGTAATTAGTTGTCCAATAGCTACAAGAAGTGGTTATGGTGCAAGAAGTAGAGATTTCGTAAGGTCATTAATTCAGTTAAAGGGTGATGAGTGGGACATTAGAATATTGTCTCAACGATGGGGACAAACTCCTATCAACGCATTGACACCTGATGATTCGGATTTGACTTCAAGAATCAGTCCTAAAATGGAATCGAAGCCAGATATTTGGATTCAAATGACAATTCCATCAGAGTTTCAACCAGTAGGTCATTTTAATATTGGTGTATCAGCAGTTATCGAAACATCAGATGCGCCTGCAGAATTTATCGATGGGTGTAATAGAATGGACTTAACTATGGTTTCGTCAGAACATTCAGCAAGAACTTTATCGGCAGTTTATGATAAACTCAATGACCAGACAAAACAAAAAATGGGTGAGTTGAAATTAGAAAAACCTGTTGAAGTTTTATTCGAGGGATTTGACACAAAGGTTTTTGACAATAAAGCACCTATAAACAATACTGTTAAAAAAGTATTTGACAAAATACCAGAAAACTTTTGTTTCTTATTTGTGGGTCATTGGTTACCAGGCGCAGATGGTCAAGATAGAAAAAACATATATTCATTAGTAAAAGTATTTTTGAATACATTTAAGGGAACATCTTTTAAAAACAAAACTAAACCTGCGTTGGTTCTAAAAACTAATAATGGACAACCATCAATATCAAATATACATCGACTAAGAAAAACAATTGAAAGATGTAAAAATAGAATTGGTGGAACTAACTTTCCTAATATTTATATTTTAGATGGTGATTTGACTGATGAAGAAATGAATTCAGTATACAACCATCCAAAAGTAAAATCTCATGTATCATTTACTCATGGTGAAGGATTCGGTAGACCATTACTTGAGGCATGTGTTAGTGGTAAACCAATTATAGCATCAGCTTGGAGTGGTCATGTAGATTTCTTAAATAAAGAATATAACTTTTTAGTGGGTGGTAAATTAGAGAATGTCCATAAATCAGCTGCAAACAAATGGATTCTTGAACAAGCAAAATGGTTCAAGATTGACCATCAACAAGCAGGTGGTGTTCTAAAAACAGTTTATAACAATTACAAAAAAGCAGTGGTAATGTCTCGTAAAAACAGACATTATGTAAAAACTAACTTTACTCAAGATAAGATGACAGAGAAGTTAGGTGAGTTGTTAACACAATATAAAGTTGGTGAAGGTCCTACTCAAGTTGGATTGAAACTACCTAAATTGAAGAAAAAGTAATGCCAGATTTTACAAGTAGACATAGAAGTAAATTAACAGACCCTACAAGAGTTTCTAAGACTAAATTAGAAAGAGGTATGGTTGCAAAGATTAGGTATAAGAAACGAGACAACTCTCAGAGAGATATGTTTGTCTTTATCTTACAACCTAAATTCAAGAATTACTTTCATTGTTTAGATTTAAAAGATTGTGCACCCGACAAGTTTACTAAACTTGCAGAGGATTTGAATGAGGTAACAAGTACTACTCCTCAAATTAAAAAGTTAGATTTGAGTAAATTGAGAGTAGAAGTTAACTCTAAACAATTCTACACTTCTAAACTAAAGAACAAAGACCTTCAAAATGGTTATAGAACTTTGGTTGAAAAGAATGTAGGTCAGATAACAATTTATAACTATGACTATGGTGTATTTGATAAAGTAGCATCAAGGTCAGAACGAAGACAACAAGAACAAGTTCGAAAGGACGATACGGATTTGGAGACCACACAAGATACTCCACCCGTAGGATTATAAAAATAAAGTATGAAAATAAGTTACGCAATTACAGTTTGTAATGAGTTGGTAGAAATTCAAAAACTAATACCTTACCTATTAGACAATATCAGAGACGAAGATGAAATCGTAGTTCTATACGATTCTAAGAATGGTGATACAAAAGTAGAAGAATACCTCAGAGCAAAATCAGTAAATCCGACTTACTCATGGCATAGTGGTGAGTTCGATGGACACTTCGCAAATTGGAAAAACAAATTAACAGATTTATGTAATGGTGATTACATCTTTCAGATTGACGCAGATGAAATCCCTAATAATGAATTGATTGAAAACCTTCCAGCAATCCTTGAAATGAATGGTGTTGATGTGATTCTTGTACCAAGAGTAAATTTGGTAGATGGGTTAACCGATGAGTACATTCAGAAGTGGGGGTGGAAGGTTGATGATAAGGGTCGAGTAAATTGGCCAGACCCACAATGGAGAGTTTATAAAAAATCAGACTCCATTCGTTGGATAAATAAGGTACACGAGAAACTCGATGGATATGACACGATTTCTAATTTACCTTGGGTTGAGGAACTATCATTGTTCCATCACAAAGATATAGAAAAACAAGTAAAACAAAACGACTATTATGACACCCTCGTGTAACCCACATTTTGGGAACGATTCGTGTGTCGAAAGAAAATTTTAACAAATTTCCTATGATATTAGATTGTACATTAAGAGATGGTGGGTACTACACCAATTGGAACTTTGACACTCAGATGGTCAGAGACTTAGTACAAGCCCTTGACCTTTCGGGAGTCGGAGTAATGGAGATGGGTTACAAATCGCCTGTTAAGGGTGGTAAATATCGTAAGTGTAACGATAGGTTCATTTGGGATGTATTGGACAATAGAAAGCCAGTAAACCTCAAACTTGCGTTTATGATTGACGCAAAGGATTTCATAAAAGGTAATGAAGTAGATTTCTCATTGATTGATGATGTTATCCATGATGGGGAAAATTCACCATTCGATATTTGTCGTCTCGCGATAAAGTATTCGGAGTTAGACCTCGCAATCGAAATCGGTAAATATATCCAATCAAAGGATTACGAATTGATAGTAAATCTGATGGGTATATCTTTATTGGATGATAGTGAAATAAATACTTTCGTAAATGATATGGGTGAATTAAAACCACTATCATTATACTTTGCTGATTCATATGGAGCATTGACTCCTGATAGAACAAAAGAGATTGTAGAACTATTCGAAGGTGATTCGAAGATTGGGATTCATACACACGATAACCTTGGACTTGCATTCGCCAATTGTCTTGCCGCAGAATCCGAAGGGGCACTTTGGTTAGATGGTACTTTACTTGGAATGGGTAGAGGTGTCGGAAATGTTAAAACAGAACAACTTGTAACTTACCTACAATACGCAAAAGACCAAACAAAATTTCTTTGGGGTGATAAGACACAATACAATTGTAAACCCTTACAAAAAGTTATTTCTGATTGGATGAATCCTTTGATGGAAAAATACAAATGGGGTTTTACACACAACTATATGGTTAGTGGATTGAAACACATTCACCCATTGTATCCTCAGAACTTACAACAATCGTTCTTACATCCTAATAGGATAGAAGATGTATTACTTGACATACCTGAATCGAAGTCATTTGATAATAAAAAACTTGATGGGGTCTTAGACCCAAAGGTTGCGATAGTTATCCCCGCAAGATACAAATCATCAAGATTCCCTGGAAAACCTCTTGCGATGATTAATGGAAAAGAAATGATTCTTTGGGTTGCTGAACTATGTCAAAACTCGATGGTGGGTAAAGATAATGTTTACATCGCAACAGAAAACGAAGAAATTGTTGATGTTGCAAAAAACAATGGTTTAAAAGTAATCTTAACTTCAGACGAATGTCCAACGGGTACAGATAGAGTAGCAGAAGCGGCAATGGAAATAGACGCAGACTTTATCATCAATGTCCAAGGTGACGAACCTATGTTATCAGCAAACGATATTGATAAAGTTATTCAAGCTAAGATTGATAACCCTGACCATATTATAAATTGTATGGCATATTTGAATCCTCACGAAAAGATTGAAGACCCAAAGATACCAAAAGTAATTACAAATCTAAATGATGAGTTAATTTGGTGTTCAAGGAGTCCACTCCCAGGAACAAAACAGGGTAAGACCAGTAATCCAATGAAACAAGTTTGTATCTACGGATTCAATAGAGAACATCTAAAAGACTTTGCCGATTATGGTAAAAAGACACCACTCGAATTTGAGGAAGACATTGAGATTGATAGATTTATAGAGATGGGACATAAAGTAAAAATGGTAATGGTGGACAATGTATCACACGCAGTTGACTATCCATCAGATATCGAAATCGTTGAAAAAATGTTAAGTTAATGGAAGCAATAACAATAGGACACGCAGGTGGAGTTGGTGATGGCTTAATGTTCTCATCAGTAATTAAAGAAAAGTATTGTAAAGAATACGATAGAGTATACATACAAGTACCAAGACTAAATTGGTTATTTGAAAAACTATACAATGAGACACCAAACCTATCAACAGGCACTTGTCCTCATGAATATCACGCACCACATATAGGATTAAAATTTCAAGATGGTGTTGAACATAGTAGTTGGCGAGATTTAACTTGGGATTATGATGTAAATGAAGAGGATAGATTATATAATGAGTTGGTTCAAACGCATGGTAAAGATTACATAATCGTACATGAAAGACCACTTGATAATATGAATCGTCCAATGATTGGTATTAACAGAAAACATTTTATGAATCCAAATTTACCTGTGATAAACCTTGATGGTAGAGCAGGACATATATTGGATTACAGAAAAGTATTACAGAACGCAAAAGAAATCCATGTTTATGAAGGAAGTTTTATGAATATGGCAGATTCAGTAACGAGTGGAGTTCCACTCTTTGGTCATTTATATTGTAAGCCACACTATTTTGATACAAAGATGGTACATCATGATATTATAAAATACATTAAAGAAAATAAGTGGCATAAACAAAAATGGAATTACATATGGGAATGAAATTAGGAGTAATCGGAATCGGAGCAGTAGGTTCTGCAATATCAAAAGGATTTGAATACATCGGACACGAGGTGGTTGGTTACGATATCAAAATACCTGAGACTTCAATAGAAGATACATTAGATACAGAAATCAACTTTATTACCGTTGGTACTCCAACAGGTGCAAATGATGAATGTGATTTAACGGCAGTTAATAGTGTAATAAAACAATTAAATGACTTGGAGTATAAAGGTCTTGTAGCATTGAAAAGTACAATTGAACCTGGTACAACAAATAGATTAAGAAAAGAATATCCAAATCTTAATATGTGTTTTGTGCCTGAATTCTTAAGAGAAAGATGTGCATACGAAGACTTTGTATACAACAATAACATTTTAGTTGTTGGTACTGATAGTGATGAAAACTATGATTTGATTGTAAAGAGTCATGGTTCACTACCATTTCACAAAGTAAAAGTCAAAATCATTGATGCCGAACTTATGAAGTACTTCTCAAACACTTACAAAGCGATGAGAATCACATTTGCAAACTCATTCCATAAAGTAGCACAACATTTTGGTGCAAACTATGATGCAATCAAAGACGCATTTTTATTCCATGGAGTTGGTGAAGGTCACTATCTAAATGTAAATAAAGAGTTTGGTGGTTATGGTGGTATGTGTTTACCTAAAGACACAAAGGCAATGAAAGTTCTATGTAAAAAATACGATATTGATGTAGACATATTCAGATTCATTGACGAAGAAAACGACAAATTTGTTAAAAAAGTTCCTAAAGGAATGAGATACGAAATATAATGAAGATATTAGTTACAGGTGCAGCAGGATTTTTAGGTTCACATCTTTGTGATAGTTTATTAGATAAAGGTCACGAGGTTGTTGGAGTAGACAACTTTTTTAGAGGCAAAATAGATAACTTACCAAGTCATGAAAACTTTAAATTTTATGAGATGGATTTGGTTTACCAAGAACCAATTAAAAAGTTTATGGAAGAACAACAATTTGAAATAGTTGTTCACTACGCTGCAATAAATGGTACAAGGTATTTTTATGATATACCATTTAAAGTATGTAACAATAATATCTTAATGACTCAGAATGTATTGAACGCATGTACACCTTCAGTAACAAAAGTAGTATACGCATCATCATCTGAAATTTATGGACCAACTCCATCGATACCAACAAAAGAAGATGACGCAATGATTCTACATCCATTGGCAGATAGAGATTCATACGCATCCTCAAAAGGTATGGGTGAGTTCTTGACAAGGTTGTGGGCAAATGAGAAAAGAAAGAGTTTTGTGATTCTTAGACCATTTAATACTTACGGCCCGAGAATGGCAACAAATGGGTATGGTCAAGTAATACCTGAATTTATAGAAAGAGTACAATCAGGCGAAGAGTTTTATCTACATGGTGATGGTAATCAAACAAGGTCTTTTTGTTATGTAACAGACCACGCAGAAATGGCATCTCAGATTATTGAAAAAGTTGATAACGAAATCATAAACATTGGATTTGATGAAGAAGTTAGAATCAAAGATTTAGCTAAAACTATTCACAGAATCATGGGTAAAAAATATAAAAAGAAATACAAGGAAGCATGGGGTAACGATACTAAATGGAGACGACCATCACTTTCTAAACTAAAAAGTTGTGTATCTCATAAAAATTTTGTATATTTAGAAGATGGTATTAAAAAAATGTTAATAGAAGAAGGTGCTAAAAAAATAAAGAACTATGGCAATAGAGATTAAAACACCGATTGGTGACGCATTTGATAAGTTATCAATCCTTGAAATAAAATTAAAAAATGTTAATGATTCAGTTCAAAAAACTAATATTACAAATGAACTAAATTATTTACAAGATAAGTTGAAACCATTTTGGGAAGCAGGTGGTGATGAACTTAAAGAAGTTTACCAAAGGTTATTAAAAACTAATGGTGAAATGTGGGTCATCGAAGACTCAGTTAGACTAAAAGAACGAGACAATAAATTTGATGAAGAGTTTATTGAGTTGGCAAGAGCAGTATATTATACTAATGATAGAAGGGCAGCAGAAAAGAAAGAAATTAATCACTTGTTAAACTCAGAATTTTTCGAAGAGAAAATATACGAGAAATATGATTAACTTTAATAATGCAAGAGTATACAATTATCCATATGACTATATAGTCATTGATGATTGTTTTGAACAAGACATCTTTAATAATTTGGTTAAGGAATGGCCAGGTAAACTCATAGAAGAAAAGGCAAATACTGTTATGGGTGGTCGTAGACAAATCGCAAATAGTGCAAGTCAACCAGATACTTGGAAGTGGTTAGAATCTACAACAACATGGAATGAGTTTCACAATTACATAGATTCAGATGAAATGTTAAACTACTTTAAACAGAAATTCCAAGCTTCTATGGAACATTGGGGATGTACTTTAACAGATGAGTTAATATCAAATCAAAAAATGTTTACTCATATAGATTGGTCAGAGGCAGGTGATGGTTATATTAGAGAAGTACACGCAGATTCTCAGAAGAGATTTTTGAACTTCTTAATATTCTTTAATGATAAGGATTGGAGTGGTGGTGACTTTGTAATACATTCAAGTGATGGAGTAGAAACTTATCAACAACCAAGGGGTGGTGCACCTAACTTATACAAAAAAGAGCCAGTACTTATTCACTCAGTTATACCAGCAAAAGCAAATAGAGCAGTATTCTTTTTATCGTCACCAAACTCATTACACTCTGTAAGTAAACAACACGAGACTAAAGAGTTTAGAAAGTTTATTTATGGGGCATATTCAAGTAGAAATAAATCAACACCAGTATTCAGTAATTATGAAAACAGAAGACACCCTTAAAAAAGAAATAGAAGACTACGATGCACTACAATGGCATGAAAACAATCATCAAGTTGCAATAGACTTTGATGGTGTTGTCCATGGTAATTCAAAAGGGTTTCATGATGGAACTGTATATGACCCACCGATTGAGGGTTCAATAGACGCAATCAAATGGTTCGATGAAAAGGGTTATGATATAGTTTTATTTACCGCTAAAGTAAAACCTGATAGACCACTTGTAAATGGTAAGACAGGTGAAGAACTAATATGGGAGTGGTTAGCCAAATATAAGATTGATACTTATATAAAAGAAATAACTTGTGAAAAACCAAGAGCAGTCTGTTACATAGATGACAGAGGTATTAGGTTTGAATCGTGGGAACAAACACTTAAACAATTCGATGAAATTACAGACAAGTAAGTTACGAGAAGAACTTCTAAAATTAGAAGAACCTGAAGATAGGTTAAAGGTATTAAAAAATCAGTACAAAGATGAGACTGCATATATAATCGCAGGTGGTCCTTCACTTAAAAAGTATGATAAAGAATTCCTTAATGAGTTTATGGCAGATAAATTATGTATGCCAATCAAACAATCATATAATTTAGTAAAAGATGTTACTGACTTTCACTTACTAAACTTTTGTAACTTCGCACCATACGATTGGTCAGATAATAAATCAATCATAACATGGGCAATATTTGAACAATTTCATCCTCAAATGATTTTTGATAATAATTTAGAATCAGACCTATTCATTCCTATATTTAGAAACAACCCAAATACAGGTGGTGGAGTTGGACCTAACAAAATGATTCACTCTCTATCAGAAAAAGAAGATTGGGATACTATGAAGTTAGACCACCCCGAAATAGGATTTCAACAACCTTGGGGGCCTGGTATTATGTATGAGATGGCAATTCCATTGGCATTGTACTTGGGGTGTAGAAAAATTGTTACGGTTGGATGGGACATTGGTGATTTATCATCATTTGAAAATGGAACAGAAGACGATACACAAAGAGTATTCCAAGAACACTTCTATGGTAATGAACACGAAAAGATTGTTTATGCAAAAACATCAATGGGGCCAAGAGAAATCAAGTCAGTAGCAAACGCAACTAAAGGTATCTACCAATGGTTACAGAAACAAAATGTTTCGTGGGTAATCGATTCAGAAACTAATCCTGGTTGGGAAGGGATTCCAAGAGATACATTATGGTAGCGGCAGGTTGTTTAGTACAATGGTACGAAGTTGATATGTTTGAGGAGTATTTAGATTCCTTAACTAAATCAATAGTAACAAAAGAAAAAGTTTTGATTGATATGTGTTTAGTCACAAATCAAGACTTAGAAAAAGTTTCTGATGAGGTTGATATGTTAACATACATTATGGAAAAGTATGTTAGAGTTTGTAATCAATATAAACTACAAGGTTATCAAATCAAATACGAAGTCAGAGATGATTTATATACAATCGCAGATTACAGAAGAGATTTTAACGAAAAGTATTGTGAACTTGCAGACATCCTGTTTTGGGGTGAATCCGATATGTTAGTTCCATCACAGGCGATGGAAACGATATTATCATTACACGAGGCAGTTAAAGAACAAACACCAAAGTGGGTTGGGTTCTTTTCAACTTGTAAAATGTGGGATGATTCGTGGAAACCATTAGAACACCCAAAACTAACTGATTTACCAAGAGACCCACACGCATGGTATGGGACGAGGTGTTATATGGATTATGATAAAATGGAAGAGATAAACTCAGATGTTGAATCACCACATATAGAATCTACATACAACTATAAATTTAATGGTTGTGGGTTGGTAATGTCATCAGAGATAATAAAAAGTGGAGTAAACATACCAAAATCAGTATTCTTTACCCACGAAGATACTGCTTTTATGAATAAAATGTTAACAATATTTGGAAATAACCAAATTCCTTTGTATATTGTAAAGAATATTTTATTAGTACATAACAGAGAACATCCAAGAAAAAGAAAATATGTTGTTAGTGAGGATGGTAAAGATATAAACGAACAAAGAAAGTCAAATGATTGGTATCCTAAAGCAAGTGAGTATTCTAAATATAATGCTTACAACTTTATGAAACAAACAAAAACATATAAATGGGAAGATGTATGGAAAGTCCAATAACAACTTGTATTTCAACAAATAATAATCTTGACTATGTAAAACTTGCTTACGAGTCTGTAAGAAAGAATGCATATTACAAAGACCAACCGATTGTGATTCACGCAGAGAATTGTACTGATGGTACAGATGAGTGGTTAATGAATCAAATGCAAACAGACAAGAATCTAAAAGGGTTTGTAGAACATAATGATACACCAAGAGGAATCGGTGGTGGTATGGATTTTTGTGTTGACAAAGCACAAACAGAGTATGTAAATATAATTCACTCAGATATGTGGATTGCTCCAAATCAAGATATAGAATTACAAAAAATTGTAGAAGAGAATGCAGAGTGGACTATTCAAGGTAAAAGAATAATCGCTTCATCATTTAGAATTCAACCTAAAATATTTCCTAATGACCCTGATTACCGACCTGGTACTGTATTTGTATCAACTGATGAGTTTGGGGAGTTCCATCACAACTTCGATAAAGATTGGTTTGATGAATGGTCTCAAAAACTTTCCGCAATGGATGAAACGCGTGTAAGAAAAGGTGGTGGTGCCGGATTCTTCTGTAAAAAAGACGATTATGTTTGGATTGGTGGTAACGACCCACTATTCGCACCCGCTTCATTTGACGATATGGATTTGTTTATTAGAATGCAATTAGAAGGATATAAATTTATTATGTCATCCAAGTCAATTGTATACCACTTTTCAGCAAGAGGTTCTCATTTCAGAGATGAAGCAAAGGATAAACTGAATTCTAAATCTAAAAGACAACAAGAATCAGAATCAACAAATGCACAAAAGTTTATTAAAAAATGGGGCAGATTGCCTGAACACGATGACCAAACTTTTGTAAAACAAATAAAAGGAACAGATAATCCAAATAGAATACCATTATTATGAAAATATTAGTTACAGGAGGTGCCGGTTTTGTTGGCACAAATTTAGTTAAAAGATTAGTTACAAATGGACATGAAGTAGTTGTACTTGATGATTACTCAACAGGTACAAAAAGTAATCATGTAAAGGGTGCAACATATTATGAAGATGATGTTAAGTGGATTAGTAGTTGGTTTTCATTTACTGAGGACATAGACTTGATATATCACTTGGCAGGATTGTCAAGAATACAACCTTCATTTGAAAATCCATCAGAAACATTTGATGTTAACACTTTAGGAACTCAGAGGGTTTTAGACTTTGCAAGAAAAAAAGGTATTAAAGTTATTTACGCAGGTTCATCTTCTAAACACCACGACCCATATCAATCACCATATGCGGCTTGTAAATATCTTGGTGAGGAATTATGTAAGTTATACAAAAAGACTTACGGAATGAGTATAGAGATTTGTAGGTTCTATAATGTATATGGACCACATGAAGTTATTGATGGTGATTGGGCAGCAGTAATTGGTATCTGGAGAAGACAAATCAGAGATAACCAACCAATTACAATTGTCGGTGATGGTGAACAAAAAAGAGACTTTACCCATGTACACGATATAGTAGACGCATTACTAAAGTTAAATGCTCATGATACTAAACCAACATTTGACGCTTGGGAACTTGGAACAGGTACAAACTATTCAATTAACCAAGTGGCAGATATGTTCGAAAAATATAGTGGGTGTAAAAGAAAGTACATTCCAAACCAACAAGGTAATTACAAAGAAACTCTAAGAGAATCAGATGAGGCAATCGAGTTTCTTGACTGGGAACCTCAAGATAGATTAGAAGAGTATATTAAATCTTTGTTTAGTAGTAGACAATTGAAATTTGATTTTTAATGACAACAACCTTTGATATACATGGTGAGTTTGGTTACGAACTATTTGCAGCACTACCTTTAATAAATTATGCAAAAGAACAAGGGGTTGATGTAAAAGTAAGAACTTCAAAGGGTGGTCATATCTTATATCCAAATTTAGATGTGACAGAAGTCTATCCAAATAGAATTCAGTATATGCAACTGAAAATAAACGATGTACAATATTATAGACAACACAATCATGTTGCAGGATTCTTTGGTAAAAAGATAAACGAACTTTGGCCTGATGCAAAAGATGCAGGAGATTGTAATGTTTGGGAAGACAGGTGGTCACCGCCTGATTTGAATGGTCACTACAAGGGAGTTTACAATTGGATGGGATTAAATTTTGATAAACCTTTATTAGTAATATCAAATAAGTATCAAACGGAGTGGGACTCTGACCCTGTAAATTATATTAATTTAGACTCATTAAAAACAATATTTGAATTATGTTCTGATAAGTTTCATATAATCTATAACAGACCTGATGTAGATGATATTACACAAGATGGTAGCCCACCACTTGATTTTGGTGATAAAGAACTGATAAGTAAATATAATGTACAAACAGTACAAGATATAGCAAATGAATACAACCTATCATATAATGAAGCACAGATGGCAGTTTTAAGTCTAACCGAACATCAAATATCAACACAAGGTGGTAATTCAGCATTGGCTGCATATTTCGGTGGTGAAAATATTATATATGGAGTAAAGGGGTATGAAGTAAAACATAAAGCATATGAAACATTCTTCCCTAAACTATCAGGTCAAAAAATATATCATGTAGAATCATACGATGATTTAATTAAAAAGGTAAAAAGTTATGTTAAGTAAAAAAGATATTAGTTTTATTCAACCATCAAGAGATAATTTAAAGTATCTCAAGTGGTCTTACGAATCAATTAGAAAGAATGCAGGTCCTGAACCAACAATATGTGTAGCAGATGATTTCAGTTCCGATGGGACTTGGGAATGGTGTGAGGATATGATGGTACACGACCCAAACTTCAAGGCAATTAGAAACGAAGGACCAACAAGAGTAGGACATACAATCCTATATGATGAGTTAGTAGAGATAGCAGATACTCCGATTGTAGGAATATACCACGCAGATATGTATCTCTGTCCTGGCGCATTAGAATCTGTATTAGAACATATTAAACCATTGAGTGTTGTTTCATTGACACGAATTGAACCACCACTTCACCCAGATGGGCCTGAAAAAGTACTCAAGGATTGGAAAACTGAACCTGAGGACTTTGATGAAGATGGATTCTTAGAATGGTTTAATACAGGTGATGAAAGATATAAACATGGAAAAACTACTAAAGGTATATTTGCACCTTGGTTTTTATTCAAAGAAGACTTCACCTCAATTGGTGGACATGACCCATTATACGCACCCCAATCCAAAGAAGATTCAGACATATTCAACAGATTTCTCTTGAATGGATATGATTTGATTCAAACTTGGGATGGGTGTGTATATCATATGACTTGTAGAGGTTCGAGATTTAACCCAACATTAACTGAAGTTGGTAAAGAATCAGATGAATGGTTGAAACAAAATATGAGGTCAACAAGGAATTTTATTAGAAAATGGGGTCATTTTGTAAAACATGACGCAATGATGATGCCAGAAGTTCCACATAAATATGATATTAAATTTAATGTAGAAAATGGTAATTCTCAAATATTAAACATTTTAGAACCTTGGTGTGATTCAATAACAATTGATATAGACGAAGATGTTATCGAGAGTTATATAAAATTGGAACAACCAAATACTAAGTTTGATTTAAGTACAAGAATAAATGTACAAAAAGAAGCTGATATTGAAATAAGTTTTGATGCAAATAGACTATCAAATACATCATATTCTTATATACAAAAGTGGTCAGAAATCTTCGATTCTAATGGAATTCAATGCGGTGAGTTCGAATTGGACATATTTAATATAAAGGTTAATAAAGTAAAATACTACGAAAAAAGTTTGATAAATCTATGATATACTACATTTTGTTACCAGACGATAATGAGGATGATGTAGACTATTCTACAAACATCTTAGGTGAAACATCCTTTAAGAATTTTTGGACAGACCAAGGTTTCGAAATTCTTGAAAGGCTGGTTAACAAATACCCTGATACACTTACAGAAGTAAAAATCAAAGACGAAAAAAACAAAGACTATTCAGTTGAACAATTTCTCAAAAAAATAGAGAATTTAAGGATAATTAAAAATGGCTAAAATTGATGTGCGAAGTATAGACTTCGAGGATGAATATTTTGAAACATATGAAAAAATTACAAGAAAAAATAGGAGAAAAGATATTGATGAGGGAGACCTTCAGCAATCACAGGGGAAGTCTGGTAGAGGGCGAAAAGGTGACTCTTATATCACTCAACGAACAAAAGGAAGAAGCAGAGGTTAGTGACCCTTTTGATATTCATTGGATGATTCCTTTTAAATTTATTCATACTTAATATTTATTGTTAATATAAACAATATAACACAAGGAATTAAAATGTTACTTAAAGTAGGTTCAAAAGGACAACAAGTAAAAGATTTACAAGAATTTTTAGAAATAGGTGCGGATGGTATATTCGGTGAAGGAACTAAAAAAGCAGTTCAAGAGTTTCAGAAAACCAATGGTTTGGTTGCTGATGGGATTGTTGGTCCTTCCACTTGGGATACTATGGGTATTGCTACTACTGATGATACTGAAAAAACATTCACAACAGAAAACGGATTAGCGGTTAATAGACACTATCTTCCAGTTGGTGAATACAAAAGTGGAATCACAAAAAAAGAATATTGTTTCTTACATCACACCGCAGGATGGCAGAATCCATACAGAACTGTTGACCATTGGGGTAGAGATAGTAGAGGAGCAGTCGCAACTGAGTTTGTATTAGGTGGACAATCCATCAAAGGTAATGATGAAACATATGATGGGGTAATGGTTCAGGCGTTTCCTGAAGGTCATTATGGATGGCATTTAGGAAAGAATGGTTCACAACATATGCATACACATTCGGTTGGTATCGAAGTAAATAACTTTGGATATCTTAAAGACGGAAAAACATATGCAGGAACAACTGCACATGAATCACAAATCGTTACATTGGATAAACCATTCAGAGGATTTAAACATTGGCACAGATACTCTGATAAACAAATTGAAGCATTAAGATTGTGGATTTTGTGGATTGCAGAGAGAGATAGTATTGATGTAAGAAAAGGTCTTGTAGAAGAGGTAAAAGCAAAAGGTGCTGACGGATTTGAGTTCAATGAAGATGCATATTATGGGCGAGTAAAAGGTATGTGGACACATACAAATACTCGTAAGGATAAGTTTGATATGTTCCCACAGGCGGAATTGTTAGATATGTTAGTGGATTTGTAGGAAATAAACTATTTATATGAGTAATCAGTTAACGAAAAGGATTAGAAGTTATGTTTAAATATATTGGGAGAAAATGGATGGCATTTAAAAACATATTTAAGGACAACAACGACATTAACGAAAAAAATGTTATAGGGTTTATGAGTTTTGCAGTCATGACACTATTTGCAATCGTTGACTTAGGAACTGGATACTTTGGAAAAGACTTAATAATTAATGAATTTATATACAACTCATTCGTATATATAACTCTTGGTTGTTTTGGTATCGCAGGGATAGAAAAATTTGCTAAAAAGTAAAGAGGGGAAACATACCACAATGAAAAATTTATTATCATTATTCATGATTTTCTTAATGTTTGCACCAATGAGTGTAAATGCACAAGAAGAGAAGAAAGAAAAGAAAAAAACAAATATTATTAAGGAATTTTACCAAGATTTCTTAAAATATGGTACTGTTTACGCAGCAGGTGACATTCGTAATTCATACGAACCATCTCGTAGAGAGTATTTTGTAAGAACAAACCAAAGTGGAAACATATTCGATATTCCACAAATCGTAGAAGTTACTGAGTATAATCCATTTGATTACAGAATCGGAGTAGGTATCAGAAAACTTGCAAGATTTGATTACGAAAGAAAGCCAGGTAACTTTTGGACAGGTAATGCAGATAGAGAAAGACAAATTGCATTATCCGCACCAACTTCGGCAGTAAAAGGATTCGAATACTTATTTCATTGGGAAAAAGAACGCCAAAGAGGTGAAGTATGGACAAATAGTAGATACTTCCTTAGACATACAGGTAAATATCATATAGCAAAAATCGAAAGTAGAAAACAAGGTGCATTTGATTTTGAATACAAATCAGCAGAAGTAAGAGCAAGATTACCAATCGGTAAGAAATTCTCATTATCAGCAGGTGCAATCTTCAGAACTCATCAGAGAGCATATGGATATAACCCGTTTGAAATTTGGGTGAATGAAACTAATCCAGATGGTACTATTGCAAACTATTGGTATACTTTAGGGTATGACAGAGGATATACAGACCAATGGTATGAGTCTACATGGACAGACCAAGATGGTAATGACCAAAGTAGCTTTGATTATTTTTGGTTAGACCCAGATGGTAACAGAGTAGCAGATTCGGATTTAGAATTTAGAGATGGTGTATTTAGAGACCTTATTAACGATTACAACAATGAAATATGGGATGGAATCGGAGAATTTGGTTTAGTATCACCAATCGTTGGAGTTGATTTCTATCACTACACTCCAAAGTTTTGGGCTCATGCATACGCAAATTGGTTATTACCTTACCACTCATATGTAATGGGTGATGGTGATTTCAACTATGGTAACAGGAACAACTGGGGTAAAGGTGGATTGAGACAAGATTCTGAATTTGAACAATGGGATGACTATCAGTTCGGCGGAAGCATTGGTTGGAAGTTGAGCAAAAGTTTCGGTATATTTGTCGAAGGTGAATATACTAAGATGTGGGCTAGTGAATTCTTTAATAGTACATTCGGTTTTAATTACACATTTAGATAAGACAAAAGGGAGTCATGGCAAAGCAGGTATCAGAAGAAACGAAAATCACACTTGATTTAAAGACAATCGGTGTAGTAATATTCACACTCGCAACAGTAATAGGAATGTGGTTCACATTACAAGGGGATATTCAGGAAGCAAAGGAATTACCTTTACCTGAGATAGACCGAATTGAGTATGATTTAAAGGACGAATTAATTCGCCAGACAATCATGGACACTCAAGACGATGTGGATGCGATAAGAGACCAACTTGATAAAATTGACGAAAGATTGTACGAGATACAAAAAGGTAGATAAGATTATGAAAAAGATATTATTATTTTTAAGTTTATTTTTAATTTTAGGATGTGAAAAGGAAGAGGTTGAACCTTTAGTTCCTGTTTTTGAAATTAGTTTAGATGGTGATTCATTTGACCCTTATGAGAGATACGCTCAAGTAAAATCATATGGTGGTTCAAAATGGGTAGATGGTAAATTAAGAAAGATATTTATCCTTTACCTACAAGTAGATGATGGGGAAATTAGATTAGACAGACAACACTTTGCATTATATTGTTTAGATTCAGATGCAATTGATGATGGTGAGTTATTAGATATTGGTACTTACACTTGGTTAAACCCTGATGATAAATTCGCAGGTGTTGAAATACCAGGTGACCAAGAGTATGTTGTTTGGAATGAGGTAATAGTTCAAGACGCAGGACAATTAGGTGGTCAACATAGTGGTTTAATATGTTTAACCGCTGAGGGGGAGTTTTACAACCCTTACATACAAGCTAATATGACTGTTTCTATGAGGTTAGAAAACTTTCCAATAGGTTTGGATGTTGACGATACACCTTATGGCTATTTAATAGATTAATAAAAATAGGTAATTATGAAAAAATATTTGTTTTTGACAATATTATTATTAGGTTATAGTAGTGTTTTCGGTCAAGATTATATAGATGATGCAAAGTTCGATGAAGCAATACACGAAAAATCAGCATTTGGTGATGATGAGACCTCAATAATAGTTGTCGAGTTTTGGGCAAAGTTTAACGAAGCAAACGCATTCCAAGATTGGGATAAAGTTAAAGGTATCACTCATTATTACAGAGTTGATATTGCAAAAGCACCAAACGCAAAAAAAGATTATAGAGTAAGAATGGCGCCAACTATCTTTATTTTTAAAGATGGTATAAAAGAATCGACATTCAAAGCAGGATTGGATTTAGTATGTCCTGTTGATTTAGATGAGTTACAAGAAACTATTGATGAACTTAAAAAGTCATCTCAGTTTTAATAGGGTTATAAAATGGCACGAGCATTAGTTAGTAATTATACAACAAGTCATCGTAAGAAGAGACCTGGAGTACATTCCAAGACCAAGAATTCAAGAAGTAAGGGGAGTAAGCATTATAAAAAGAAATACCGCGGACAAGGAAAATGAAACTATCAGATATACTCAGTTTAAAACAAATGGGTTATACAGATGAGATAAAACCAAAACATCTGGATAAAATGAAAAGAACCCCATCCTTACTCCAAGATTTTCCAACTAAAAACTATATGGGAAATCCACCTCATTGTAATGCGTCATCAAACACTCGAATAGAATTAGAAGAATTAGCAAAATTACCACAGAATCCTGAATTTGTAAAAGAAATGGATGATGTGGATAAAGTATTTAAAAAGTATTTAAAAACAGTAGGATTAGATTTTCCAGAAGCTTTGGTGGAAAAACTATTAGATGATAGTTCTATTATTATTATGAAGCTTAAATATCATTATAATAGACCAAGACCATATCAAGTAGTTGACCATCCATTAGTAAATGTAAATATTGGAAAAGAATCTATGATGGACTCTATGAAGACACCATCGTATCCAAGTGGGCATTCAACACAAGGAATACTTATAGGGAAACTACTATCAGATATGTACCCTCAACATCAATTTAATTTGATGAGTTTGGGTAGAGACATATCTAAAAGTAGAAATGTAGCAAGAGCGCATTATCCAAGTGATTCGAAGTTTGGAATGAAATTGGGTTATGAAATGTTTAATTATTTAAAAAAAACAAATAGAATATGAGTTCACTTTTTGAAAATATAGTAATACCAATTAAAGTAGGTGATACAGTATTAGGCGGTAAGTTTAAAAACAAACGAATCGTAGTAAAATCTATTGGTAAAAATGAAAAGGGAGACATCACTATCAACGGAAGACCATTACTTAAATATAGAATGGTAGTTGACGAGATGGTTCAAGTAGATTTACAAGAAGGTGTACCATTCCCTATGGATACTCCAAATGAGTTTACCTATATGGATTTTAAGAAGTATGCATATAGAAAACGAGGGTTATTCAAAAAAGAACTTTTAAAAGCAAATGGTGATTCAAGTAAAATGTTCAAGATATTATCAGGATTATGGTACAATTGGGCAAAAAAGAACGCACCATCGTTTACACGAATTACAGATACTAAGAAGTTTGGTAGAGCATTAATGGTTATGATGGTCAAAGACAATTTAGTTTTTGATAGAGACAATTGGAAAAAAACCAATAAAATTACTAAACTCCAAGAAATCTTTTATGATAACCTTGGGAATCCATGTTCTGGAAATGTAACAATGGATGGTAGATGTATTGCAGATGAAGTTGATGATAGACCATTAGAAGAAACTGAAATTAATGAAGTAGGTGTATTTCCTGTAACTAACTATATCAGCGGAATTATTCCACAAGGAAGATTAGATACAAATACACCTGAGAATAAAAAGAAGTCAGTAAAGTTAGTTAAGGATTTAAAAACTACACTTAATAAGTTTTGGAAAGAGCACGATATACCATTTAGAATAAAATAGGGATACAAATGAAAAAGAAGATGATAGGAATAGCTTTAAGTTCAATATTATTAGTTGGGTGTGGTAGTACAAAACCTGTATCAGATAATTGTTGTCAAGAAACTGCAGTAGAAAAAGTTACAAGTAAAGACCCAGTAATGAAATTATTGGTATCTGCATTGATTATATACGCAATTCAAATACTTGCAACAAAATAAACGGAAATTATGAAATTAAAAGATTTATTAGACGAAGGTAAAGTAGTATTAACATCTACTGATAAAAATTCAGATTTACCAAGTGAATATCCTGAATTTAAGGTAATGACGCCTGTAAGTGGTGCTAATACTATTGTCTTTATGGCCAAGACATCTAAGGACTTAGATAAGATAGATAAACTCGGTGATACATCAAAGAGAGATATCTGTAAACAATTAGCAATATTTGCTATGAAAAAACTAAGACCTTTAAAGTTTGTACCATTTGATAATTATGAAGGTGCTGGATACGCAATTCAAGTGGACATGAATTTTATCGCTAAAAAACTTGGATAAGTCGTATATTTTTCGTATATTGGTGTAAAAGGTAAAATTATGGGAAGAATTTTAAGAGTTTTTGACTTTGACGACACACTCGCAAAGAGTACCGCATACATTTATGTTACACATAAAGATGGTACAGAAACTACATTGAGTCCTGCCGAATACGCAAAATATAACGAAAAGAGTGGTGATACATTTGATTTTAGAGATTTCAATAGTATGTTGAATAATCCTAAAGTGATTAGAAAGAACTTCAAATTATTACAACAAATGTTATCGAATCCAAACAAAAAGGTAACAATATTAACTGCAAGAAAGTTAGGATTCCCAATCAGAAAGTTTTTCAAAGATACATATGGAATGAATGTGTATCCTGTAACATTGGGGAGTAATAATCCTAAAGACAAGGCAGATTGGATTGAAAAACACATAGAAAAAGGATATACTGATATCGCATTCATGGATGACTCACTTAAGAATGTAAAGGCAGTACAAAGACTTCAAAGAAAGTATCCTGATGTTAGAATCAAATCAGTACTTGCAGTAGAACATTTATCTTCAGACCAAAAGAAAGAGGTCATAGAAGAATATATAGAAGACCAATTTAAAACTATGTTATGATAAACACATCATTAGCTGATGGATGTAAATCAAATTATTCATTAGCAAATCCATTTCCACATATTATATTTGACGATTTCTTACCAACTGATATGGCACTTCAATGTTACAATGAAATGTCAAATCATACAGATTGGCAGTGGGATGATATGATGGGGTACCCTGAAGACGAAAGAAACTCACAAGTAAGTAAGTTTTGGACTCCGTATGATACAGAGTCTAAGAATCGATTAGAAACGGATATGCCCGCAGTGTGGAAGTGTCTTGAATACTTTAACTCAAGACAATTTTTAATGTTCTTAGAAAAGTTAACAGGTATAGATGGATTAATCGCAGATGTAGACTATGAGGGTGGTGGTATTCATAGAATTAAAAATGGTGGTAGATTAGAACTACATTCAGATTACAACAAACACCCAACTCAAGATATGTGGCGAAGAATTAACTTACTACTATATCTTACTCCAAACTGGAATTATAATGGTCACTTAGATTTATGTGAAAAAGAGGGATTGGTTAAAGTAAAATCTATACTCCCAACATTCAATAGAGCGGTGATATTTAACACAACAGATGACTCAATCCATGGACACCCAACACCATTAGTTTGTCCAGATGATATATCAAGATACTCATTCGCATTGTACTATTTTACAAAAGATAGACCTGAACACGAAAAATCAAATAGTAAGTCTGCGATTTGGTACAAGACTCCATATTTATAATCAAAACTTGGGATTTGTAATATGGCATCTACACAAAAAAACTTATTAGAAAACATTCTATCCGAGTTAGGTACTATGAAAAAAAAGTTACCTAACGGGGAGCTAAAGAGAATGGAACAGAACTTTCAAGAGATGAAAGACTTTCAACATGAACTAAAGGAAGATTTTTCCGATATTAAGTATACTTTACTTAATCCTGAAAATGGTGTAATTGTTAGGGTCAATAAGAATACGGCATTTAGACGAGATTCAGAGACAACTCCTGAAGAACTTCTTGAATTAAAGTTAGAATTATCTAAACTTCAAGATTGGAAAAGTGGTGTAGTTAAGGCACTTTGGGTACTATTTAGTGGTCTTATTGGTGTTTTGGGGTGGATTTTCTCCGAAGCTATGTCCAAATTTTAGTTTTATTAACTTTCCAAACTATATTTATGGCAGAAGAATATGAAGTTAAAAGCGATGGATGAGGTTTACGACATTATGTTGTATAACCCTACTTTTATCGATTTATCTACTAAAAAACGATTGTTAGACAAGATGATGTCGTTTTATATTGCCGAAGAGGACTATATGAAATGTCAACATATTAAAGACCTTATAGAGATGTTGGAGAGACCCAATGAAAATAGTAATAAAAAAACTTGACCCTTTGTTTAAGGAAGAGTGTATAGTTTATGTAAAAACTGAAGATGATGTAAATGTTGAAGCATCAATTGGAGCAGAAATAGAAGTACCAATTTATGTTGAAAAATTTAAACAAAAGTATGATATTAAACAAGTTATTCAATATGAACTTTAATCATGGCTAAATTATATTTGTTAGATGATGACATTCATACATTTGACGAAGTTGTGAGTGTTTTGAGAAAATACTTGTCCTTTCCAATGACGCAAGGGCAATCAGTTGCAAACATTGTACATAATAATGGAAAGTGTGATATTTATACTGGGGACATAATAATGGTTGAAGACTTATACGAGTTGTTTCGTAAAGATGGATTCAGCGTAGAGATAGATGAAACTTATGAAGTGGAATGAAAAATCAAAAGGTGTAGGTGATACAATCAAGAAAATCACATCAGCAACTAAATTAGACAAGTTGGCTGAAAAGATTGCCGAGGTCGCAGGTAAAGAAGATTGTGGGTGTAAAAAACGCCAAGATAGATTGAATCGTATGTTTCCATACCAAAAAGAAAATTACGATAATCGTAGTAAACGATTTCCATTAAGGGGAAAAAATGATTAAAGACTTTATTTTAGAGATACTAACAGAAGAACAATTAGACGAAAAGTTAATTGTATATAATCAAAGAAAACCATATGGTCAAGTTGTATTCTTGGCAGGTGGTGCAGGTAGTGGTAAAGGATTCTCAGGTTCACATTTTATAGATAATACCGCATTCAAAGTTCGTGATGTTGATAAAATGAAAAAACAACTTCAGATTCTAAATAGAATGGGTAAATTAGATATTGATTCTATATTGAAAAAGTATGGTAAAAATATACCAGCAAAAGAAATAGAAATCATTAGGAACATTCAATCACAAGGATTTCAGTTAAGAAACTTACAATTAAAGAAACCTGACCATGTTAGAGCATTACATCAGTTAGTAAAAGCAACAGGTATCAAAGATAATTCATTAGAAAAACTATTAGTAGGTAAAGATAATCCTGAAACACTTCCTAATATTATGTTTGATATTACGGCAAAGGATGTTACAGATATTACAAGTATAATTCCTATGTTAAAAAAAGCTGGATATGAATCTAAAAATGTACACTTAACATGGGTTCTTACTAATTATGTAACCGCACTTGATAATAATAGACAAAGAGAACGAATGGTGCCTGAGGATATTCTATTAAAAACTCATGAAGGTGCATCAAATACTGTTTGGGGTCTTGTAACAAAGGCAATGCCAAATGGACTAAATGGTAGGGTTGATGTGATATTAAATAATCCACAACATACGGTATTTTACAAAGATGCTGATGGAAATAATATTGAAGGTATTGCAAAAGGATTCTTATCATTACCAGTAAAGAGAGAAGGTAAAGGAATATTACCTGAAAAAGTATGGAAATCAAAGTTATTTAATTGGGTGTCTCAGAACGCTCCCGATAGTATAACTAAAAACATGAAATAAATTTAATAAATAAGTTATGGAAGTAAACGCATTCATTATTGAAAACTTCTACTCAAATCCTGACGAAGTAAGACAATTCGCATTATCACAAGACTTCGGAGTACGAGGTAATTACCCAGGTCAAAGAACAATACCATTTTTAAATGAATCAATAACAGATACTATCGAATCTGTTATATCACCACAATGGGGTAGAGTTACAGATTGGGGAGACGAATACACAGGAGCATATCAATATACAACACAAGGTGACAGAACTTGGATTCATGCAGACAACACTACAAGGTGGGCAGGTGTTTGTTATTTAACACCAAACGCCCCATTAAGCGCAGGAACGGGTTTATTTAAACACAAGGCAACTGGGTTGACCAGTCATCCATATAAGGCAGACGGAACTCCTGACAATGAATTGATGAATGAAATATACAAAGATTCTCAAGACTATACAAAATGGGAAATGACTGATAGATTGGCAAATGTATACAATCGATTAGTAATTTATAGAGGTGATTACTTTCACGCTTCATTAGACTACTTTGGTAGAGACCAATACGATGGTAGACTATTTCAGACTTTCTTCTTCAATACGGAAATGTAAATGGATTTTAAAAACAGAGGTGCAAACATAAGTCACAAGTATAAATTCGTATGGACTGCTCCCGCTAAGGTAGCGTCAAGGTCTGTTCGAGATATTTTCTTAGAATATTGTGATTTGAATCCTGATTGGCCTTCTGATGAACATCCATCCGATTTTACTCATGTAAACAATTGGCCTGAAGAAGCAGGTGATGATTACATTCATATTGCAAGTATTAGACACCCATATTATAGATGGTTAAGTTATTGGAAGTATGGGTATGGTGGTGAACGACACGAAATGATTGACCCATCAAATGGACCAATAGAATGTCTACAATCTATGACAGAAGATTGGGTTAATGGTTGGAATCTTTGGGATTTAATAAATAATACATCAAAACAGATAGATTTACTTATCAGAGCAGAAAATATTAAAGAAGATTTAAAAGAATTGTGGTTTATGCCAGATGATTTTCAAGTACCATTTGTTGGTAAAACTGAATATCCACCCATTTATTTTGACGAAACTCATTTAAGGCAAGTATGTTGGGAACGATTCAACAACGATTACATCAAATTTGGGTATAAAAAGGATGAAATCTATGATTTTTGGGAAAAACCACTAAAAAAATTCAAAATAAAGCAAAATTTAACAATTTCTTAACATTAAAAATTTGGATTTCTCATTTAATTGTCGTACTTTAGTAGTGTAATAAGTGATAAGAGTAATAATTAAATAAATAAAAAATGAGTAAAAAAATCAAATTAACAATCCAAGGTGTGAACTACGAGTTACCACAATCAGCATTAATCAAAAAGAACCAAGACAATTGGTATTCTGAAGAAAAAGATTACATCCATATGAATGCTAAGAATTCAGCATCAGTTATCAAACAATATGTCAAGAAAAACTTCCCTGAAATAAAAGTGTGGAGTAACTCCAAAACTTATAGTGGTGGTTCATCAGTTGATGTGAATGTATCTAACGCAGATGGTTCATCGGTTGATGAAAATATTTACGAACAAATAGAGAACTTCTCTCAGATATTTAAAGGTGGTTCTTTCAATGGTATGATTGATATGTACGAATACAATGACTATGATACTTGTACTGACAATGGAACTGAATTGAAGTATTTTCCATCTTATGTTTTCTGTAATAACAAACCAAAGTGGGGTTCAGTTGAATATTGGATAAACTCTTGGAACGAAGAATCTCAAGCAGTAAATCAAGTTTGGAGTACAATCGAAGGATTTTTATCCCACAATAAGACTTACATGACCGATAAAGAGTATGTTAAGGTTGAGAAAGCGTTTCAAAATTTAACAATTTCTTAACATTAAAAGTTTGGCGATATCAAATAAATGTTGTATATTAGTAGTGTAAGATTAAGAGTTAATAATAAATGAAAAATAAATTAAAAATTATGAATTTAGTAGAATTAAAATCAGTAGGAAGTTGGGTTGATACCAACACAGGAATTGTTTATCCGGCGTTTGTTAACAACAAGCCAGACTTTGATTGTCCAATATCTTTGAAAGAAGACGAAGTGGCATCAGATTGGTATGACGCTTTGAGTCACCAAGAATATGGAGTTGTTAGTCCTTTTATCAATAGCGGTTCATTCGCATAAAAAATAAGAAATATGAAAGAGTGGTACGAATTCAATAAAGAAGCTATCGAAGCTATAAAAGAAAATCCAATAGACGCAATTTTATCTGTCCTTTTTTTGGGTGGTATGTTTGGTTTGTTATATGTTTCACTATGGATAGTATGTCCATGTTAAAAATAAAAGATATGTATAGTTTAGATTGTTCTTATTATGATAAAAGTTTTGACACGATTCAACAATTAGTTGATTCAGTAATTAGTTCAGGTATGGACCCCAGTTATGAGATAACTAAAAATGGAGTCGGTATCGGTGAAGAGTTAACAGATTTTATAGTTTATTAGATATGGCAAAGATTGTAATTGATACTCAGTATTATGAGAATTATGGATTCCATGAGGGACGAACTCATTGGAAACCAAAAGGTGGACATCAGTTCACAATGGAAGTGGCAACGGATGTTGTAATGTATACTGATGACTTGGAAGGTAAATTAACTGAGATAGTTAAGGAACAATCCAATGACTTGGAAAAGTTTGAGTATCGTGACCATGAGGTTCTATTTCAAGAACCAACTGAATTGTCGTATGATTTACTAATGAAAAAAATAGACAATGAGGAAGTGGCAGTATAGAGAAATGGGTAGTCGTAACAAGAAGACAGGTAAATTGTCTTACTACAATGTAACTGTAACTGATTACCGAATAACAGATTGTGAATGTAAAGCAAGGGAGTTTAGACCATATTCACCTTGTAAACATATGAAAAGATTACACGAAAAATTAGGACATTTAGAAATATGAATACAAAAATACCAAAAATAATACATCAACTATGGGTTGGTGATAACCCCATACCCGAACATATCAAAGAGTTTACGGATGCGATGCCAATAGTAAATCCAAATTACGAATGTAAACTTTGGGGCAATGAAGTTTTTGAAAAATATAGCGATGACCCATTCCTAACAAACTACTTAAAAAACCCAGAGTTATATAAATGGGCATTCATTTGTGATAGGATTAGATGTTTACTACTAAATGAAATTGGTGGAATTTATGTTGATGCAGATGCAAAGCCAGTTCAAAATTTTGATTTATGTATGAATCAACTTGGTGAAAATATAACATTCTTTACAGGATTAAAACCAACACAACAAAATAATACTTTGTTTGATTGTGCAGTATATGGGTCAGCACCTAACTCAAGAATGATAAAAGAATTATTAACTACTTATTCCGACATTCAATGGGCAAATGGGTGTAAAATATTTTCAGATAGAATCATACAAGTAATTGACGCAGATGTAGGTTGTTTTGGTTATGAATATTTCTATGATGATAAAATGACAGATAAAACCATCGTACTACACGATGTCGAAGAGACTCGACTATTAAGTTGGGCTTGGGATGATGAACACTTTAGAAGAGAAAATTGGTAAAATTTAACAATTTCTTAACATTAAAAGTTTGGCAATTAACAAAAATTGTCGTACATTTATAATGTAAAAGTTTGAAACCTATGATAAAAACAAAAACAATTTTTAGTGATATAGATGGGACTTTAGTACATCAAGTAAATTTCGAAGACCTTGACCCTTTCAAGTCTGTTGCTCTGCCAGGTGTGGTAGACAAGATGGTAAAGTGGTTCAAAGAAGGTCATCATATTGTATTGACTACGGCAAGACCTGAGTCACTAAGACACGAGACTATTCAAGAGATGGATATATTAGGGATACCATTCCACCAATTAGTTATGGGAATCGGTAGAGCTGAGAGAATTCTAATCAACAATAGTAGTGATAAAAATCCTGATGAGGTAAGAGCCAAAGGAATCATCGTTAATAAAAATGGTGGTTTTGGTGATGTAAACATATAGTTATGGTATATTTAAAAGACGAATGGATTAAACATCCAAGACTCAAAAGATTTAGTCAACTAAGTTGTACAGGTCCTAAATGTGAATGTGATTCTCAGAATCCAGTATATCTTTGGGAGCATGATTCATGTGTTAGAGGAAGAATAGACACAGAGTTCTGTATGGATTGTGATGGCGTAGTATCTTTTGATATAGTTAGATAAGGGGAAAATATGACAATGACAGAGCAAGACCTAATTGATTTAGGGTTTGAGCGTGAAGAACCTTCTCATGAAAATGTTAATGTAGAAGGTATATTTCAGAATGTAGAAAGTCCAACCTTTTATACCTTGGTGGTTGGTGAGATTGAACTCCAATCAAACCGAGAAGACGAATGGGAAGACGAATTAGAAGTAGAGATTGTAGACACATCAATAGTTTTTAATGACTTAGAGGATTTAAGACTGCTTGTGGAAATCTTGAGAAGAAACGAAAAATAGTTAAAAACATTTTGCAATATCAAATAAATGTTGTATATTGTAATCAAATTAGAAAGAAGTTATGGCGAAAACAGAAAAAAAACTATGGTGGAAAACATACCAACCATTAAATGACTATGTATTAGTCAGAGTTATTAAAGAAGACGAAAAGACCAAAGGTGGGTTGTACAAGCCCGAGTCTAATAAAGAACAAATGAAGGGTGAGGTACTCGCAGTTGGTAGTGGTATACATACTACAACAGGTACAAAAATACCTATGAAACTACAAGTAGGTGATAATGTTATCGTACCAAATACAGGTGTTCAACTAAAATTAGATGGTGAAAAGCTAAATCTATATAGAGAGCAAGAAATCTTAATGAAAATCAATGCATAATGAATAAGAGTGTATTGATGAGTATAGTTTGGTTTCTGTTAGGACACATCGCAGTGTTCTTTCAGTTAAACGGACAATTCAAATGGGATTGGTTCAAAGATAATACACTTCTACTGGCAATATGTGGTGTACCTATATCATTTTTATATATATGGGGAACTAAATACGCAGTAGAGGGGTTTGATGGACAACTATGGCCAGCAAGGTTTTTAGGATTTTCAATCGGAATGGTAGTATACGCATTCGGAGTCGCATATTTCTTTAAACAAGGAATAACACCAAAGGTGGCAGTATCATTGGTATTGGCATCTACTTTATTAGCAGTACAATTATTTTGGAAACAATGAAAATAATTAAAAGAGAATTATACAGACACTTTCACTTTGTTAGGGTTGCAGAAGATATAGTCTACTCAAATCCAAAACATATAAAAGGATTATTTGCATATAGAGACAAGAAAAGATTACACGATTTAAAAGAAAAGATTCAAAAGAATCAACAAACGCTAACTTTCAGAGAATTCCAATTTTTAGAGAGTATAGTAGAAAAATATGGGTAGACCATATTTATATATAAATGAAGGATATGAAAAAGGGTACTAAATTGCCAAATGGTTATGTATTAGGAAAAGGACGAACTCCTTTGAACCTAACTGAAGCACAGATTCGGTATGCGATGAAGAACTCCAAGTCAAATTCAGGCGCAGCGAGATTCTTAAATGTGTCGTTGACTACATATCAAAAATATTCTAAATTATACAAAGACGAAGAATCAGGTAAAAATCTTTGGGACTTACACAAGAATCAAAGAGGTAAGGGTGTTAAGAAACCATATAATGTAACTCAAGGTAAATACGCATTGAATGACATATTAGATGGTAAACATCCTAAGTATCCTGTTTTCTTACTAAAGAAGAGACTAATTAATAATGCACATAAACCTGAATTAGAATTTCCGCATGAATGTCACAATTGTGGTTACAATGAGAAAAGAGTTACAGATGGAACAATTCCTCTGATTCTTGACCATATGGACGATGATTGGACAAATCACAAAAAAGATAATATCAGATTTTTATGTTATAACTGTTTTCATAATCTAAGAGGTAATCTTAGAGGTAAACAACCACAATGGAGAGCAGAACAAATCAAACAAGCAAGAGAAAAACAAAAAAAAGGTAAATAAGTTATGGGTAAACAAGTATTTCATGGAGAGAGTTCAAGAACAAAACTCTTAGATGGTGTCAATGAATTGGCAAACGCAGTAAAAGTAACATTAGGACCAAGGGGTAGAAATGTTGTGATTCAAACAGAAGCATCACCACATATTACTAAAGATGGTGTTACTGTTGCTAAAAGTATTAACTTTGAAGATAATACTAAAAATGTTGGTGCACAAGTAATCAAAGAGGCAGCTCAACAAACGGCAGATAACGCAGGTGATGGAACAACCACATCTACTGTATTGGCTCAGTATATTTTCAATGAAGGTATGAATGAGGTTAAAGCAGGTTCAAATCCTATCGAACTTAGACGAGGTATGGATATTGCATCAAAAGAACTCGTTGATAAATTAGTACATAATATCTCTATTGATGTTAACACTAATGACCAAATTAAACAAGTTGCTACAATCTCAGCAAATGGTGATGAAACTATTGGTGATATGATTGGTGAGGCAATGCACCAAGTTGGAAGAGATGGTGTAATTACTGTTGAAGAAGGTAACGCATCTGAAGACGAACTTGAAATCGTAGAAGGTCTTGAGTTTGATAGAGGTTACTTATCACATTATTTTATTAACAATCAAGAAAAACTTAATGTGACTCACGAAGAACCTGCTATTCTATTATATGATGGTAAGATTTCCGATATGGATGAAATTGTTGGTGTTCTTGAAAACGCATCATCAAAGAATAAACCTATCGTAGTAATTGCACATGAAATAGAAGGTCAAGCATTGGCAACTATGGTTGTTAACTCAGCAAGACAGACTTTGAAGTGTTTGGCGTTGAAAGCTCCTGGATTTGGTAATGAAAGAAGTGAAATCTTAAAAGATATGGGTTCACTAACAGGTGGTGTAGTTTTCGGTGGTCTTGGTAAAGAATTAGAAGATATCACTTGGGATGACTTAGGTTCTTGTGATAGAATCATATCTACAAAAAACAAGAGTGTTATTGTAGGTGGTCATGGTGAATCAGAAGATTTAGAACTTAGAATCACTCAAATCAAGAATGAGATTGATTCAACTGAGTCAGACTTTGAAAAAGAAAAACTTCAGAAAAGACTATCTAAATTGAGTGGTGGTGTAGCAGTATTAAAAGTAGGTGCACAATCAGAGATTGAAATGAAGGAAAAGAAAGACAGAATCGATGACGCACTACTCGCTACTAAAGCAGCAGTTGAAGAAGGTATCGTTGTAGGTGGTGGAGCTGCATTGATTCACGCAAGACAAATGATTAATGGTTCACTTTCAGAAGATAACTTAGATAGACAAAAAGGAATCGATGTCATTTTAAAAGCGTGTGATGAACCATTCAAAGCAATCGCAGAGAATGCAGGATTGAAACCTGATGTGATTTTAGATAAATTTCAATCAGCACCAACCGAGGTTTCATCAACAATGGGTTATGATGTAGTAGATGAGTCATTTGGTGATTTGATAGAAAAAGGTATCATTGACCCAACAAAAGTTGCAAGAACGGCACTTGAAAAAGCAGTTTCTGTCGCAGGTACTCTACTTACTACTGAGTGTATGATTGTAGATGAACCTTCGAAGGATGAGTAGTGAGCCGAAAACTTAAGATATTAAAATTAAAATTAGATTACTTAAAATTAGAACTTGAAGATGTCAAGGATGATTTTGAAAAGTATACAGAAGATTTTGATTCTTATTTTAAGAAGTACTACGATAAAGCAGTAAAAACTAATAATGATAATAATCAGACGAATTTCGAAAACCCAGCAACCCACTTTGAAAACGCAAAGAGAGAGCAAGAAGAACGACAAAAAGAACTTGACAGACAAAAGGAGCTTCTCAAAAATGCGCCAACAAAGGTAAAGAATCTCTATAAGAGACTTGCTGCCAAAACTCATCCTGATAAATTAGAAGATGGACATGAGATTTTTCAGTCAGTAAAAGACGCATATGAAAAACAAGATTTGGCAACGATGTTAGAATTGGCAGGTAAATTCGATGTGAATTACAAATTAGATAAAAATGATGAAAAAATACTCAATAACAACACAAATAGGATTTCAACTGAGATTGAAGAAATCAAAGGGACTATTGGATGGTTATGGGGTAAAGGAAACAAAGAACAACGACTATATTGTGTTAACCGAGTAGAAGAAGAAACTAAACTAAAGGTAAAGAATAAAGATTTACCAAAGGATTTACAAAAAGAAGAAGCAAAACTATTAAGTGATGGAAAGAAAGACACTAAACAAACTGATGGAGATTCAATATCTCAAGGGTAGATTGGACGAGTTGTACAAAGGATATGTTCCACATTGGAGTTCAACGGATAATAGAATGGTAGACTCAAGAATCAGTAAATATGAAACTAAGTTGAGACAAACTGACGAAATCGCATTTCTTTTATATCAAGTAGAAAGAGAAAACAGAGGGTTCGCCAAAGTCAGAGGTAAACGAAGAGTTGTTGAGTTGTTAGAACAATTAAAAACTACACTAACAGATGATGGATTGAATAAACATCAAAAGTTAGTAGATAAAATTAATGCTCAATTAAACACTTATGGATAAAGATTTAGAAAAAGAAAGATTCAATGTAGCTATGAGAGGTAAACGAAAAATAGTAGGATGTGTGGCAGGTAACTTTGATTTAATACATCCTGGATATATTTATACCTTTCAAGAAGCAAAAAGACATTGTGACCACTTTATAGTATTTCTTCAGAAAGACCCAAGTCTTCATAGGAAATCAAAGTACAAACCAGTTATACCACTATACGAAAGATATAGAACATTGATGGCAATACAATATATCGATGAAGTATATGTATATCAAACAGAAGAAGAACTTTATGACTTAATTAAGTTCTTTAAACCCGATGTAAGAATCTTAGGTGAGGATTATATCAACAAGTCTTTTACAGGTGATGACCTACCACCGAGAGTTGTGTATACAACAAGAGCTCATGGATGGTCAACGACTAAAATGAAAGATATGATTGCGATGCAAACAATCAAACAGAATCCTGAAATACAGGACGCTGCCCAATATTTTGAACGAAAATTAGAATTCGATGGCTAGAAAAATATCATACAAAGTACAAATAACCTACATTAACCCAGAAGAGGGTGAAGATAATGTATTCATAGTAAAGACAGATAGACTTAGGTGGACTATGAATCAATATCAGAGAAACAGACCACCACTTAAGTATAAAGTTTTAGCAAGGAAATGAAAAACAACAAATTTGACTCTATAAATGTACTAATGTATTTCGCATTGGTATATTTTACTTTTATCGGTTTCGCAACAACATTAAATGCACAAATCAAACATTATGATGGTGAACTCTACGATGTTGTATATAGTGAAGATTATCAACAACCACTTCAAGTCACATATAAGATAATGTGTCCAACAGGAGAAATCAGTAGAAGTGGGATGGATTTTTGGAAACCAAAGGGATATATAACTTCAGACAATAATGACTATAAAGCAAATGTATATGACAAAGGTCATATGGCACCCGCAGCAGCATTCAATTGTTATGATAGGGAAACACTCAGAGAAACATTTAATTATCTAAATTGTGCATTACAACACGAATCACTAAACAGAGGACCATGGAAAGAACTCGAAAGATTTGAACGAGACTTATCCAAGGTATTTGAAGAGGTGAAAGTGAATGTAACAATACACTTTGATAATGAACCCGAATATGTTGAGGGTGGAGCACTTATACCAAGTGGATTCACAAAACAAATATGGGCAGGACAACACGAGTGGACATTCTACTTCGATAATAAAAACCTAAAAGGTAGAGATTGGTCAGACTTTCAAATACCTAATATAAGAAGATAGTGATTATGGATGACAATATAATGCAATCATTTTTGTGGAATACAAGAACGAAAAAGATGATAAAAGCAGTAGAAGTAATGATTGTCATGTGTAAGAAATACGACCTACCATTCAACTATAAGGACCTCGGAATAATCCGACAAGATAGTAAGGACAATGATGAAGATAGTATGTGGGACTTTACTGGACGAGGATAAATTCCTTATAGGTCAGAGATTAGAATCAAACCCAAAATTTCCCAATAAATGGGAACTGCCTGGTGGAAAAGTAGAAGAAGGTGAATCTCCCGATGACGCAATCGTAAGAGAGTGGAAAGAGGAGTTGGATATAGAGATAAAAACATATTATCTCATTCCAGAAAGAGAACTCCATGGGTTAATGGTATATCCGTATTTAATCAAATACAAGAGTGGTAAACCAAGACTAAATGAACACCAAAAAGTCAAGTGGATTACTTTAGATGAAATAAGTGATTATGACTTTACGCCAATAACAAAAAAAATACTATATATTATTAGAGGAAGTTATCAATTATTTTTAAACAAGAAATCGGAGTAAAAGAAGTGTCATTTAAACAAGTAGGAAACAAGAGCAAGAAAGAAGTTAAAGAAGTAGTATCAGGGTCAATCGTAGATTCTCTATGTGATGTAGGAATGTGGTTTGCACAAAACGCCCAAAGACCCCATATAGGATTCGATATGTCAATCGACATTTCCGAAGACGATATATATAAAGACTTACAAACTAACCAAGAATAATAAGGGTACATCGACCTTCCGAGATGGGACGATATCGTGTGTCGAAAGAAAATTTTGAATGAATCCAAAATGTTTCTTATATGCGATGTTGGTTAATCTCTTCTGGCTTTGATGGATATCCCAACCCACGACAACCTTGCGGTGACTCAAAACACGATAAAGTAAATATAGCTAATTATGGAACTTAAATCAATCACAATAGATAACGAGGGTATTATAACGATACATACGGATAAGGGTATAAAGACAATACAATATCACAATCCATTTTATCAAGCGTATCGTACCCAATTGGAAACAATTTCTTTTCAAGCTTACACATTTGACGATAAGAAGTCTAAATTCTATCAGGCGCCTAAATCTCTTTTTAGTGATGATATCATAGACAATAGAGATGAGGTTAAACGCCCAAGGGACACTTATTTCAATGATGAATGGAATAAATAATTGTAGGGTGTGAATGTTAGGAAACTATGAAGATAATAGATTTACATGGTATAAGACATAAGGACGCTAGTTCTATTTTAGAGCAAAACCTTTTAGGGTACGACAAACCTTATCTTGACACACAAATCATTCATGGTAATTCCCCTGAGATGAGGAGAATAGTTCACGAGTTTCTCGACCTACACGACTTCAGATACCATATAGAGAGCTGGAATCAAGGTAAGACAATTATCGTAGGGTAGAGTCCTTAATTACCCACGAACTTTTAACAAGGGTAAAATTCCCTAATATTTACTCATATAAGTCATCGAAACAAGTTCTCAGACAAGTCTTTGAGGACTTTTTTTATGCTCTTCTACCTACTTATATCAGTATGATTCTACTACTTAAGTTTATCGGAATCCTTTTAGCGTTCTATTTCGTAATGAACCGACTATTCCATTATCTCGACAAATAAATGTGGACTTTTCCACCCTTTTCTACCACTTTTTCCCACTTTATGGTAAACACCATATAATTTTAACCTTATTTAATGCGTCTATTTCTTTATTGGAAGATGAGGGATAAGATGAGGTAAAGGGATTTCAGCGCTAAATCATTAACATTTCCCACAATTCTGTTAAACTCTACTTAGATAACCCCTATGGGTCTAAATTTACCACAATTATAGACAGGCACAAGTCCGTTTCTCGCGGCAAACCAAAATTTCCTGAGGGAAAAGTATTTTTAGGGGGTATTTTGCCCTTTTTAGCCATAAAAATTCGGTCATTATGTCATGTTCGAGGGTTACTTTAACTAAAGGGGTCTAAAGCGTTGACGCTCAAGGGGTTATGTCACCGCCTGATAAGTCGGACATTATGTCATACTGTTAGCATTTAATTGTTAATAACTTTAAATTGTTAATAAAATTGTTAATAACTTTGCCCTCAACGCAACTGACATCGTGTCATGTTGATAACTTTATTGCCGATTTAACACTTTTTATTTGGCCATTTAAAATATTTTTCGTATCTTTATGGGGGGGCCTGGTTTAAAAAACCCTGCGGTGACACTAAAAGCAAAAGTGATATAAAAAAAAAGTAGCTAAAAAGGGGAGTATATACGGATACATAGGTATAGGGAGAGACACCCAAGGCAGAATTTAACCTTATTTAACCCTATTCAGGCCTCTGAGCCAGATGAGGTAGGGGAAGTGGACGAGGAAATCACAGGCCTACGGAGCGAAGGAACGCATGTGACTGAGCGAGGGGGGCGGGTATTTTCGTGTAATCCACTGGTAATCAGCAAGTTACAGTCGCCTGTGAGCCGTTCTTATACCGGGGTCGGTTTTTTAGTCCATAGGAAAGTCCCCTCTGAGCCAGTATTCTACTGAATTAGCCCACTTATTCCTAGCTCATTCTGTATAATGTTAATAACTTTGTTGAAAACTTAACAATTATTTAACATTAAAAGTTTGGAAATTCAATATTGTTTGCGTATCTTAGTATTGTAATTGAGTGAGAGCTCAATGAAGGTCCGAAGTAGTTGAGGGATTAAGCTCCCCTGAGATATGAAAAGGATATCCAAGCTCAATGGGGGAATTGCTTCTCGATACGATTGAGTGTTTAAAAAAGTAAAAATTAAAAATTATGATAAACTTAAGTATAAGTGACCCTATTGATGGGTTTGATAAGATTGGCGAGTTAAGGTCAGCTATCGGTCAAGACTATTGTGGAGACAATAAGTTGGTTAGTGTGAGTAAGGATGGTAATAGATGTGTTGTTCAGAGAAATGTAGTACTTGCTCCTTCGAATGTTCTTTCTACTAAGTTGGTTAGTGAACCTTCTTGGTTAACTTGGAATAGAATGTTTTATTAGTCTATATACTATACCTTATAATTGTTAGCTGGATTATTATTAGTCTATACCTATGTAGTAGTATTAGTATCTTTGATGTCCACGAAAATTTTAACATCTCCCATTTGGATTTTTAACATTCCTGCCGTATATTAGTAATGTTCTTTGAAATCATGGACGAGTAGCTCAGTTGGATAGAGCATCTGCCTTCTAAGCAGACGGTCACAGGTTCGAATCCTGTCTCGTTCACTATCGTTGTCGTTCTCATAGCTCAGTTGGTTAGAGCAAATCACTCATAATGATTAGGTCATAGGTTCGAGTCCTATTGGGAACACACGAGATGCCGATGTGGTGAAACTGGTAGACACGAAGGACTTAAAATCCTTTGAGCAGTAATGTTCGTGGCGGTTCGAATCCGCCCATCGGTACTAAGGGTATTCATCTCCCCATAATGAGATGTCAATTAATAAATCAATAATATGCTAAAAGGTGTAAATGTAACTTGGAAACCGAAGTCTAAAAAGGTGGTAATGTATAAGAAGGTAGGTAACATAACAAAGTCCGAAGTGGATGAGGCAACAAAGTATTGTTTCTGGCGATTCGGTGTACCTGCTAAGTCTTATAGTTTAAAGTCTAACATTCTTACCTTTAAGATGTAATTAATAAAATTCTCATATTTATCATTATATGAGAAAACTTATTCAACTTATTTTTATCGTCTTGTTACTAAGTGGTTGTGGATTACAATTTCAATATAGTACTCTTAACACCGCTGGTAACATTGATGGTATTTACAGAACTAACGATTATACTATTGTAGTTCCTGATTCAACAAAGATAGATACTATATCTAATCTATTTCAACTGAGAAGAAAACTAAGAACTGATTTTAACTTTAGATGGGACTTTGCTCAGTACATGAGTAATCAACCTTACTCTATGTATTGGTATAATAGACATCCTCGTTATAATGGTATATGGTATCCTCAAACATCTTTTGATTTTTATTTTAATTCACACCAATACTGGAACGAGTGGGCGTACAACTATCCTTGGTTTGGATGGTATCATCCGTTTCATGTTAGACATCACCGATACTACCAATGGTATTATCCATATCCACAAGGTTGGTACTCTGGTTGGAATCACTACGGATACTCTCATTATAACGACCCTATGATTGCAAGTAATAATAACTACTCATACATAAACGGATATAGAGGTTCTCGAATCCAAAACATTCAAGATACCAATAGAGTTAACAGAGTAAGACCTAACTCAAATGCAAATAGAGAAATCAATAATGTTATCAGATGGAGTAGGAACAATAACATTCCTGTAAACAATTATGTAGTTCCTCAAGATGGGACTCGATATGTAAAACCAACTCATACTAATAACAACATCAGAGTTAATCCACCATCGAACAACAATTGGAAACCTCGTCAAAATCCAACAAGGATAAACACGAGTACTCCTGTTATAAGAAATAATAGTTCAAGGTCATCAGGTGGGCGTTCAAATGTATCTTCAAGTAAACGAGGTGGAAACTAATTGTTAATAACCTGTTAATAACTTTTCCATATATTTATTTCTTTATGAGAAACGAGAATGAATATAACGATAGTACCCTACAAGTTGCCCGAGTCTGTACCCACTCCGAAGGACGAGTGTGGATGGATTGCGTTATATAACAATCAAGCTATTGGTTGGAACTCTCTATTATTCTTATCTGACAATACCATCAAGTTCGCAAACGCATATGTAGAAGAGAAGTACCGAGGTAATGGTATTTACAAAATGTTATGGGATGTAAGATGGGAATGGTGTCAAGAAAATCTAAAAGGATATAAAGTAATTACATATTGCCTTCCTACTACACATCAGTTTTATAAAGATAAAGGGTGGGAAGAAGGTCACACCTCAACTTTATTTAAAAGTTTTATCTAAAAAGCTTGCCAGTTAAATTTTATTGTTGTATATTAGTACTAAGTTTGTCAGAAAGGCAGGCGGTTAATTATAAATTTTAAAACTTAAATTATGGCTAGAACAGCTAATGGATGGAATCTCGAACTAATGTTTGACGATACCACAAGGCCCAAAATCTTCTTACGACCTGAAGGGCCTCGTACAAAAAATGGTTGTAACTCTTATGTGTATATGATAGTCAATACACAAGACAAGATGATTTACATTGGTTACCACAAAGAAGGTAACAAACTCTATGGTACATCATCTACTAACAAAGTGTTCAAAGAACTTCTCGCAAGTGACGCAGTTGGTTTATTCGAATACCATATCCTATATTGGGGTTCGGTAGAAGAGTGTAAACAAGTTGAGTATGAGTTGTTGACAAAGGTTGACGCTAAGAACAATCCTAAGTACTACAACAAACACAATGGTCATCCTGGTAAGAAGGAACTGAACATGAAGTTAGTAAACACCTTGATGGTGGAACTCGATGACTTTCGTAAACACACCAACCTCATCTTAGATTCAGAACTTGAATACATTAACGAGACACACATTGTTGAAATGTCTGTCAAGGATTTGTACCACACAGATAAGTGGCAAGTTCGTAAACTTGAGATAGACCACGACAATCTATCAAAGATTGTTGATAGGTTAAGAAACAAAATCGGTAACTACGATATGCCTGTATTATTAAAGGATGTCACTATCAATGGTCAGTTTTATGAGTTAATCCTTATTAGTGGTAATCACACAAGGACTGCATATTGGAAGACGAGAGATGAGAACATCGGTCACACCGAGAACACTATGATAAAGTGTCTCATACTTGATGAGGACATTCACTCTCTGATGCAAGAGACTGAAGTTCAGATGTTGGGTAATAACCTCAACGCAGACTTTAATGTAGGTAAGTCATTCAGTAAACAAGATGCTATTGATGAGTGTATGGAACACCACAAGGCAGGACACTCGTGGAAGACTATTGGTATGAGACAACGATTCATGTTGATGGGATTAACATCAGGACAAGTTGATGGTGTATTTGACAAAGTACAAGACAACCTCGACAAGAAGAAGTTGGAAGATAGTAATCAAATGGTTTATGATTACGAAGACACTCACAAGGATTTAGTCTTGAAGAAAGTTGCAAGACTAACTAACGATGATGTGTTTGTTATCTATGGCGCATCAGGTGCACCGACTCTTGATAGATGGATGGACAAGTACATTAGTGAACAAGTTCAGAGAATCGCTAGTGGGAAGTCAGTACAGACTCGAATCAAAGTAGTTGTATATCACAACACGATTAAGAATCAGAAGAACTGGACTAAGTTATGGATGAGGTTAACGAGACCACAACACTTGGACAAGGTTTACTATGACGAGATGGAACACCTACTTAGGTATCCAGAGTTTGGTTATGTAGAGATGGCTCTATCAGGTCCAAAGATTGTAGGTAAAATTTAACAATTTCTTAACATTGAAAATTTGGAAAAGTCAAATGTTTTGCGTACTTTTATATTGTAATAATGATTAAGTCTATGACAGAAAAAAAAGTAAAACAGATAATTGAGGAAATTTATCCTAAGATTGAAAAGCATTATGGCTTTTCCAAGTTTCAAGAATGTACTCCTTATGTAGAACTTCACAAAAACATATACGAAAAGTATAGTGGTGAAGAAGGTGCTCAAGGTGATGAGGATGGTTGTCACGCTGAGTATTGTTCAATGATGAATGAGATTACTATCTACTATCCTAATATGAAAAGTAGAAAGATGATAGTCGAGACTCTGATTCACGAGTACCAACATTATCTACAATCACCAATTTGGTTTAAGAGATATTACAATATGGGTCACGACTATGTGTCTCACCCATATGAGGTAGCGGCTACCAAAGCTGAAAAGGATTACAAATTATTTATTTAATATTATGACAAAATTAATTTGGAAACTATATAACGAAAACATGATTAGTGAAGAGGTCGCTATGATGTTATTAGACGAACACTATAAATAAAAATTAAAAATTATGATTAAAACAATTAAAAATTATATGTTAACTAAACTATTCATGGATTGGATAGAAACGGAAAAGGATGTTGAGAAGTTAGTACTAACTAAACAACTGATTCAACAACATCAAAACAAGTTGACTGGATACAAACCTGTTATTGGTTTCAATGTGGATAGGACTGGCCAAGGACAGATAAACGAACTATAAGAATAAACAAACTTTAACTCGAACCCCGTAAGTCGTCACAGGCGATGAAATGATACTACGCGCAGGGGGTAGAGTTTTATATAAAAAATATTATATTAACAAATAGTAATAACAAAAAGTGAATATATATAGTAAAGAAGTTGTAGTGAATCTCAAACAAATAGGGGCAATCATCTTGAGAACATTATTCATAATTACACTTATATTATTTATTAAGACCACAATGTTTGGTCAAACAACATACAATCCATTTGTATTGTTAAAAGAAAATGATAAACAATTACACTTTAGTGCAGGGGTAGTTACATCAGCATTAGGTTACACATGGTCTTACAATAAACATCAAGATAAAAAGAGGGCGATGATAACTGGCTTATGTACATCATTGGCTGCAGGAGTTGCAAAAGAATTACTTGATAATATAAGGGGTGGTGATTTCGATGAAAGAGATATATTCGCTACAACTCTTGGTGGAGTAAGTATGTCGGTAACGATACCTATATTCCAACCAAAGAAAAAAAGATACAAAGATTAGATTATGGCAAAAGTAGTATTTATAACATTAGGTGTTATTTGGTTATGGATTTTTTATGAAATAAAAATCGCACCTGTGGTTGACGAGAACGGAAATGTAATTCCAAAAAAGAAAAAGAAGAAATGAGAAAACTACTAATCATGTTTGGTAACCTATTTGATATCGGATGGTGGGCAAACAAAATCAATTCTAAGTTAGGAGTATACGAGTGGGCTAAGAAAAGTCGATTCCGTAAGTGGCAAGAAGGATTGACAGGTTGGAAGTTTTGGGCATGGCAAATAATAGGTGGTTTAACCTTTGTTATTATAATGGAGTTCCTACTAAATAAAGTAGGACTAACAATGTTACCTTGGAAATAATGAAGAAGTTGTGGCGACTATGGGCGAAAGCTTTAGGTGAGAAGATTGGTGAGGATGACAAAGAAGCAGATAGAATTGCAAGGTTTAGAACATTAATCATATTACAGGCGGTGATTACTAACATACTAATTTCAATTAACATATTATTAACCTGGTTAAAATGATTTGGAAAGATAAAGAAGTTTTACATTTAGTTTTGATGAGAGACCCATTTGAAAGAATCATGAATGGGACTAAACCAATAGAGTACAGAGACAACACACCCTATTGGACCAAACGACTGAAGGATAAAGACATCAAGTACATATACTTTCAGTACGCATATCACAAGAACCCCACACATATGGTAGTCGAGTGTATCGATAAAAAACTTACGGACAAGTGGGAACTTCACTTAGGTGAAATAATTCATTTAGACAATAGACATTTAAAAATTATACACAACCCAATACCTTCTGCAAGATGAGTGGACAAGAAATAATAGAACGACTAAAAAAAGTTAAAGAGCTAATTGATAATGGTGACATTAAACAAGCTCATCTAAACATAAACTATATAGTAGATGATATCTTTATGTATAAAAATAATTCATTATGAATACAACAATAGTAGCATACATCCCACCACGAGGTAGGAAGGTTAGAGTAGAGTCATTCGATGTTCATGTCGATAAGTTACTGGCTCCTCGTAGTACAAAGATACCAATCGGCAGTAAGATATTAGATGTCGGAGTTGGTGAATCATTCTTAGAAAAATATAAAAAGAAACATGGAATCAAAATTTAATTGTTCCTACTCGGGACTATCATCGGTTATGAGTTACACTTTAGATATAGATAGAATCATAGAAATGGCATGGGAAGATAGGACTCCCTTTGAGGCGATTGAACATCAGTTTGGAATCAAAGAGAATGATGTCCGTAAGATTATGAGAGAGAATCTGAAGAGAAGTTCGTTTGAAAGATGGCGTAAAAGAGTCAAGGGTAGAAAGACTAAACATAGTAAAACATCCGAAGCAAAAAGATTCAAGTCAAAAAACCAAAAATAAATTTGGATAAGTCAAAATAAATTTGTATATTACAATGTAATATAGAATCATGAATAGAATAGATAGTCAATACATAGACCTAATAGACGAAATTTTAGATATCGGTTACGATAAGCCCGACAGAACTGGCTACGGAACTAAATCTTTATTTGATTACACAATCAGACATTGTATGTGTGACGGGTTTCCTTTGTTAACTACCAAGAAGATGGCAGTCAAATCTGTGATGACTGAACTTAAATGGTTCTTAAAAGGTAGGACTGATTTGAGATACTTGTTACAAAACAATTGTCACATCTGGACTGGCGATGCATACAAAGTATATGAACGAGTACATCATTGGGACTTAGAAGACCCTGAATACGATGTCAAAGAATTCGAACAAAAAATATTAGAGGATGATGACTTCTCAAAACAATGGGGTAACCTTGGATTTATCTATGGTAAACAATGGAAGAATTGGGATGGTCATGACCAAATTAAAAACTTAATTAAATCATTGAAAGAAGACCCACATGGAAGACGACACCTTGTCAGCGCATGGAATGTCTCAGAACTTTCCTTAATGAAACTACCTCCCTGTCATTATGGATTCCAATGTTATGTAGACTCAGAAAACAAGTTATCACTTAAATGGAATCAGCGAAGCGTTGATGTCTTCCTTGGGTTACCTTTCAACATAGCATCGTATGGTACACTATTACTATTACTATGTGAAGAAACTGGATACAAACCTGGCCAACTGATTGGTTCGCTTGGTGATGTACACATATACAATAATCATATTGAACAAGCAAAAGAACAAATAACAAGAATTGGTTATGACTTACCACAACTAAAGGTATCTAATGTAGATATAATGAATGGGGAGTTTGATTATGAATTAATCAACTATCAGTCACACCCAAGAATTAAAGCACCTTTAAACAACTAATGAAGAATCTAATAGTTATAGGACATCCTGACAAGAAGTCATTCTGTTACAATGGTATTCTCAAAACTCTTAAACGAGAACTGAAAAAGCATAAGGATAAAGAACAACTTAAAATCATTGATTTATATCGTGACAATTATAGTACACCAAGAACTAAATTAATGAAGGGTTATCAAGACTTAATAACATGGTCTGATAGAATTTATTTTATATCACCTGTATGGTGGTTTAGATTAACTCCAAGAATGGAAATATTTTTTGACGAAGTATTGACGCCAGGGTTCGCATATAAGTTTGTTAACTTTACTAAACTATATGCATATCCAAAGCCATTCCTAAAGGATAAGAAAGTTAGAACCTACATCACACATGGAGCACCAAGTCTACCTGTTAGAACCTTATATCTCAACTCAGTCAAGTTGAGATTGGTGCTAGGTGTATTCTCATTTGTGTTTGGATGGAAATTTTCAAGATGGCGTAAGACAAAACAATTTTGGTCTGTACCATTTGTGAATGATAAGAAACGATGGAAGTATTTACAAGTTGTTAAAAAAGATATTAGAAGAGATTTAGGATATGAAATCTAAAAAGAAAACCTTAAGGATAAAAGCATGGCGAAAGTTTTTAGAGACTCTCGTTAAAGAAAGAAAGCTTACGGCATCCGAAAGGATGTCATCAAGAGTTGGTTATATGGGAGCAGGATTCTTGATGGCAGGACAATGGACTGTTGAACCCGTATTATTTATAATAGGATTTATTTGTGTATTAGTTCAAGTATTTGTTAAGAAACAATGGAACTTAGTTGTATTACAACTGAACGGACTAATGGCATGGACCATCCACTTTATTAAAACATTAATGTAATGAAAAAGATTTACACATTTATGATTGTATTATTGACACTAACATATTGTCTTAATACACACGCACAGAATGAGAAACCTAAGATGGGTTTCCAATCATCGAATGAAAACATTTATGGAACTTGGTCATCGTGGGATGGGTCAAGTATTCTGTATATGAACTATGGGGATTCGGCTGACACTTTTGTAAGAGTATCACATACAGAAGATGGTAAAGAAACCGCAACAGGAAGATTCACAATAGAAGAAGAGTATCTATATGTCCAAAAAGAAAATGAGGAATATAGATTGATGTTCTTTCTAAAGGGAATGAAAATGGTAGTTATGAAGCCAGACTCCGCAGGTGGGGCAGGTCAAGCATGGCTATTTACAAAGGTAAGTGATTACGCATTAAATTCAAATTAAAAGAATATGAAAAAGAAATTAAAATTAATTATGGACTTTTGGGAAGTATACTATCCAATAGTTTTAGCATTCATATCATTCTTATATTCAGTATCACTATGGTTTAGTGGGTTGAAGTTAGAAGGGATATTTGTTGGTATCTGGGTACCATCAATACTAGCAGCATCAGTAGCCATTAGACAGAGAAGAAACGATAACTATAAACGAAGAAGATAATGGTAGGAATGTTTATAATAGGATTCGTAATATTCTCACTATACTTGTTTGGTTTGTTATACGCAATACGATGGGGGCATACTTCTCAAAGAAGGGATATGGAAAATGACCCTGAGTTGAGAGGTTATTATAACAGACATAACAATTGGGATAAAGAAATTGTAGAACACGACAAAAGAAAAAATAGAAATGACAAGAGAAGATATAGAGCTAAGGCAAGGAAGAAGTCGACAACAATACGAAAGTAGTTTCTTTGGGATTAAAGTTTCTTTAATAGTAATGGCAGTTGTTGGGATATCAATATTAATTCATCAATACATGGAATCACTATGAGTTGGAATAACGAAGAACATATAGAAGAGATACTATTCGAAGCACACGCATGTGGTATACGATTAGAAGTAATGCAGTTAGCCAGTAAGTTACAAGAAGAAGATAAAGACTTAGGTAAGGTTGACTCATATCAAATAGCATTAACACAAATTAAACAGGCATTAGATGAAGAAGTTTAAAGTAATGTTAGTTAGTGGTGGTTTTGACCCCGTACATAAAGGACATCTCGAAATGATTGAGAGAGCTCATGAGATGGCAGATGAAGTTTGGGTGATTCTAAATAACGACCATTGGTTAACTCAAAAGAAAGGGAAACCTTTTATGGATGAGAAAGAACGAGAATATATTATGTCTCGTATAAAGGGAGTAACTAAAACTATTATATGTAATCCAAGAAGTGCAGGTGATAAATCTGTGTGTGATGGAATTTATTCTGCGGTGAATATCTTCCGTAGAGATTATAAAGATAGAACTAATGATAGATTCATTGGTGATAAACTACCTATGGCATTTGGAAATGGTGGTGATAGAGGACAAGGTAATGTACCAGAAGAGGACTATTGTAATTCTATGGGAGTAGATATGGTATGGAATCTTGGAGATAAAGTTCAATCATCAAGTTGGTTGTTAGAGAAAGCAACGAACTCGGCATACTCATCATCACATGGATAATAGTAAGATAGTAAAACAATTGAAACAAATCGCAGAGTTATGTGAATCGGATTGTTCAATGATGGCAGGTGAGAGATTGAAGTGGTTGATAGATGAGATTGAGTTGAGACCGAAACCATGGTATAAATTTTGGTGAATTCAAAGATATGATACTAATACTCCAGCGTATAGACAAGGTATCGTACCTACGAGTAATCCAAAAGAACCTATGTACAACTATATCCGATTCAGATAATTATAGATAACTAAATTAATAATATGAACACATTAACAACATTTGATTATATATCTATGTATATCATAGTAGGATGTATCAGTACAATCATAATAAATCTTATATTGGATTGGGCAGATAGAAAGGGAGCATTGAGTCAACCTTACAACCCCTCAAACGAACAAAGGGTTTGGTCGTTCCTTCTATGGCCGATAACGGCATGGATATTTTGGTACAACTTTTGGAAATCGTGGTTCGACAATATGAAAAAGTGACTAAGCCGCCAAGGTGCAAAGGTGCAAGGTGGAAACGAAGTTTCCTTTTCACACGAAAAAATTAAAAAAAACACACTATGAAATACAATTTAATTCGAGACAAACAACTAGCGTCCACCTTATGTGATGGGACGAGTAAAAAGGATTATCTTATTGGATGGTCTTATAAACAATTAATTCAAGCATTCGGTGAACCGACATTCAATGAACCAAGTGCTGATGGTAAGGTTCAAAAACAATGGGTCTTTAAAAGAGAAATGGACGGCGCATGTTTTACCATCTATGATTTTAAAACCGACAAACAATATAGAAGTGGGGATGCGTTGACTGTGGCTGAAACATTTAACACTAAGTGGAGTGTTGGTTCTAAGGTTTACGCAGGTGAGTTTGTAACTGATATACTAACACAATTAAAAAAGAAAAACTAAATGAGTGATAAAGAAATCATTGCGAAGATTCTTGAGTTGAAAATGAAAAGACCCCAAACTCAAAAGGACAAACTACAAATTCAGAAACTACAACAGGAGTTACATGACCGAAAAGGCGATAGATAAAATATACATTGTTAGTTTAGATTGGAGTGATGAACACATCGCATCTATTCTAAAAGAGATAGACAAGGTTGGACTACCACATGAAGTTCCATTTGAAGTACTTGGTATTGATGGTAGGAAGTTGACAACTCATCATATGCAATTGATGGGGATTGAAGCATATAAAGATTGGAACTTAAATACAAGTGATGTCTATGTAAAAGATAATGCTAATCGTTACTGGCAAAGAGATGTCACATTGGGTGAGATTGGATGTACACTATCTCATATCGCTATATGGGAAGATGCATATAAGAATGGATACGATAATATACTTGTATATGAAGATGACTTTGTATTTGAAAAACCTATGGATTGGTCACAACTTGATAAAGTAAAATCTATGAACTATGATTTATTTTATTTAGGTAGATTACTTCAAACAGGATTTGAAGGTGTTCAAGATACTCCAATAGATGATATGATATGTAAACCTGGCTACTCATATCAAACTCACGCATTGTTGTTAAGTAAGAACGGAATTAAAAAGTTAGTAGAGAATCATTTAGCTAAGTATAAAAAAATGATATTTGTTATTGACGAATTCCTACCTGCATTATATTGTGAAACACCACGAACAGACCTCAACTATATCTTTGAAAAAGACTTGATTACATTCGCATTGAATGAATGTGTCGGTGTACAATACAGAACAGAGATGTATAATAACTCATTAACCCAACCACATGACATATAGACCACTACCAAAAGAAGTTACAATTAAACAATCTGAAATTGAAGGGTTAGGATTGTATTCAACCGAGTCGTTACCACACGCAAGATTCATAGGAGTCACTCATATACCTAACGATAAGTTTGAAAACGGATATATCAGAACACCATTGGGTGGATTCATAAATCATAGTGATACTCCCAATTGTGAAGTAAGACAAGATATCGATGGGAATCTAATGTTGTTTACACTTAGACCAATCCCAAGTGATGAAGAGATAACGCTAAAATATAATCTATATAGCGTTGATTAAAAATAAAATTATATTTATATAAAGTTAACTATTAAAAACAAATTTGTTATGAGTAAATTATCAAGAAGATTATACCAAGCCTTAGAGGCAAAGTATACTGCAGAAATAATGGACGCAAGGGCGACATTATCAATCTACTTTGAATCACCTGTTGCGATAGGTGAACATCCACAACACACAGAAGAAATCGATAAGTTATTAGGTAAGTTAGAATCCGCAACTGGCAAGTTGTCGGTACTTACTAAAAACTTTGGTAAAGAATATGGTCACGACATTCCTGTATCCGAATCGGATGAAAAGGAATTGTTAAAAGGATAAATCTTTATTGGGGAATTAGCTCAGATGGCTAGAGCGCTTCGCTTGCACCGAAGAGGTCATCGGTTCGACTCCGATATTCTCCACTAAAAATTTGGCCATGTCAATTTTATTTTGTATATTGTGTAAACAATCGCGGGAGAAGACTTAAAAGAAAGTCGTTGTACATCCAGTACAAAGGAGTTGGGGCAGTTCCAACCTTCCGCTCTAAGCGGGAAAAGAGTTAAAAGAAACTCGCCACATTACCAATGTGGAGATGGTGGGGCAGTTCCACCTTTCCGCTCTAATATACTGGCCCCTTCGTCTATCGGTTAGGACGCCAGGTTTTCATCCTGGAAAGAGGAGTTCGATTCTCCTAGGGGCTACAATAAATTTTATTATGTATAGATTTGATATTATAAACAAACTAATAAAAGAGAACGATTTTAAAAAGTATCTTGAAATCGGTGTATGTGACCCTACTCATTGTTTTGACAAAGTACAATGTGAACACAAAGAGGGTGTAGACCCTGGCGTTGAGTTCGAAGAAAATCCTGTTGACCATACGATGACATCTGATGAGTTTTTTAGATTCATGGATGATAGAAGACCTAATGATAGATTCGATGTTGTATTCATAGATGGGTTACACAAATCTTATCAGGTAAAAAAAGACATTCACAATTCTCTTAGATATCTAAATCCAAATGGTTACATATTATTACACGATTGTAATCCACCAAATTCTTTTATGGCAAGAGAAGACTACTTGGTGGATGGTGAATATAGAGAATGGAATGGTACGGTATGGAAAGCAATCTATGAGTTAAGAACAAGTAGAACAGATTTAAAGGTTTGCGTAGTAGATACTGATTGGGGTATTGGTATTGTTCAAAATAATTTCTTTATGGATACACCACTCGTACAAAGACACAATCCATTTTATGAGTTTAATATCATGGATGCAAATCGAGAAGAAGACTTAGGTTTAATTCAAGTCGAAGAACTTGACAATTGGTTGTACGAATGATATATTGGTTCTATGGTCAGCCCGGCGCAGGTAAGACAACAATAGCAAAACTTTTAAAAGAACACTTCGAGTATAAGACCATTGGTAACCCTGTAATACATATCGATGGTGATTTTATGAGAGAGGTATTTAGTAATACTGATTATAGTGAAGAGGGTCGTAAGAACAATATGAGAAAGGTTACTACTATTGCCAGATTCCTTCACCATAAAAACTTTCATGTAGTCATATCAGTTGTTGGTCCATACAAAGATGTACGAGATGAACTATTAGATTTAAACCCTAAAATGTTTTACTTATTTACACAAGAAGTTAGAGGACGAGAACACTACCATACAGACGCAATGGAAATAGGTACAGATGATATATGGTTATGTACCGATGATAAACTACCAATACAAACATTAAATGAAGTACTCACTATTCATAGGTAGATGGCAACCTTGGCATAAAGGACACCGATGGTTAATCGACCAACGATTAAACGAAGGTAAGAATGTTTGTGTTGCTATTCGTGATGTTGAACCGAATGAGAACCAACCATATACACCACAAGAAGTATACGAGAATCTACATATAGAACTTCAAGACCTTATACATGATGGTAGAGTTAGAATAATAATAATACCTGATATTGAATCTGTAAACTATGGTCGGGGTGTTGGTTACGAGATAATAGAACACATCCCACCAGGCGATATTCACGATATATCTGCTACAAAAATTCGTCAAAATCTACGAGACGAAGGTAAACTATAATAGTTATTAACATATAGTGTTGAAAACTTTAACAAAATTTTAACATTTAAAGTTTGGCAATACCAACTTAATTCACTATCTTTACATAGTAAAGAAAGAGATAAGGCATTATGGCTAAATCAGATAAAAATATCAAATTAGAGAAGGTAACCCTTACCTTTCAAGAGTGGAGAGATTCACTCAGGGTTCCAATGCCTCATAAAAGCAAGAAACACTATACTCGTAAAGAAAAACATAAAGGCAAAATTTAACAATTTCTTAACATTAGAAATTTGGCAATTAGACAAAAATGTCTTATCTTTATATTGTAAGATTAAAAAATGAGAATTATGCGAAATACAAACCACATGAATTATTCTTCCTTCTGGCTTGACAAGTCAATATGGGATACGGATAATGAACCTAACAAAATTGAGAAGAAGTCTAATGACTTAATGAAGTTGATGGCATACAAAAAGTCAATCAGTAACTTCGTTAGTATCGTTACAGGCCAACCTATTCCCGTTACCTTTAATGGTAGGGGTGATGATAGTTACACCGATGGTAAAGAGGTTGTTATATCAGCTAAAATGAATGACAAAGAATTCGACCCTGTGGTTGGGTTAGCACTTCACGAAGGTTCTCACATCAAACTTACTGACTTCGAAATGTTAAAAACTCTGATGGACAACAATGGTCTTCAAGGGTTTCCAAAATCTATGTTACCTTGGGTAAAAACTTTATCATCATATATTCAAATGGTTGAAGATGGTGATGAGTATTCTACCGCATGGTGGTCAAAAAGAAGAGACATTGTAAGTAAGTTAAAAGATTTACTTAACTATGTTGAGGACAGACGAATTGACAATTACATTTACAAATCAGCGCCTGGTTATAGAGGGTACTATGAGTCAATGTATAACAAGTACTTCCACTCTAATGTAGTGGACAAAGGTCTTAAGTCTTCAGAACATAGAGACGAGACTTGGGATTCTTATATGTTTAGATTGATTAACATCACTAACTCTAACAGAGACCTCAAAGCTCTTAAAGGATTGAAACAGATTTGGAATCTTCTTGACCTTAAAAATATTTCAAGACTAAGAACATCAAATGACGCACTCGAAGTGGCAGGTCAGATTTATATGATTATCCACGAAAATGTACAAGACGCTGAGTATGAATCTAAGTCATCTGAAAAAGAAATGGGTGGTGATGACAATGATACTAATGGTAAGTCTGAGATGTCTTCTGATGACAATCCAACTTCTGATGGTTCACCAATGGAAGGTAACGGAAGTGGTAAAGGTAAAGACTCTAAGGGTGATGATGGTAAGGATGATGGTTCTACCGAAGAAGGTAGTCCTCAACCAACTGGCCTCGGTAACAAGAATGGTGCTGGCGGTGACTACCAACCTTTGAATGATAAACAAAAGAAAATGTTAGATAACGCTATCGAGAAACAAAAGAAGTTCTTAGATGGTGATATCAAAAAAACTACAATCACTAAGGCTGACAAAAAGAAAATCGATGTTCTTGATAAAGCTGATATCGAAACTGAGGTTACAGGCAAAGGACTTGACCAAGGTTATTGGAGAAATCAATCTCAAGGTGTTCAGACCTATGTAATCAGAAATGTAAATCAATCATTGATTGACTCAGGTATGATTGGTCACTTAGGAAGTTGGAGAGTTGATTCAAACGATACGGCAGTTAGAAAAGGTATTACACTTGGAACTATCTTAGGTAAGAAACTTAAGACAAGAAACGAAGAGAGAATCGACAACACTCCAAGAATGAAGAGTGGTAAGTTAAATGGTAGAATGTTACACGAGATTGGTTTCGGTAACTTCCAAATCTTTGACCAAATCAATATCAATACGGCGACTCCTTGTTTAGTACACATCTCGATTGACGCAAGTTCTTCTATGGGTGGTGACAAGTGGTACAACACTCAAACGGCAGCCGTAGCGATTGCAAAGGCGGCATCGATGACCGACAATATGAATGTAGTGATTTCTTATAGAGGTATCTACTACAATAGTGGAAGTGGATGTCAACCTCTAATGATGATTGCATATGATTCAAGAAAAGATAAGTTTTCTAAAATTGTAAACTTGTTTAAATACATTTCACCAAGTGGAACTACTCCTGAAGGGTTGTGTTTTGAAGCGATTCTAAAAGAGTTGACCAATACAAAAAATGGCGTAGAAAGTTACCTAATCAATTTCTCAGATGGATGGCCTGGCTTTGACAACAAAGAAATTAGTTATGGTGGTGACTACGCAGTAAAACATACGGCTGACCAAGTTAAGAAAGTTAGAAACGCAGGTGTCGGTGTCCTATCTTACTTTATCTCTGATGGATACTATGGAAGTAGTAAGACTCAGTTTGAGGAAATGTACGGAAAGGACTCAGAGTTTATCAATGTTGATAACATGACTCAGTTAGCCAAAACATTAAATAAAAAGTTCGAGGTGAAAATTTAACAATTTCTTAACATTAGAAATTTGGAATTGTCAAATTAATGTCGTACTTTAGTAGAGTAATAAGTAATAAGAGTAATTAATAATTAAAAAGTAAAAATGATGAAAGCACAAAAATCAGTATTCGGAAAGATTGTTCAAGTAGATGGAAAGTTTCTATTTGAAGATTCGGCAGGAAAGCAGTTCTTGATTCCTGAGTTCAATGAAGAAGGTACTAACCTTTACAAAAGGGTAAGACAATCCTTCAAAAGACCCGACAAGTATGGGTTCAAAGTTAGAGTTAGTGGTAGACTAACTGATGGTAAGATTGACTTCACAAGAGTTCCGGCATCTAAGGTAGAAGAAAACCTTGAGCCAGTTGGTAACTTCACCGCTCCTAATGGCGGTCTTGTCGCTCTTGAGTATTCTAAACCTGAACCTGTCTCTGTCGCTACTGAAGCGATGACTTCTGATGTTCTTAGTTTCATTCACGAAAAGTCAGAAGGTCTAAAACCTAAGATGTTATTCATGCAGTCCCTAAAGTGGAAGTACTTAGTAAGAAACATTCTTAGAGGTAAAAACATTATGATGACTGGCCCTGCCGGTTGTGGTAAAACTATGGCGGCTAAAGCAGCGGCTAATTCACTCGAAGGTTACAACACCTTCATCATCAACCTTGGTTCTACTCAAGACCCAAGAACAACTCTGATTGGTAACACTCAGTTCGATTCCAAACAAGGTACGGTGTTCAACACTTCACCTTTTGTTAAGGCGATTCAAACACCAAATACTGTTATCATCCTTGATGAGTTGACGAGAGCTCACCCTGAGGCTCACAATATTCTAATGACGGTTCTTGACCAAGGTCAAAGATACTTGAGATTAGATGAAGCGGCTAACGCTCCTGTTGTCAAGGTCGCTGATGGTGTTTCGTTCATCGCATCGGCTAACATCGGTAATGAGTACACCGCTACAAGAGCTCTTGACAGAGCGATGTTAGACAGATTTACTGTTATCGAAATGGACACTCTAACTCACGAAGAGGAAACTCAACTTCTTCAAATGATGTATCCTTCGGTTGATGAAAACATTTTGTCTAATGTTGCTGAGATTACTTCAATGACAAGAGGTGACTTGATGTCTGAAAATCCAAAACTTAGTAACGCATTGTCTACGAGAACGGCAGTTGAGATTGGTTCTCTACTCTACGATGGTTTCGAATTAGGTGAAGCTGCTGAGATTACTATCTACCCAATGTTTGACCAAAGTGGTGGGGCTCAGTCTGAAAGAGTTTATATGAAACAATTCATCCAAAAGTTTTTGGGTGAGGTTCCAGAGAATGAAGATTTGTTTAATACTGATGAAGTAGAATCTCCTTACTAAGATATGGGATATAACAAATTTAGATGGTGGACAAATGGTAGGAAGAAAAAACTATCAGTAAAAAAATCCTTGATAGAAAGAATTAACAATGGTGATTTCGATTACTCTCATTATTACTCAGAGGCAGAGGCAGCAAGACAGCTGGCCTCTGCCATTTACGATGAGGTAATGGAAGGTTACTACAAGAATCCAAATTCAAATGACTATTGGGGATATGTGAATGAGGCTAGGCAAAAGTCTTATATGAAAAATGTCCGAGCAAATAAATTAGATGAAGAAGGTCATCGTGACGAAATAAAAACATTAGACCTTCTTAAAAAAGAATTAGAAAAAGAATTTGGATTTTGTCTTTGGAATAAGGTTATGAAGAGTAGACTAATGGACGCAGAACAAGTCTATGAGTTCTATCTCGTTGAAAGATTGAAGAGACAAAGTTTGGTAAATAAGTAAAATTTTTGTATATTTAAAGTTATGACTACAAAGTACGACCCTGAAAATCCACTTACGGATAAAGAACTTGACGAGATGGCTCAACATAATTTTGATTGGTTCTTAGAATATCTCGATTCAAAATCAGCATATCTAAAAACAAAGAGTCGACCTTTAAATTCACATGAATTAAAAAAGATAAGTTTCCTTGACGCGTCACTTAGAGGTGATACTATTGATAAAAAGAAATGGGATTCAATCAAGAAGATGGGAAAAGAAAACGAGAAACATTTTTGGGATAAAAAAAATAAAGATGGGATTTAATAAAGTACATTTACCAACCATAGAAGAACTTAAAAAGATGGTTGAAGATTGGGGCGCCGAGTCGGTGTTGAATAGATACAACGGACCGAAGGTGGATTGTCTAATAGGCAGTTCTGATTCAATGGAATATTTAGATAGTTTAGTAGAATTTAAAGATGAACAAGATGAGGTGGAGTGAATCAGAACTTAGAGAGTTTACCTCAACAATAGTCTCAGAACTTATGGAAGGTAACTTTGATATAAACGATTGGGATGTGTTCGCAGACTATATCAAACAAGGTTTAAAAACATCACAATCACAAGACTTTCTATCTGAGGTTATTGTGGACGCTTACCAATCATATCAAAGATACGAAACTGATATGGCGTTGTCTAATTTAGTAGACAAAGGATTGGTTAGTATGGTAGTCAATGAAGATGGTAAGTTAGCATACAAGACTACCGACAAAGGTAGAGATTTAGGAACATTAATTAAAAAAATGAAAAATGGCAAAATTAAATGAATTCCCAAGGGATGCTAAGTATTGGCAAGACCAAGGGGAGAACTATGGGTATGTAGTGATACCTGCAGGAAAGGTAGATATCGGTGAAGGACACTTCGTGAGTTTCTACCACACTATATATGAAGACGCTCATTCGGAAAATCCAAATGGGGAATATAAACTTGTTGATGAACAAGAATTAGATAATATGTTAAACAATTAAAATTAAATTATGAAGTATTACATCGCAAAAGTAAAAGTACATCACACAGATGACAAAGGTAAAGTAAAAAAGTTAACTGAACAATATGTTGTTAACGCAGTGTCTGTTACAGACGCAGAGGTGAAAGTTACAAAGGATTTCGAAGGTTCAGGAATTGAGTTCGAAGTTGGTTCTGTAATTGAGACAAAAATAATTAAGGTTATAAAGTAATGGTATTCGAAAAAGGAGATAGTGTTATATTAAAAGTAAACGGCCACTTTAGAGTTGGAATGGTGACGAAGCGAACTAAACTAAAACGAGGTTTGGTATATGAAGTACTCCTTGAAAATGGTAAGAAGGTTGACAGATGTTCTGTAAATAAGGAATTGTCAACCTGCCATATTCATAAAGGTCTTACTAAGAATTTAAAAAACAAAGTAAATGGACAAAGTTCAGACGAGGAAGTTTAAGTCATTCCAAAGAAAGGTTAGGAAGAAGTATCCTAACGCAAAGGTTCAAATGAATTCAAGTGGTATGTTTTACATATCGAGTGGTATTGGTACTGTGGTGGGTGAAGAGTTATTTATCCCACCACAATCGAAGGTGTATGATGCATGGTATTGGGCAAGTAGGTCTTGTCAGATAGAGCAACATTTTAACAGAACACACCCACTTAAACAAGACATGAAATTCGATGAAAAAAAGTTTGATAGAATTTCTCGAAGAAATCGTAAGAAAAATTAACTTTATTAGTATTGAGAAAACTATTTATTGGTATATAACCAACAATTAGTTACTTATGAAAAAGTATAATAAAACCAAATTGAGGCTTGGTAATGTAAACCACTCATTTGGAGTTCCTCAAGAAAGACAGGAACGAAACGAAAAGAAGTACGGAAATATCTACAACACTTTAGATTTTCGTGTACACGAACAATTTGATTTCTCAAACCACCCACATGGAGCTACTAAGGTAGGTTACATTCAGATAGACAATAAGGAATTTGAAGTAACAATGGCCGAGTTAAATAAATTAGCCATGACTTGTTTTGAGGCAGTTGAGTTGTCTAAGAAAAAATATAGATTAGGATTATAAAATCTTTTATTAGTGAATGATAAAAATTTACCTTTCTGTTCAGACTCGATAATGGAGTCTCGTAGGCACGACAAGTATTACTTGAACTTCGCGTCATCCGACATATTTGATATGTTGGCAGATGATACGCTTGGTGAGAAGTCTGACCTTGAAACCTATGTCGCATCAGTTAGGGATGTTGTTGTCGCTAAAAAAGAACCCTACTACACAATCGCTAAGAACAAGATTCATTCTCTTATAGACTCAGAGCAGGCGCCTGATACTAACTATGTTGTTAATATGGGGGCAAAACTTAACCAGATGAAGGATAGGTTTACCAGCGAGTTTGTACAAACCATAATTGATATCTACATTGATTTTATAAAAGCAGATAATACGATTATCAATAAAGAAGGTTTAGAATATCTAAATAAATTGTGGAAAGACAAACCATGAGTCATACTTATAATAAAAGGAGTATCATGGAATGGGACGAGCCAGAATTTAATTACTTCATGAGTTTAGATGATATGACGAAAGTCTATTATATGCATGACTACCTTTATGGTGAACTTGAGGACGATGATTTCGAAGATGAGGATTTCGATGAACCTATGTTCGAATTCATTCCAGAGCCCGAAGACAAACCAAAAACTACAAAGGTTAGTGTTATACTTGATTTCGATTCTCTTTGGATAACTTGTGATAATGAAAAGATGATGAATGATACTATCCGAATGTTTCAAATGGATGGTTTAATGTTAGAACTTGAAGAGAGTTTCGAGGACACAAGAAAGTATCGTGTCATAAAACAAGGACCAGCTATATCCTTAAACTGACACTTTGTCATACTATAACCTTACAAAACTAACATTTTGTCATACAAATCCATTTGGTACACAATTGGTACTATAATAATCAAAGAAATTAATGTTTAATTAAAAAAAGGTTATTATGACAAATTTATTTTATAGCAATTTTGATACTGTTATGGATTCAATGTTAAATTGGGACACCGATGCAAAAAGTATTTCAACACCAACATCTTGGGTTAAGGATGATGTTTTGAAAATTGAGTTGGAAGTTCCTGGACTATCAAACAAAGATGTTGATGTGAAAACTGAAGACCGATATCTTTTAATCAAAGCTGAAAAGGATAATCGTAAACTTGAAAGAAAGTATAAGATTCACGAGTCTTTCGACTTAGGTTCTACATCAGCCGTTTGTAAGGATGGTCTTCTTAATATTGAGATTCCAAAGTATGAGGATAGGAAAGCAAAGAATATTACAGTAAAAGTTAAGTAGTTTAGATGTCAGCATATTCGTGGTTTAGATATAAGAAGTTACAACATAATGATACGCTATATTTAATCATTCGAAAAATCCATGAAGAAAGAAGACCGATTGTGGAAACATGGAAAGAATATCTAAACTGCGATATGGTACTCAGAGGAAGTGATGGTTACTTCTATTTTCTCCAAGAAGTTACAGATGTAGAGTACGATGAGATTTAACAATTTCTTAACATAGGGGGCTTGCCAGAGTCCCCTTTTTTTATTATCTTTACTATGTAAAGTTTAATAGTATGAAGAACATAGTAATTTTTGATTTAGATGGTACTCTCGCTCTTATCGATGATAGAAGAAAGATATCTACTAAACCAAATGGTAAGTTAGATTGGGACAAATTCTTTGACCCTAAAAATATTAGTTTGGATAAACCTAATATACCTGTTATAAAGATGGCACAGATGTTGGCGTCTACTGACCACAAGGTTATTATCTTTAGTGGTAGAAGTAAAGGTACTATTCACACTACCAAGTCGTGGTTAAACAAACACAAAGTTCCTTGGAGCAGATTGTTTATGAGACCTTTGAAGGATTTTACTCCCGATGATATCTTAAAACAAGATTGGTTAAATGATATTGGTAAAGACAATGTTCTCTGTACATTCGATGATAGAAACAAAGTTGTTGATATGTGGAGAGCGAATGGTATTACTTGTTTTCAAGTTGCGGATGGTAACTTTTAAATTTGGAATTGTAAAATAATTTTCGTATATTGTATAATAATTAAATAATAAAAAATGACAAACTTAGGTTACGCGTGTATCAATATGACACTACGCAAAAACAAGATTACTACAAATCGTAGTATGATTAAACGAACATTCCTTAAGGAAGGAATCACAAGGTCATCAGACCTCGCATTACAAAACACAAGAGACCTTATTGAGATTATCAAGTGGAATCATCAGAACGGATTCAATCTATTCCGTATGACCTCTGATTTAGTTCCTTGGGCTAGTGAGTTCAAGTTATCAGATATGCCTGATTATCGTAAGATATCTACACTCCTCAAGGGAGCAGGTAATCTGGCAGAAAAGTATGGTCAACGAATCACATCTCATCCTGGCCCATTCAATGTTCTTGTATCACCAAATGAACGAGTAGTAAACAATACTCTTAGAGACTTAACTATTCATGGTGAGATATTTGACTTGATGGGATTGTCTCGTACTCCTTACAACAAAATCAATATTCATTGTAATGGTGTGTATGGTGATAAGATGTCCGCTATGGATAGGTTCTGTAAAAACTTTGAGAAGTTGCCTGAATCTGTTCAGACACGACTTACTGTTGAGAATGATGACAAGGCAAGTATGTATTCTGTCAAGGACTTAATGTATATACACGAAAGGACTGGCATTCCAATTGTCTTTGATTATCACCACCATACATTCAATACAGGTGGGTTATCAGAACAAGAAGCATTGGAGTTGGCGATGTCCACTTGGGGTGATATCAAACCAGTTGTTCATTACTCTGAGTCAAAAACACTTGAGGATGAGACTGCACGAGCACAGGCACATTCAGATTATTTGTACTCTGAAATCAAAACTTATGGTCATGACCTTGATATTGTGGTTGAAGCTAAGGCAAAAGAACTGACTGTTCTAAATTATCTTTCCAATTTTAGTAGACACTAAAGGGCACAACTATGGGGAAAGCTTGTTTTTATTTGTTTTATTATTTTTACTTTTGATATTTATAGAGTACTTAAGTACGGGTGAAGCTTAGCGACTTAGCGACTTTGTCTTATATAAGTACAATTTTAAAAGTTAGTAAAACCAATTTTTAGGAAAAAAAATGAAAAAACTTTTCAACAGGTCAAATGGGTTCGTCCTATTAATGATTATCAGTACCTTCTCAGTAGCAGGTTCTGCAGCTTACTATTCAGTATTTGGATTGAGTTCTTTGTTCGCAGGAGCCAGGTTTGAGGTTATTATTATGGCAGCTGCATTAGAAGTAGCAAAACTTGTGACCGCATCATACCTACATAATAATTGGAGTAAAGCAGGATGGATGAAGTGGTATCTAACTCTTGCAGTTGGTATACTGATGGTGATTACATCATTAGGTATCTACGGATTCTTAACATCGGCATATCAAACAACCGCAGACCAATTGGGAATTGTAGAAAAACAAGTTAAAGTAATTGAGTTAAAGAGAGACCGATTCCAAGAACAACTTGATTATTACAATATAGAAAAAAGTAATTTAACAAAATCTATCCTTGATTTGAGGAATGGTATCTCTAATAACAGAATACAATATACAGATACATTGGGTAGAATTATTACAACACAATCTTCCTCAACTCGAAAGTTGTTAACGAAAGAATTAAATACCGCGGTAGAAACAAGGGCAGGTATAAATGTGAAACTTGAACAATTAACTGACTCAATTACAAAACTTGAATTACAAGTATTAGATATTGAATCAAATAACGAAGTGGCGGCTGAGATAGGTCCACTTAGATATATGGCAGAGTTAACTAAGAAACCAATGAATGTAATTGTTAATTGGTTTACATTATTAATAGTATTTGTTTTTGACCCATTAGCAATCGCTATGGTAATTGCATTAAATAAATTATTAGGAAGAAAAGATGACAACGGCACAGACAATATTATACATGATGGGAATGGTGGGGTTACCCCTGATAGTGATTATCACGAACCCATTGTTGAAGAAGATGAGGAAGAACCATCAGAACCTCAGCAAGAAGAAGTACAAGAAGTTTTGGAAGAAAGTCAACCAGAAAATCAAGTAAGAACTTTTGATGATAATGAGCAAGTTAGATTTGTACCAAACGAAGATGCAAAAGAACTATATGGTGAGAATGTACCACCTGTAATTAAAAAAATACCTTCTGCAAATATAACTAAGGGTACTACGAAGACCGCTGCATGGAGAAATCTTTAAATAACATCAATAAGATTTGGTAATTACAAATAAATGTTGTATATTAGTATAAATTATAATTAAACCTATGGACGAATTATACGGAAATGAGACAACTACAAGTCAAGACGAACTTGAAGTTAGATATGATAAAGAGTTAACTGAGGCTGAAAGAAAACAAGCATCAGCACCAGACAAAGACCCTGATAGAAAACACTTCAGACATTTTGATTATGGAATAGACACTCAAGATAATGTTATTATTATAGAAGGTGAAATCCAATCTGGTATGACATTTGATGTTATATCAAAATCAAGATTACTAAACAAACTTAATGGTGGCGATGTTAAGACATTCAATATCTTATTGAATACACCAGGCGGTGATGTGATTGAAACTCTTGGGTTAATTGACTTTATGAGGTCTCAGAAAAAACAAGGTATCAAATACAATATCATTGTTAGGGGAGCTGCGATGTCCGCAGGAGCATTATTACTGGCGTGTGGTACGGGTACTCGTATGGCATCCAAACACTCAAAGATTATGGTACACCAATTGTCTACTGTTGTAGTAGGTAAATTAAGTGATGTAAAATCAAATGCTAAATTTAGTGAAGAATTAGAAAGTGATTGTAATCAACTTATGGATGAGTGTACAAAGAAAGATAAAGAGCATTGGGAAAGTATATCGTCCAATGATTACTTTATATCTTCAGAACAAGCATTAGAACTTGGAATAATAGATAAAATAATATAAAATGACAAACTTTTTTACTGCAGAAGAATTAGTAAGTAATTACGAAAAATTTAGAAAATTAATCAACCAAACATTTACAGGTGAGAGATTAGAATCACTAAACAAAATGTATGACCATTTTGAAGAGAGAATAATTTATACACCTGCATCATCAGTTGAACATTATCATAATGCATTTCCTGGTGGATACATTGACCATGTACTTAGAGTTACAAGAAACGCACTTAGTATATATGACCTACAAGAAAAGTGGGGTCTTGATTTAGAAGGACTCAGTAAAGAGTCTCTTATATTTACGGCGTTACATCACGACTTAGGTAAACTTGGTTCGGTTGAAGAAGACCACTATATTAAAAACGACTCCGAGTGGCATGTTAAAAACCAAGGTAAGATTTACAAAACAAATCCAAACCTAAATTATATGGACCATAGTCTTAGAAGTTTTTATCTTCTAAACTATTTTGGAGTTAAGTGTAGTGAAGAGGAGTGGATAGGAATACAACTTACAGATGGGTTGTATGACGAGTCTAATAAAAAGTATTATATTACTTTCAATAAAGACCAAACCCTTAAAACACCTCTACCTCATATCATGCATCAAGCAGATATCAATGCAGCTAGATATGAGTATGAAAGATGGCAAAAAGAGATGGCACCAGTAAAGTCAACTCGTAATCCAAACGGAAGACCATCTACAAAAGGGAAATTATCAGATACATTTAATACCTCAAAGACATCGACTGAGGATACTAAAAAAGTATTTGATGCATTTAAAGATATCGTAGAAGATTAAAATTATGGTACAAACAATTATTATATTGTCTTTAACAACAATAGTATTTGCATTCACTACTTGGAATTTACTGAGAAAGAATGAAGCTGCTGAAGAAATTGTTGAAGAACAGGAAAAATTTATATCTGACTTTGCAAAGGAAATAGATGACTCAATGCAAAAGATGAAGGACTTAGATACTAAAGGAGCATTTGAAAATGATGATGAAACTGGATTTGTATTTAAGCAGTTATATACAATCATAGAAAAACTTGAAAATTATTATGCCGAGGAAACGAAGGAAAAGGAGTAAAAGGTATTTCACGAAGATTACTGAAATAGCTATTAACGCATACAACAATTCAGACGACTATAAGATGAAGAATAAAATCTACAATAGATTTATTCACTATCCATTTGACAAGTTAGCTGAAAATGTTATTCACACATATAAGACATATTATTTCGATGTCCCATATGATGATGTCAAAGCTAATGTTGTTGCGTTCCTAAACCAAAAGATTCATAAATTTAATGGAGCTAATGGTAGGGCGTTTTCTTATTTTACTGTGGTAGCAAGAAACTATTTATTCAATGAGAATAATCAGAACTATCAAAGAATGAAACAAAAGACCGAAGTAAAGTATATTGATAGTTCAAGAAATATAGGTAACGAAGTTTACGATAAGGAGTTAAAAGAATCAATAGCAGACTTTTTTGATTTCTATGTTAGATATGTTGACGCAAATCTATACAAGTTGTTTTCTAAAGATAGAGAACAAAAAATAGCAGACTCAGTTACAGAACTATTTAGAACAAGACATGATTTATATTCTTACAACAAAAAGGCTCTTTACATACTTATTAGAGAGAGAACTGGTGTTCAAACCCAATATATTACAAAAGTAATTGGTAAATTAAAAAATGTATATAAAGAGTTGTACATCGATTTTGTATCAAAAGGACACTTAGAAATAAATCATAGAATCGAGGAATTCAATGACCAAAGACGATGAAATTTTTAAAGGTAAATCTTTTTCAGATGTAATGGCTGACATTTATTCTAATCAGAAAAAGAAAGACCGACAAATAAAACTACTGATTGCACAACTTGAACCAATGGTCAAGAATCTAAATGATGCCTCAGTAGTTGTTCCTTTAATAAAGGAATATCTCGACATATCCGTTAGGAACGATGACGCATTAATAAAACTTGCAGCAATTGTTCAACGAATGATGAAAGATAATAACACCGATGGTGGAAACTATATGTTGTCTGATGAAGAGAAAAGACAATTGATGGACGCCATAGATGAGGTTGAAAAAGACCTACCTAAAGAAGAAGCAGGAGAAGTATAATGGCCACAGGTCTCGTTACAGAAGTAAAACTACAAGACTCTGATTCCGATTTACTTTACTCAATTAAGGTTGAAGTAAATATGGCATCAGGTAGAACTAAGGTTGAAAAAATTGCATGGCCGTTGGATACCAACATAAAAAGAGTACCCGTTGCAGGGGAAATGGTATACCTTATTAATGAAAGAGGTCCTGATTCCAACGCACTATCAAGTAGAACACGAATGTATTATGTAACTCCGTTGTCATTACAAAGGAATACAAATCATAACGCATTACCATCAGGATATACAACACTTGAAGGTGATGGAGCTGACTCGGGTGGATATGCAGAAGCATCTGCAGGTAATCCACAAGCAAGTTCTACTAAACCTTTTCAATTTGATTTTGGATTTGAAGAGGTGGGTGGTGTATCCGCACTACAACCATTTAGTGGTGATGTGATAGTTGAAGGAAGGTTTGGACAATCAATCAGACTTGGATATACTCCAGCTGGTGCTAAGACAACTGAAAAACCAAGTTGGAAAGGTGACTCTACATCACCAATTACAATACTAAGAAATACTCAAAATTCAAGTGGTTGGAATAAGTTTGTTATAGAGGAAGTTGATGAGGATGATACTTCATTATATATGACATCCAAACAAACTATATCCTTAAGTCAAGCACATCCATTTTCTTTAGGAGTAACACCTGCTAACCTATGGGGTGACCCACAATTTATGGTTAACTCTGACCGAGTATTATTAAATGCTAAAAAGGATAGAGTTATATTGGCAGGAACAGAAGATGTGAATATATCAACACCAGCATGGAAAGCTGCGATGGATAATATGTTTACACAAATAGACGAAATTAAAAACGAACTCGATGCGTTAAATAATGCGGTTAGTGGATTTGCTTCAAATGGAGCTATTCCAAACATTAGTACAACACCTAACAAATATGTAGGAGTAAACGCCCCACTTGCTTCCGCAGGTGGTGCATTGAAAGGACAATGTACTGGAATCAAAGCAAGAATCGCTAAAATAACGACAGAGTTAAATTTAATGAAAAATTAATTAAAATAAAACTATTTATTATTATGGACACTAATAAATTTGTAAAAGCAATACGATTGTTAATAAAAGAAGAAGTAAAGAAGCAGGTGGCAAAAGAGAAACTTGCCATTCGTGAATCTATTATTCAAGAAATGAGTACACCACAACCAACAAAAAAGGTTAAGAAGCCAAATGTTAAATTTAAGGGTGGGAAATTCTCAGACCTATTAAATGAAACAGTTGACCATTGGCCAACAATGGGTGGTGGAACTATGACTGCAAATAATGCACAAGGAATGGATAGAGCAACTATGTCATCTATGATGGGACTCAGTAGTTCACCAACACCACAATCAATGATACCAACAAAAGATTCTGATGGTAGAGCGGTTGATGTAAACGCAGTGATGAGTTCTGGTGTAGGAAACGCATTAACAAAAGATTATTCAGGTTTAATGAAAGCAATAAACAAGAAGAAGGGTAGAGTATAATGGCTACAAGACCTACGAAAAAAATAAATCCATTAGATTTAAAAAAGAATACTGCAATTGGGATTCCATTCCCATTGGGTGGTGCTCCAATATTTCGTAGTACGATGACAACAGAAGAACAGGCATTATCGAATCTTAAAAACTTATTACTTACAAGAAAGGGTGAGAGACCCTTTCAGCCTTTGTTTGGAACAGACTTACCTTCATTTCTTTTTGAAAATATAACAGACGAATTAATCGAAAGATTAAAAGGTGGACTTGAAAAAGATATTAAGTTTTGGTTACCTTACATTAAAATGAGAGAAATTAGAGTTGATACTGAAGCAGATAATAACAGAGTAAACTTTTCATTTTCATTTTCAGTAGGAGAAACTGGAGCAAACAAGATAATTATAGTAGGGATAGATGAACAAGGTGGTCTATCAATAGCATAGGGTAATACAACATGGCAGATAAAATTAAAAAAGATGTTAAGTTAATAGGAAGAGAGTTTGGTTCTATAAGACAGAATCTTGTAGACTTTACAAAAACTTATTTCCCTCAAACTTTTAACGACTTTAACGAGTCCTCTCCAGGTATGATGATGTTGGAACTATCTTCATATGTTGGGGATGTACTTTCATATTATACTGATGTTCAACTTAGAGAATCTATATTAGAACAAGCACAAGAAAAGAAAAACATATTTGCAATATCACAGGCGTATGGATACAAACCAAAATTAAATGTACCCGCAACAACAAATATGGCAGTATTCCAATTAGTACCAGCAATTGGTAGTGGTGCAAATGTAAGACCAGATTTTAGATACGCATTAAATATAAAAGAAGGTGCAAAAATAATCGCAGAATCAAATGGTGATATCGAGTTTAGTACAAATCAAAAAATTAGATTTAATTACTCATCATCGTTTGACCCAACTGAAATATCAGTATACCAAGTAGATGATAGTACAAACTTACCTGTAAAATATCTTTTAAAGAAATATGTACAGGCAACAAGTGGTAAAGAAAAGACTCAGACTTTTACATTTGATTCACCAAAGATTTATGACAAGATAAAACTTCAAGATGAGGATGGGTTAATTGATGTAATCAAAATAACAGACGATGATGGTGAAACTTGGACTAAGGTAGATTACCTTGGCCAAGATACTGTATTTACAGAAAGTCCAAATACGGCAGACTACTCATTAACATATTCTGCATTTAGTAATGATACACCCGCTTTACTAAAACTAAAAAGAGTTCCTAAAAGATATATAACTCGTATAAGTGATGAGGGTGAAATCATAGTTCAGTTTGGTGCAGGCGTATCTGCAAACGCAGATGAAGAGTTACTTCCTAATCCAGACAATGTGGGTTCTGCATTATATAACGCAAATGGAAATCTAAATCAAGGATTAGACCCATCAAACTTTTTATATAGTAAAACATATGGAATCGCTCCTGCAAATCAAGAACTAACAGTAACTTACAGAGTTGGTCTTGGTGTAATTGATAATGTAATCGCAGGTGACCTAAACCAAGTAGCCGAGGTTGAAATAGAAACAACAGGCATAGGATTAGATTCGGCGTTGTTTAACGAAATCAAACAATCCATCGCAGTAATAAATGAGAGACCTGCGGTTGGTGGTAAGTTTGAAGAAGAGATTGAAGAGGTAAGAGAAAACGCAAAAGCTTATTTTAGTGCACAGAATAGAAATGTGACACGAGAAGATTACTTAGTAAGAGCATACGCATTACCACCACAATTCGGTTCAATAGCAAAAGCATTTGTTGCTCCTGATTTTCAAATCAAGACACCACTTGATGATGGTCCGTTAACAAACGAAAGTGTTTTAAATCCATTAGCTATAAACTTTTATTGTTTAGGATATGACGCAAACAAAAAGTTAACAGTTTTAAATCCGGCAACTAAACAAAATTTAAGAAATTATTTATCGTATTATAGAATATTAACTGACGCAATCAATATTAAAGATGGTTACATTGTAAATGTAGGTATTGATTTTGAAATCGTAGTTAAACCTAACTTTAATTCTAATGATGTACTTTTAAAATGTATTCAAAAGATAAAGGACTATTTTACAATTAATAAAAGAAGTATTAATCAACCGATATTATTATCTGATATATATGTAATGTTAGATGAAGTGGATGGGGTACAAAGTGTGGTACGACCTGATAAAGATGGTCTTGGTGGTTTACAAGTCATTAACAAGTATGGTGGAAGTTATTCCAACAAACGATATGATATTGTAACCGCAACAAGAAAGGGAGTTGTATATCCACCTAAAGACCCATCTATATTTGAGATAAAATTCCCAGAACAAGATATTAGAGGAAAAGTAGTACCACTATTTTAAAGGGTTAAAATATGATTTATAGAATATACGCAAATAAAGATACTACAATTTACGAAGATTCAAATCGTAAGGACCAGAATACAGGTAAAGACCAAATTCTTGAGGTCAATAAATTGTATGACCCATCTAATACTAACTTGTTAGGAAATAGTAGGGCATTGGTTCAATTCGACTTAGCTGAAATCTCAAGTTCAGTTTCAGATGGAACAATAACATCACCTGAATATAGATTACGATTAGAGAATGTTGAAAGTGCAGACTTACAAGAAGATTTCGAATTGTTTGTTTATCCAATCAAACAAGCATGGGTAGAGGGATTAGGGCAAGAAGCAGATACACCACATCACGAAGAGGGATGTTCGTGGGTTGAACCTAATACAGGTCAAACTTGGGATGTAACAGGTGCATTGGTTGGTGAGATAAAAGATTCAAGTTTAATAAACTCATTAATATCCTCAATAGACTTTGTATCAGGTCTTGGTGGGTTTGAGTTAGTAGATAAAATTAATGGACAAAATGGTGATGAACCATTGTTATTTGTTTCAGGTGGTAAGATGGCAATGTCGGCATCTGAGTTTAGTGGTGGTACGGCAAACTTATCAGCGTCATTAGATGCAGGGCAAATATACAAAGTAGAATTTGATTTCAACAGAGAGTCCTTATCAGGCGTTGACTTCAATGTAGTAAACCCTTCAGGGGATTTATTAAATAACGAGATTGCAGGATTCCAAGAATCACTAATATCAACCGCAACATATAAAATGGCATTTACGGCAAGTGCTTCTGGACTTCATAAATTACAATTTTCTTTCTTTGACCAAAATGGTTCGGATGGGTCAGCAGGTTCAATTGACAATTTCTTATTCTTTAAAGATGAACCTTCATCAACATTGGTAAATGACCAGTTCTCTGTAAATGTAAGTGGATTACCATCTACATATTTTATAAATGAGGGAATAGATAACACACAAGGAATTACAGGGTCAGCCTTTATAGCTAACGATATTTTAAATATAAGTGCATCCAACAATGGTGGGGCAACTTTAAATAGAAAGTTTTCATTACAAGAAGGTAGAAACTATACTGCCAGTTTTTCAATAGACACAGGAAGTTTTCCAAGAGTAAATGCAGAAGGCCAATCATTGGGTGTTGAGTTTACAATACAAACACCAACAGGTAGATTAGTTGATGTTAACGATTTTGATAATGCAATAAGATATATTACATCAAGTTTTACACCAACAGTAAAATTCCAAGCAAGAGAATCAGGACAACATTTATTTAGATGGTCATACTTTGCAAGTGGAAGTTCAATACAATCAAGTGCATCTATTGACAACTTTAAAATATTATCAACAGACCATGACCTAACAGGGTCAGCATTCCATGATACATTATGGGAAGCATCGTTTGCTAAAACAAGTGGTGGTGGAACATGGTTCACATCATCTTATAGTGCAGGCACACATTACAAACAAGTGTTTACAAAATCAACTGACAATTTGGATGTGCCAGTTACAGAGTATGTAAACGAAATGATTAATGGTACAAGGGTTAACAACGGACTTATTATTAAAAAGTCTAACAATGATGAAGCATCAGATAAAAAATTCGGTTCAATAAAGTTCTTTTCATCTGATACTCATACAATCTATCCACCTGTATTAGAAGCAAGGTGGGATGATTCTACATTTGTAACAGGGTCTCTAAACGCACTAACAGGCGATGACCTTATATTATATGTGAAGAATCTTTCAACAGAATATAAAGAAAGTTCTAAAGCTAAGATTAGAGTATTTGGTAGAGACCGATATCCAACAAGGACATTTGAATCGTCACCTTTAAAGACGATAAAATATTTACCAACTACATCATATTACTCAGTAGTAGATTCCCAAACCGAACAAGTTATCATTCCATTCGATACAAACTACACAAAGTTAAGTTGTGACGCAAGTGGTAACTATTTCAATTTTTGGTTTAACGGATTACAACCTGAACGATTTTATAAATTCTGTTTTAGGGTTGACCAAGGAAGTGACATAAAATATTACGATGACAACTTTTACTTTAAGGTAGTACGATAATGAGTGTACAAGGAATAAGAGATATAAACAGAAATGTCAGAGGACAGATAGTATCGTACCCCATTCAACAACAGGGGGAACAATATGGTAATATCTACTTTGTTGATAAAGATGATGGTTCAAAAACAAAAGTAGCCAGATATCAACAATCAGATGTTACTAATAATCTTGACATTGAAATAAAAGAATTAAGTTTTCCAGAAAGAGGAATTGTTCCAAATCAATCAGTTCAACAAAGAGCTAGGATGGGAGCACGATTGGGTTCTATGTATTTATCAGGACCTTTTACTGAAATCCAAGGTCAGCAGGGAATTCCTTGGCCACCGATTGCTCAATTAGATGATGGTACACGAGTTCCAAATGGATATGGTTTCCCACCCGATGCATTCCCTACACAAGTCAATGATTTTATAGGAACATCGACAGGTCAAACAACTGGTGGTAACTCTTCAGGAGGTGGTGGTACAAGTGGTGGTGGAGTCGTAACCGATGACCCATTCTCCGCAGGTTCGCCAGCTGGAGCAGGAAGTGGAAATCAAACAACATACAACCCTAACAACCCATATTATAATGGTATGTTTGGTGGTGGTGGATACTTAGATTCATAGGAAAAAATATGTTTTATTTTAAAATAGGAAATATCGAAACTACAACACCATGGGAAAGACCAAGGTACGATAAGTTTAAAGGGTGGTGGAACAACTTTAACAAAGAAGTTGATTTATCAGACTATAAAGTTTATTTGGTTGGTGCATTTGCAGAAAATGTTTATGGTGCAAATATTCCAACTATGGATGTAGATATTGTTTTACGAAATGAAATAAAAAATCATCAATACTTAAAACATATTTTAGATACGGCTATGATTTTAGGATTCCAAAGAAATATGTTTATTGATATTAAATGGTCAAATGAGGCATTATGGCAAGACCACTTAGGTCTTAGAAACAAATGTGAACGACCATCTAAAGCAAGAAACAAGTTTAAAAGAGTTAAGAATCATAAACGAAGTTTAAAAACATTTAACGGGGTTACTCTACAAGAAAGAATGTTGCCTGATAGTTTAAATGTAACTGAATTGACAACGGGTCTATACGAAATAGAAGGGTACGATTACTATACAACTTCTAAAGTAAAGAAACGAATGAGAGAAAATATTTATAATGGTAAGTTTTTGGATTTAAAGAATGGCATTAGATAGATTTTATAATCAAGAAGAGGTTTTATCAAGACAACCAGTTTATGGTCAAGTTTTTGATAATGGTGACCAAGCAATACTTGATGGTGGTCAAATCAGAGTGCCTCTTAGAGATGCTGACATTGTTGGTGTTCCAGGAGTATCAACTCCCATAGTTGAAAAACACTTCTACGCAGGTGCAACTCTTGTCGCAAGTACAAATGGAAATATCCAAAAAATTGGTGATGAACAAAATGGTTATACTGTATATGTAAAACCAGAGTCAGATATTAGAGCCGCAGGGTTCAATCAAGGAACATACAACATAGTTTATAATTTCCTTCACAACCTATCAAACCTAAAGATTGTAGAAATATCAGGAGACAGAAAAGAAATTAAAGTAATTGGTTCTCAAGGATTTATTCAAGATGGTCTTTCTGCATTTGCATCATTGTATAGAAAAAATCAACAAATACAAGCAAACTCATTTACAGACCCAAGTACAACTTACACACCATTGATGCTTAATCTTGGTGAGAATAATTTAATACCAATTATCAACGCCGCATTTGATGGTACAATTGTCGGTGAAGTACAAGACTACTTACCGTATCCACCAGGTGATACGCAAGATAGTATTTGGTTTCCAGTTGAATCGGGTGGTATTGAAGCTTCATTGAATTTAGATGGTGAATCGGACTACAATACATTTACTGAAGTAATCGTAAGAAAGAAAACAGAACAAACCGCTCCTGTTACAGGCAACTGGCATTTTGAGGTTACTGGTAGATTTGATGAATTTAAACTTAAACAAAACCCCGACACTACTTTAAGTTGGGTACGAAAGTTTTCTTTAGGAAGTGTATCAACATCAGGGTCGTTACCATTAGATGTTACTGAAAATGGTATTAGAGAGTCAGTAGAGTTGGCAGGTGTTTGGAACAACGGAAGTCCAGGTGGTGGAGTTGGTGTACCATTAAGTGCTCCAAGTTTTTGGAGTATGCAGTACAAAAGACTCGACATGACGGTAACTTCAGTTGACACCGCTATATTAAAACTTTATAGTCCACTGCCAGATGAAATAAATGTAAATGATACAATTGGAACATCTGCACAACTACAAAAATCTTACATAGAACGAGTTATAGTATTTAACGAATTAGGTGAAGACAATACTGAGTTTTTCTCAGACCCAAACTTTAATATAGATTTAGGTGATGGTAGTGGTGCAAGTAGTGACTACGAAACATGGAGTAGTTTATTAGACTCTGGCGCACCTACACAACAAAAAATAATAGATAGATATTTTAGTGGTTCTCTTGGAAATGTAAAATTAAATATAGATTATTCTGATTTTAAAAACTTTGTAAACTTCTCATCAGCAGAAGAACGAGTTAGAAACTTTTATTATAAGTTACAACAAGTTGAGGCATTTGATAGAAGAATTGGTGTATTAAATAATGTAAGTGGTTCTGAGGCATTAACAAACATATCTTCATCTAACAGAAGAAAATTAGAACTTATAGGTACATTTGATGACTTTGAGTATTGGTTGTATTACAATCATGAAGCACAGATTTATACTCACCACTCATCTTCAGCATTTACTATTAATCCATATCCAAAAGAAACAAGAAATCCAGATGTATTGTATCATAGTACATCGAGTCAAGGTACTTCGTGGTTAACTGAGACAATATCAAGTGCCTCTTTATATGACCACCAAAACCCAACAAAATTAAGAAGTGTTATTCCTGTAAATATAAATGATGATAAACTTAATGAAGAGTATCAAACATTTGTAGATATGTTGGGACAACATTTTGACATTTCTTGGAACTACATAAAATCATTGACAACAATCAATGAAAGAGAAGAACACCCAGCAGATGGTTTAGCAAATGACCTAATATCCATAATAGCAGAATCATTTGGTTGGAAACTATATAATGGATATGCAGATACAGGTTTATGGCAATATGAATTTGGTGTTGACCAAAATGGTACTCCACAACAATCAGGGTCGTTGTATTCTAAACCAACTAAAGAAATTGTACAAGAGACTTGGAGACGATTGTTAAATAACCTGCCAGGTATTTACAAGACAAAAGGTACGGCTCGTTCATTTAAAACATTAATATCATCATACGGAATACCAAGTTCATTCTTAAAGATTAGAGAATATGGTGGTCCAAGAATAGAATCTCAAAAGAACATTTATGAACACGACAGATATGTTTACAAATTACAATTAGATGGTAAAAATAGAAGTGAACATATTTGGGATACTATAAACAATATTAGACCAAAGACTATTGAGTATGTTGGTAAACTTCCAACAGATAATCATACGGTATTTAGATTAAATCAAAAAGATGGTGGTCAGATTGACTTACATTGGGATTACCAACGAGCAACAAAGAAAGCCAGAGTAAGACTAAGAGGTGGTTCACCAGTAATATCAGTAAGTTCAGATTACTTCCCGTATGTACAAGAGAGAGATGTTGTTATAGGATTTTCATCTGCATCGGGTGGATATCATTTAGGGGCTACATATGTAGATGACTTTGGTGATGTATTAGTTCACGCAACCGCATCAACAACTAATAATAATTGGAACTTTATTTGGAACTCAAGTGGTTCATCAGACAACAACAAACTGATGTCGCCTTACCTTGGAACAACCTCAACTGCAAGTATTCAAGAGATTAGATATTACAAAACAAAATTAGCATCTGAGGTTCTCGAAGGACATGCGGCAAATAGAGAAGCATATTATTCTGACGCCAACACAACTGATTTAGATTTAGATACATCGTATGAGAATGTTCTTTATAGAATATTCCCTGATAGTGTATTTAATAATGTTAGTGGGTCAATTCAATCAAGACACCCTAATCAACATTTCACATCTTCAGATAGAGGATTTATATTATCAGCGTCATATGAACATGGTCAGCCAGATAATCTTTCTGGTGAAGTTGATACATACTTTGTATCAATCCCATCAGCAGGCGCCTTAAACCTTAGTAATAATAAAGTAAGGGTAGAGTCATCATCATTACAAGGACCACTACAAAGAGATACATCAAATGAAGTAAGTCAATACGATAGAGCTCCAAATGATTCAAACTTATTAGGAACTTACTTTTCAACAACTGATACTGTAAACTTTGATATTTACGCATCAGAAGGATATTTTGAGATTGATGATTTAATTGGTGATACTGATGTTAGAAATATTGACGGGTATGATTTATTAGATTTTAGAGCAAGAAACTATTTCCAAAAATATAATAGAGGAACGGCTCTTAATATTATAATAGGAATGTTGTCAAGATATGATATGTCTGTCTTTGATAGTATGAGGCAACTTGTACCTGCGAGAGCAGATTGGCATAAAGGTATAATGATTGAACCTCATGTCTTTGAAAGAAACAATTACAAAAGACCTGATAATATTGATTACACACAACATCAATATGAGGCACCTGGAATTAGTGTACTGAATGTTGTATCAGGTTCTTATTTAACTTATACTTCAAGTATTGAACGAGACCCATTTAAACCATCAATATATAAGTTCACCGACATCGCATTATTTAATACGGCATCTGGTGCATACTTTACAGGTTCAAATGGTTATTGGGAATATTCACCAACGGGGTCAACAATCTTGAATTCAAGACCTTCGAGGTACGCATTAGAACCAAAGTATTTTTATTCTAATGATGTTAGTGCTTCATTGGGAATTAAATTCGCAAATTCGGCATCATACCATTTTTCACAAATTCAAGATGATAGATTAACAGGTAACTTAAAGAACTTATTTTTTGAAGGATGTAAAATATCAAGTGATTCATTGACAACTAAATCTCCTGATACTCCTGATAATTCACCTGTTGTTATAGTAACTCAAGTAGAATCAGATGTATTAGTATACAATACTGATGATGTAGTAAAAGGTGATGAAGTTAAAGGTGACTTGCCGGATACAATTAAAATTGCAGACCCAGAAACTTTAGTAAGTGTAAAACAACACATTCTCAGTAACAATAATAATGAGGTAAAGTCTAAAGGGAAAACAATTGTAGTAGAAAACAATATATTTAGAAGTTTGCCTGGTTTAGGTTTAGGTACAACAAACCCTGTTGTAAGAGCAAGACCAAGAGGTACGCAAACAACTACAACAACTACACCAAATGGTAGTGGAGTTCGTATTAACACAAATGCTGCTAACGATATGATAAACAGAAGTCGTGGCAGACAACAACGACCAAACCAACAAGGTGGGATTTTTAATGAAACCAATCCTAATTCAACAGGGGCTGCAAGTCCAAATACAACTTTAGGTGGGTTTATAAGAAACAATCGCCGAGGTGGTTAAAATAGATAAAATTAGAATCATATTAGAAAAATGATTTAAAAATAAAAAAAACTATATTTATATAAGTAAAAGAGGAAACAACTATGGGATTTTTAGATAATTCATCTGTAACAGTAGACGCAATACTTACCAAGAAGGGTAGAGAGCTATTAGCTGAAGGCAGAGACAAATTTGCAATAACACAATTTGCATTGGCTGACGATGAGGTTGATTACGACCTTTGGAATCCAGCACACTCATTAGGTAGTGATTTTTATGGTATCGTTATAGAGAATATGCCTGTGTTAGAGGCAATTACTGATGAATCATATCTAATGAAATATAAATTATTATCATTACCAAAGAGTACTATTAAGTTACCATTCTTAGAAACATCAATCTCATCGATTAATGTTGCTGAGGAAAGTATTCTTGTACCAATCAATGTGGTAACCAAAAATGGTGGTAATGAAAACTTAGGATATACTGCAATACTATTAAATAGTGATGTCGGTACTATCGCAGGATTAGGGGCAGTACCTGGTAGACAATCTGCAATTATTAATATTAACACTTACGCAACCGCAAAAGCAATTTCTGTAACAGGAACTGCATTTCAATTTCAACCAACTACAAACTTACCAATCAATCAAACAACTTCTACAAGAATTGTTATCATTGGTAATGAAACAGGTGGTAGAGCTGAGATTGATGTAACGGTAACGCCTAAAGTAACATCAAACGCATAGAGGAATAGATTATGGCAGTATTTAACAATTATGGTGGTAGTTACGGATTCGGAAATTCAGGAAACTTGGGTTTCGGCGGCATGGGAATTAACTTCAATGGTTATAATGGTGGATTAATTGAGGGTGGATTTGGTAACTACGGCATGGGTGGAGACCAACCTTATTATGGTAACCTCGGACTCGGCGGTCAAGTCTTCATGCAAAATGGAGGCGGCGGTGGCGGTGGTTCATCAGTATCTGTCGGTGTAACAAGTGGAAACACAGGTGGTGGTTCAGTAGTAGTTACAGACCCAGTTGTAGATATAGTAAGAGACGACAACCAAAATAACAACACACCAGTAATCGGAGCAGGTGCATACGACTTCGGTAGTGGTAAAGTATATACTGCATTTACAAATGAAGATATTGTAGAAGGCGGAACTAAAAGAGTAACACGAGGATTGTGGAGTGGTAATAGTGGTGAACTAACAGTATTCCATACATCGTCATTTCAATCAGCTACCCAAAAAGCATATTATTATGAAATCTATAATGGCGACCCGACTGTATCAACAAACGAACCTCAGTTCTCAATCTCATATGGTCACTACGCTGGTAGTGGGTCAGCAGGAACGAATGAAGATTCACCTTCATCAGCGATTTACTCACAACTACAACAAGTCTTATTACCATCTTCTCAAAAGTTCTTTAGATTTAATGACACGAACCAAAACGATGTCTACGCAATCGCAATAAACAGAGCAAGATTAAAAGATAGACTTGACCCTGGAAATTGGGAACTATGTATCTCAGGTTCTGGCGGAAACGATATGTTAAGGTTAATTGACGATAGTGGTGATAGAGACCAATCAGGTAACGCAAGACAAACTAAATACAATATTGTAAGTGGTTCATTATTAAACGGAATCCAAAACTCATCAAGAGTATTCGGTGAAGTTTATCCACAACATGGTATCATTGTATTAAGTGCAGCATTACTCGACACATCAGCATCTTTAGGAACAGTTAGAACACAAGCAGATAATCAAAACCACAATAGATTGTTTACGGCAATTAGTGGAGCTGCGGCTGCAGATGCTGCAAACGGATTCCAAGCAAGAAATGAAGAAGAGATAAAGTCTACATTTTATTTTGTTAGAGCTAAAAATGCAGAGTATAACTTTAGTAATAACCCAACATATATTTCAGGTTCAGAAGGTAAGTTAGCACAAACTACTTATATCGGTGACCCTAAAACTTATATCACAAGTGTTGGTTTATATAATAACGACAACTCGTTGTTGGCAATTGCTAAACTTTCTAAACCTCTATTGAAATCTTTCTCTAATGAAATTTTAATAAAAGTTAAATTAGATTTCTAATAAAGCGATGAAGTATGAGTCAAGTTTTCAAAAGGATATTCAACCAAGGGATAACCAAGTATCCCTATACGGCATATAAAAATTATGTGGTGACTGATACTAATCATTCATCATCTTTTGAAATATCTACATTTAGAGGAATATCACCAAATGGTATTCGAACAGAAGTTTCTGAATCTAAACATCAAGGCATACAATTTGATAGTGACTTACTTACTCAATCAAGAGCAGTAGTTCCTGTTATGAATAAGATTCCACAGAAAATTATGTGGAGTACAATTGACGCAAGTTGTTTTAAAGGTGGGCATGGTGGTCACTTGTTACATCCAACTGCATCTATTATATCAATACCTCAAAATAAATTTGGGTTGGGTATAAAGCCAGGTTCAGTAACAGTAACAGACCATTCTAAATTAGCCGCATCTTCTTCTTTATTTTTAAGTGAATCAAAACATACAAACGAGTGTGGTATCTTATACGATACGGTAATAGACAATACTAACTTTGTACCTAAAAAGAATTTAAAGTTTTACTTAGGATTTCAAGATGGTACATTTAATACATTTTACAAAAAGTCTAAAGACGATGGGCCTGATGGAAGAGATGTTTACATAAGTAAAGCAAAAGTTGTTCCTGGTATTACTACAACAGGAGAAGTTAGTTCAAGTGGGTATGGTGTACATATGACACAACAATCCCATTTATATACAACAATGGGAACTTCCCATTATACTTTCTTTACACCACAAAATGACTTTGGTATTTCTTTATGGGTAAAGTTACCGCCAAGCCAATCTTTTACAGATAATACTACTAATACTCTTATAAAGAAATCAAATCAAAAAGTAGACCCGTATTCAACTGCACCATCAATCACGAGACGATTAGATACTTCAACAGATGGACAGTTCCCATTTGATATTAGTGTACACAATCAAACGGCAGGTGCAAAAAACGGACAGATAGTTTTTCAGTATAGTGATGGTAGGGAAGACAAAAAACCTATAATGACTTTAAGTTCATCTACAAAGTATAATGATAATAACTGGCATAATATTATAGTAACGCACAATAATTCATTTAATCCATTACAAAATAGATTTAACTTTTATATAGATGGTACTTTAGTTGGAAATGTAATAACATCACAAAGACGAACATTCTCCAATGAAGCTGATATTACTATAATGTGTGACAATGGGGGATTAAGAAAATTCACAGGAACAAGTGGGTCAGTAGATGAGGTCAGAATTTATAATAGACATTTAACACCTGCGCATGTAGGTTCTTTATCAAACAATCATGTGATAAGTGGGTCGGCATATCAAACACGAGATGTTGGTTATGTATATTATCAAAAAGGATTAATAGTAGTAACAGACCCAAGACCCAAATATCAAAATTGTTTCTTAGGAAATGGTGACTTTGATTATACAGACAAGGGATATGAGTTTACATATAAGTCAACAAAGAAAATAGAAATGCAATCCATATTATGTGAGATTGGGAAAAATGAATATAATGTATCACAAAACAACACTTTAAGAAAAGGTGGTACAGAAGATAATCACGAATTAAAAGCGTTTGTAACAGGGTCAGATTTCAGACCATATATAACATCAGTAGGTTTATACAATGATACGGGTGATTTACTCGCAATAGGTAAATTAGGTTCGCCATTAAAGAAACGACAGGATGTTGATGTAACGATTGATATTCGATTAGATTTTGAATAGTTATGAATAAAAAAGGCAATTGGAGTCACATCCAAAAACAAAAAGGACATAAGTCCGGCCTTGAGACACGAATTGATGAACAACTTCAAGCTCAAGGTATCGATGGTGAATATGAAAAACACGAAGTATCATATACAATACCAGCAACATACCATACTTACAAACCAGATTTTAAATTACCAAATGGAATCTATATAGAATCCAAGGGGTGGTTTTTACCTGAAGATAGAAAAAAACATTTATTAATAAAAGAACAAAATCCAGAGATGGATTTAAGGTTTGTATTACAATCACCAAATGGTAAAATATACAAAGGTTCTAAAACTACTTACGCCGAGTGGTGTGAGAAGAATGGGTTCAAATGGGCAAAGAAGGAAATCCCACAAGAATGGATAGATGAAAAACCTTCACAAAATTTCTTTGCATTCTCGAAATAATTTCGTATATTAAGGTAACTTTATATTAAATGGAAGATAGACTACTGCAATTATTGGAGTCCGTTCTTGGTAAATCCAAGAGAACATCAGGTGATAACTATGCGTTTTACTCACCATTTGTTGACCACTACAAACCTAAGTTAGAGATTAACATTAGGATTACTTCTGATGGTAAGAATCCATGGCATTGTTGGATATCGGATGAAAAGGGTCGTACAATTAAAACCTTATTCAAGAAACTTCGTGTATCCAAATCAACATGGGATGAGTACAATAGTATATTCAGTAGGGTAAATCGATACAATTCAGATTATCAAACTGATACTATCGTAGAGCAAGTAGAATTACCAAAGGAATTTAAACCACTTTATAAGAAGTCAGATTCTTTCAAGTATAAACACGCATTAAATTATTTGTTAAAAAGGGGATTGAGACCCGAAGATATAATTAAATACAATATTGGATATTGTGAAACAGGAGAATATGAAGATAAGATTATTATACCATCGTATGATGACAGAGGCCGGCTAAACTTTTTTGTAGGTAGGTCATTCTATCAAGGCAAATTTAAACATAAGAATCCAAAGGTATCTAAAAACATTATAGGGTTTGACCTTTTAATAAATTGGGATACACCATTGGTATTATGTGAGGGGGCGTTTGACGCAATCGCAATACGAAGAAACGCAATACCATTATTCGGAAAATCAATCCAATCGGAATTAGAAAAGAAAATAGTTGCAAATAAAGTAAAAAAGTTGTATATTTGTTTAGATTCCGATGCTCTATCTAATGCCATAGGTCTTTCAAAGAAGTTTATGTCGTATGGGATAGATACGCATTTGGTTGATATGGGAGAGGAAGACGCATCCGATATGGGTTATGAAAATATAAACCAAAAAATTTATGATACACCATCATTAGACTTAAGAAAGTTAATGGAGTATCAGCTTTTTAATGTATGAGAAAAATAAAATACATCGACATCGGTGTTGAGAAAATTGATAAGATATATCATATTGCCGATGTTCATATTAGAAATCTAAAAAGACATAAAGAGTATCGTGAGGTATTCTCACAATTGTATGGACACATATTATCTACTATGGGTGAAAATGATATCATCTATATTGCAGGTGATATTGTTCACGCAAAAACAGATATGTCACCTGAGGTTGTAGATTTAACTCAAGAATTCTTTTGTAAGTTAGCAGACTTATTACCAACTATTGTAATTCCTGGTAATCACGATGCAAATCTAAACAACACATCAAGACTTGATGCACTCAGTCCAATCATGAAAGCATTAGACCACAAAAACCTTTACTACCTAAGAGATACAGGTGGTTATGGTATTGGTGGTTATACATTTATACATAAATCAATATGGGATACTTCTGAAGGATTCCCACAAGCAAAAGACTATAAAAAGAATAATGGTAGAATTGGTGTATTCCATGGCCCCGTAGATAATATAGAAACGGAACATGGATTTGTGATTCAAAACAAAAATGTTAAGGTATCTCACTTTACTGATTTTGATTTAGTTTTATTAGGTGATATTCATAAACCTAATAATTCAGTAATGGGTAATTCACATATAAAATATCCAGGTTCACTTATAGTTCAAAATCATGGTGAGGCTAAATATCCAAAGCATGGTATTTTAGTTTGGGACATGGAAACTTTACAAAGTAAGTTTATCGAAGTTCACAATGATTATGGTTATGTTACTATTGATATTGAGAATGGTAAGATAGTATCTGATAACTACATTCCAAATAAACCAAGAATAAGAGTAAGGGTAAAAGATACTAAGACATCACAACTAAACAAACTTATAGCAGAAATAAAAAAAGGTAGGGATGTTCAAGAACTAACAGTACAGAAAGTTCTTACTCGAAAAAGAGATGTAGAACACCAATCAATAGTTTTACAAAATGTAAGAGATACAGGATTTCAAAACAAATTAATTTCTGAATATTTAGAAGAGACTGACCATCTTACAAAAGAACAACTTGAAGTAGTTACTCAGATTAATAATGACATAAACGATAAACTCGGTAAACATAATGTTATTAGTAATTCAACTTGGATTCCAAGAAGATTTGAGTTTTCTAATATGTTCTCGTATGGTACTAACAATGTAATTGATTTTACTAACATGAAAGGTGCATATGGGATATTCGCACCAAACGCAAGTGGTAAGTCAACTCTATGGGACGCATTGTCTTTTTGTATGTTTGATAAATGTTCAAGGACAATCAGAGCAGAGGATGTTCTAAACTATTCTAAAATGGGATTTGATTGTAAGTTCCAATTTGAATTAAATAATGTACAATACTTTATAGAACGAAAAGCAAAGAAAAGTCCAAAAAGAGGAACTGTAAAAGTTGATGTGGAGTTTTATCGTATTGTAGATGGTGAAAGACAATCACTTAATGGTGAACAAAGAAGAGAGACCAATGCAATCATTCGTGAGTACATTGGAACATATGAAGACTTTGTTTTAACTGCGATGTCAACACAATCTAATAGTAGTGGGTTCATAGAAAAATCTCAAAAGGAAAGAAAAGAACTATTAGCACAATTTTTGGATATGGATGTATTCGAAGATTTATGGACGATAGCAAGTGAAGAGATTAGAGAGTTGAACACATTACTTAGAGAATATAAGAAAGAAGACTTTCCAAGTCAGTTAATTGAAGCAGAACAATCTCTAACATCAATCACAGGTTCTTTAGATGAGTTACAAGAAAGAAAAGATGAACTCGAATTAAAGTTAGATAACACCAATATGAAAATGGAGTTTGAAATGAGAACTTTAAAACCAGTCGAGGATATCGGTGATATCGAAACCTTAGAATCTAAGTTAGACGAGGTCAAAGTTCTTTTAGACAATCAAAACTCAGAATGTGATTTCAATAAATTACAGATTAATGATATCGAAGCCAAACAAAAAGATATAGAATCTAAATTAAAGAAATTAAATATTAAAGAACTTAAAGGTAAGAATATTAAGTATGAAACTTTAAATATAAAATTTAATGATTTAGAAAAACAATCTCAGACCATTGAGTTAGACTTAAAACATATGAGGTCTCACTTAGATGGTATTGGGCAATTGACCTTTGATGACAATTGTGAACATTGTGTACAGAATAAAAATACACCATTCGCTAAACAAGCAGAACAATTACAAAAAGACATTAAGAGTCAAAATTCAAAATATGAAAAGTTAATTAAAACTAAGATAAAAGTATTAGAAGACCGAAATGACTTTGATGTTAGAAACCAACTACAAGACTATGAATCATTGGTAGATGAACAATTGGATTTGGGTAAAGAGTGGTTAAATGCAACAAAGGTTTATGATGAGTGTATTAAGTTGGTAGATAACTACAAATCCGAAATACAGACTTTATCTAAAACAATTGACAAAGCAAATAAGCAACAACAAGCAGTTGAACACAACAAGTTAGTAAATGAAAGAATTGATTCTTTTAAAAACACACGAGAAACTTTAAAAGACAAAATATCCGAGGTTAACGAAGAAGTAATGTCGATTAACTCTGATATAAAATTAGCAGAAAAGTCTATACAACAAGTTAATGAATCAATAGAAAAACTTCGTGATATGGAAATCAAGTACGATGGATATGAGTTTTATCTTAAGTGTGTTAGACGAGATGGGATTCCGTATCAACTAATATCCGAAGTATTACCAAAATTAGAAATAGAAATAAACAACATACTACAACCAATAGTAGACTTCCAAGTACTACTAAATACAGATGGTAAAAACATCAATTCATATATCGCATATGGTACTGATGAATACTGGCCTCTTGAATTAACAAGTGGTATGGAAAAGTTTATATCTTCTATCGCAATAAGAACTGCGTTAATAAATGTATCTAATTTACCAAGACCAAACTTTATCGCTATTGACGAAGGATTTGGTTCTTTAGATACTGATAACTTTAATTCTCTATATTTATTATTTGATTACCTTAAGACACAATTTGATTTTATTGTAACAATAAGTCATATTGACAAAACGAGAGACATGGTAGACCAAATAATAGATATCAGTAAAGTTCGTGGGTTCTCAAAAGTTTCATATTTATAGTTATATATGGAGAGTATAAATGGCAATACCATTCAGAAGAAGAGGTAAGAAAAATCTAAACAAACAATTCGCACCAAGAACAAGTGCGAGTTTGAGAGATGCAAGGTCTGGACCGACCCCACGATTTTCACCTGCGAAACCACCTGTTGTAGAGGATACCAATCCAACCTCAACATTTTTTAATGTAACGGAAGTGCCCGAATTCTTTGGGTCAGGTAAAAACACAATACGACTAACAGGTTCCAACTCACTTAAAAGAAACTCTGAAATACAAATAGAGGTTCTTGATTCAAAAGGAAATCCAATCTATTTTGAGATAATGAATGGAAAGGAACGAGATGGAAGTAAGATAGTTAGTATTTGGGTTTATACAGATAGAACAGACCCATCAGAAAATACCGCATCTGGAACTGCAAAAGTAACAATTGTAGGTACGGCTAGAAATGGAAACGCAGTAAGATGGAATAGAGATATTCCTGTAAGAGTAAATCAAGGGTCTTCTTCCGATATTATTTTTGATGAAAAGATTTTACCACTCGCATCAATATCTGCAAGTTTACAACCATTTAGTACATTTGAATTAAATCAAGAAACTGAAGATGAATTGGGTCAGGGTAGAAACGCAACCCTAACATTAACAACAGATACACATAGTGTCAAGTATCAAAGGTCAACTTTTGGTGATGATGTAATTCTAACCAAAACGGCTGGTACTGGATTTAATAGTATGATGATTGGTGGTGAAGTAAGATTAGATTTATCATCACAAACTATTTTCCCAAGACAAAAAGGTGTTGCACAACCAACAAACTTTACATCATCTATCTTAAGTGTATCAAGTAGTAACATATTACAAATAAAAGACCCTATAACGGGTAGTCAAGACCACCAGTACAGATTTAGTGATGCAGCAACAATTCCTGCTCACATTGAATATTTTTCATCGGCATCGGTAGGAACATCACAAAACCTACAAACAGTATCTACATTTACAATCACAAGTGCCGACCCAGTTGCAGGTAAAATTGAATTACTAAGAACCTCTGTTAAATCACAAGGACTTGGTACTGATTTTGAAACAATTGCAACAACACGATATATAGAACCAACTGATGGTTCAGACTTCATATTTACAATACCAATACCATCTCAACATATTGGTGACCCCAAGACTATTAGAATAGAATTCTTAAATAGTAAAAACGAACCATCGGAAACCTTCATTATAATAGAAGATGTGGTATTTCCAGGTTCTACTACTTTCATTGGTGGTAAGGGTTCTTTAATAACAGGTTCTATTTTTATATCAAACGCATTAGGTAGTGGTATTGAAATCGGTGGAGCAAGTAGTGGATTCTTAAGGTCTGTTGGATATAAAGGATTTACATCCGCATCCGAAGGAAAAGGGCCAGGTGGATTTTTAATATATTCTGGTAGTGGTAACTTGGTAGTTGGTAGTGACTTAATGGAAGGTGTCGGATTTGAGTTCGTATCTGAGAATGATAAGAGTCACCTTATATTCACAACATCAGGTAGTGGTTTATTAGATGTAAAAGCAGAGAAGTTTTTTATAGGTACGCCGGGTAGTCAATTTATGAGTGGTTCGGATGGTAAGATTGAAATTAGTTCATCTGACTTTCACTTAGACCCAAACACAGGTCAATTGATAATTGGTACAAACGCAACAATAAAATCATCACTTACAGTAAATCAAATTAGGACTCCTGCCGTAGTTAATGGTTCTCCTTCAACTAAAGCAAACGCATCATCGTCAATTGACCAAGATGGTTTTGCAAGATTCGCATCTGCATCTATTGCAGGATTTGAGGTTGTTTCAGATGAGATTAGGTCATCAGACAATTCATTAAGATTAAAAGCTCAAGGTGATATAACCGCATCAAAAGTATTAATAGAAGGTGGTACGATTACAGATGGTGTAACTATCTTAGGGGCAGTTACTGCAAACAACATTCGTACTCCTGCACAAATTAGTGGAAACCCTTCTACAAGACAAAACGCCTCGTCATCTATTGACGCCGATGGATTTGCTATATTCCAATCAGCATCTATTGGTGGATGGGACATTACAACATCATCCATTGAGGGTGGTAATCTTATAATGAAACCAGAGGGTATTTTACAGACAAAAGATTTCGCAAGTAATTTTAAAGGATGGAAAATATCTTCAGAAGGTAATGGAACTGCAGAGTTTGAAAATGTAAGAATTAGAGGTACTCTAAGAACAACTACATTTGAGAAAGAATCTGTAAACGCAGTTGGTGGTCAACTATGGGTTACTAACGCAACAACATTAACAGGGTCAAACATTACTGCAAATGACACAACAATGTCAGTTAAGAATGCAAGTGGGTTTACTGTTGGTGAAATTCTATTAGCTAAAAAAGTAGATAGTACAGGATTCCAAACAGAATATATTTTAGTAAACTCGGCATCACTTGATGG